GCGGTTGATCCGGCCCGGCCTGCCGGTTCCGCATGGACCTGCACATCATCCGGCCAGGTGAACCCCGCAGCCTGAACGGCGCTTCTGATGCGCCTGACGTACTTCCTAGCACTAAGGGCAGGGAGGCCTGTGAAACTCCCGCTCCCGCTGCCCACTTTCGCGGTGATGGTGACAGGAACCGCGTCGATCCCCGCGAGGGTGAAACTCTGGGTGGTGCTGTTCATCGTGGTTCTCCGGTGCGGAACATCAACAAGCCCTCTTCTTGCATGGACTTCCACCGTCCCCGAGCGAGGATCAAGTGGTCGAGCAAGGCGATGCCAAGAATCTTGCAGGCCGCGTCGAGCTTCTGGGTCACCTCAAGGTCAGCCCCAGACGGGCTGGGATCACCGCTGGGGTGGTTGTGGCCGATGATCAGGGCACTCACGGGCCGGTCCCGGGTGAGCGCCCAGCGCAGGACCTGGCGCGGGTCCACGATGGTGTGAACATCGTTTCCCCGGGTCAGGACTTCGCAGTCCACGACGGCATACCGCCGGGTCAGTGCCAGGACCGCCAGGCACTCTTGCTCCTCCCAGCCGATCAGGGGGGCGAACCGGGCCTGGGCTACTTCAGCATTGGCCACGGGTACGGGAAGATCCTCCCCCTCGGCAGCCATGAGGATCTTAGCTGCCAACGCCGGGTCGGTAGCGGCCTTCACCAGCAGCCGCTTCAGCTCCAGTTTCGAGGCCATCACATCACCACCTGGTAAGACGCCACGCGGTCATCATCGTCCATGCTCTGCTCCAGCAGCTCCTCCGCACCCTCCTCACACTCCCCCCAGGCCGTGATCGTCCGCCCCACGGTGCTGGTGTAGATGCCCATCAGCCCCATCCCCTCAGCCGCCTCATGGGCGACCCACTCGGTGGCCACCTCGTCGGTGAACTCGACCCGGTACATCTGGCGCATGTTGGTGTTCTCCACGTTGACGCTGTTGGTGCTGGTCATGGCTACTCCATCCCGGCCGGCACGAGGCAGGACACATACTCGTTCCCATAGCAGGTGGGGCAGTCTGGGTCGTAGGGCTTCTCGGCAGCGTCCCCGCAGTCGGGGCACGCGGCGCTGCGGACGGTGAGGCCTGACTGCTGAGCGGCGAACAGGCCACGCTCAACGCACTGGATGGTGACCGGATGGTCGGCTGGGAAGGGGTGGCCAACGGAGCCCAGCGGCAACTCGTACTCGCCGTCCTCCCCTTCACGGAGGGAAGCGGCACAGTGCGCGCAGCACGGCCCCTGCTCGATCTCAGTCCCCTCCAGGTAGTAGTACGGCATCCACCCAGACGCGATCAGGTTGTCGGCGTGCTCGGTGGCGCCGCAGATCGAACAAGGCACGGAGTCGTCCTCTTCTCCCTCTTCCCCGCCGTCCTCGACCTCCTCTGCCTCCAGCAGGGCTCGGGTGTGTCGAACGAGAGCGACCCACGCCCGGCGGTGGTCGTGGCAGGGCCAGGCGCCTTCCCAGTCGGCGAGGATGTCCTCGGCCGTCGCACCTGGGTGCCGCTGACGCCAGGCGCGCATCTCAGGGGAGGCCAAGTAGGCGTCAGCCTCGGTCTCTGCCCACTGGTCGATGTCCGGGATGGCCTTGTAGATCCCCTCCAGTTTGGTGGGGTGGTCTCCCACGTCCATAAACTGGACGCCCTCGACCTGGCCGAGCGCCAGGGCGATCTCCTCATCGCCAGGCCACACATTCGGGGGCAGGTTGTCGATGTTGATGTTCTCGTCGTCGCAGGTCAACGACCAGCGATTGTCCCCAAGGGGGGAGAGGGTCCAGGTGCCGATGCTGGTGGTGATGATGGCCATGCTAGACCTCGACGCCGTGTGCATGAGCGAACTCGCGCCCCGCGATGGTGAAGATGAGCCAGAACGTCCCGTCGTCTTCCCGGAAGGTGGTGATCAACCCCGCCTTTTTCATGTTGACGAGGTAGCCCTTGTCTTCCGGGTCACCGCCGACGTTTCCGCCGATGAGCGGGGTGCCGCTCCAGTTGCCCGCGTCCCGGGCATAGTCGAGGAAGCGGGAGATGACTTCGGGGGTGAGGTGAGGGGTCGGCATCTGCTCTCCTGGTGAGGGTCGGAGCCGGAGCGGCTCGGACAGTCACCAGCGTATGATGAAGTGCTGCGCGTTGTCAAGCACTCCGTCATACATTTCGTGTAAAGAGAGCTTCCCCCTTGGTTTTCAGCCCGTCCCCCGATTCCCTAACCGGCCTCTACCCCGGCGCACTCGTCCAGGTTGGCCATGGCCGCCACCGGCTCGACCTCGCCCGGCTCAACCCCGTCCGGATCGACTTCGCAGTCGATCTCGACATCATCAGGAGCCGTCGGGCTGTCGTCCTCTCGCGTTCGGAAGAGCCGGGGGGAGTAGACATCGCGGTCTGCCCGCGGGGGCTGGGACGGGATCGCCTTGGCCCAGGCCAGGAACGCCGTCGTCCTGGCCGGCGACTCTGTTGCCTCCTGGATCTCGGTGCCCCTCGTGGCCTGGAGGAACGACCGGTATTGGTGGCCCACCTCGTGCGCCGCTGCCGCTCGCACGAGGCGAGCAACCCGGTCCACGTCCCCCTCAGCGTGGCAGCCGAGGATCATGGCTCGAAGCTGCGGGGGGGTAGGGATGCGCCGGCTGCTCTCCCAGTGGGTGAGCGCCGATGGGACCAGTCCCGCCACGTCCTGGACATCCGGGGCCTTCTGAGCCCAGGACAGGAACACGTCGCGGGACACGTCCCCTCTGAGCTGCCGAAGTAGTTGGCCGAAGAGCATGGTGGTGTCCTCAGCCGTTGGGGACCGTGACCACGCCATGCCCACTGCAGACGGGGCAGGTCTCCACCTGCCCCTCCACCCCTCCACAGACCGGGCAGGTGACGAGGATGTGGATGACCACCTTCTCCCGGATGACCACATGCGGGATCTCGACCTCGCGGACCAGCTGGACGGGCGGGGCCTTGTGCTGTGCCAGAAGCCGGTCGATCACGCGGCGCACCCAGGCAGGCGTGAAACGCAAGCCCAGCACCACGTCAGGGCATGGTGCCGTGTGCTCCTGGCGCGTCCGCTGGCACCACGGGCACACCTCCTCCGGGTCTCCCTCCAGAAGGAAGTCCGGGAACAGGTCGATGTCCTCGATGCCGTCGATGTCGTCGGCGTCGGTGGAGTCCTCGGCCTCCTCACTCTTGCCGTCGGCCTCCTCGCTCTTGCCGCTGGTCGAAAGCGGAAGCTCACTGTCAGGAGCGGGAGAGGGAGCAGCAGGGGTGGGAGCAGCAGGAGCGGTCGAAGCGGGGGCAAAGATGTTTGCCAGTGCCTGGCTTTCCGGGGTCATCATGGACACCTCCAGCCCTCTCTTACCACGCATCAGGAGCGGGTGCAAGACTGTAGTGTCACTCCCACACGAACTGGGCTGCACCATCAGCATCTTGCCGGCCGGGCTTCAGGATCTTCGCCCTCACGACATCCACGAAAGACAGCCTCACGATCCCGGTCGACGGGAAGGTGACCCGTGCAGTCTCCGCGCCAGACAGCCTCACGATCCCGGTTGTGGGAGTCGGGAAGGTGCGCGTCATAGCCAGACCGACATCTCGCACCGTGATGCGTCCATCGGCTTCACGCCACAGCGGGTCTCCCGCTGAGGCCATGTAGACTTCGCGCAGCGCGATTCGCAGCGGGTCGCTCACAGCTCTTGACATCAGGCCTGGTGGGATGGGCTCGTACACCTGGAACCCCTCCCTGACGGCGTTGGTCGCCGCCTGGGAGAAGGCGTACTCGCCTTCCTCATCCTGAGCCGTCACGTTGAGCACGGGGGCCAGAGTCCCATCCGGGCCCACCCGGCTCAAGGACAGCTCCTTGGGCTCCGGCCCCTTCTTCTTTTTCCCCTTCCCACGCTTCACCGCCCGCCCCAGGATGTAGGAGCCGATCAGCACCTTGGATGGTCCATCGGTGGGCAGTGGCAGGGAGAGGGAGTCAATCCCCTGGGCGACGTTCGACAACCCCAGCACCAGGGCCCGGCTCTCTCCCGCTGGGGGAGGGGGGAGAACCACAGCGCGCGGGATTGCGGGCCACCCGCTCATGGTGGTGGGCAAGCTGACCGGCTCGGGGGCTGGGGCATCAGGTGAGGACTGGCTGGGCTCCACTCCCTCGTCAAGGTGTGATGCCTTGTAGGTCCACATCCCCAGCACGTAGTCGTCGCGGTTGCGGGCGTAACAGGCAGGGCCCACCAGGCTGGACAAGAAGGCCTGGCGATCTATTTCCCCTTCCCAGTCAGGCACCTTCCAGGTGATATGCACGTCGCCGGCCAAGTCTTTGACCAGCAGGATGGCAAACAGGCCAGAATCCGGCGTGGCTGCCAGCGCCCTCTGGGCTGCTCGCATGATCTGGCTCGGGGTGAGCTTGAGACGCCCACCCGTGCGTGCTTGCGCCGCCGCCAGCCACTTGGCCACGGCATCAGTGGACAGCACCGCCGGGGCCTGGCTCATGGCCTGCATGATCACCGTCCCCTTCATCTTGACCTGCGCAGTCTCATCAATCTCCCTGACGTTCCCAGGAGCGTCACTTCGGAGAGCTGCCCCTACCTCTTGCTCCGGGATCTTCAGGACGATGTTGAGATTTTCCTCGTCCTCCTGCTCGATCTTGGCATCTGCCATGTCCACGAATCCCGTGCCGACGTGACCGACCCGTTGCGCATCAGCATCCCACTCCACCGGGTAGAACCTGGTGAACAGCTTTGCCGCCGGGGCCATGTAGAAGCCCGGCCCGAGGTCGTACTCAGCGCGTACTGCCCTTGGCACAGCCTGCCCATCATCTACCGCCTGGGCTACCTGCTTGCGGTGGTCACACAAGGCTGCCAGAGCGAGAGCACGCTCGTACCGGCTTGTGGCCATGCCCTGATCTGCACTGTCGTCGTTTCTCATCCGGGCCAGGACCACCGCTGCCATGTCCCGAATCGCGGCAGGGACCTCATCGAGCCCTTCGTCCCCATCCTTCGGGCTGCTCCCGATCACCATCTGGGAAACCCCCTGCAGGAAGTCCGCCCTGGTGTAGCACCAAGGGGGCAGCCGCAGCGTGTACGTCGTGACCATTTCGGTCGGGAACAAGCTGGCCAGGTGGCCACCACCCAAGCCGGTTCCAGGATCTGGCGCGCTGCGTCGACGCAGGACATCCACCAGCCGGGGCATGACCAGCTTGCCTGTCAGATCGCCCACCAGCCGCTCATAGCCCTTGCGGTATGACTGGATGGCCATCATGTAGAAGCCGGTGAACCACGGCGCGGTCACGACGTAGCGCAGAGCCGAGAGCAAGATCATGCTCTCCAGCTTGGCACTGTCGTCGTCAGGCTCTCTCTCTGTTGAGGCATAGGGGCCTGGCCCGCCAGCTACCCCCAGGTGCTCATAGAGCCCGTCGCGGACGCCCTCACCCCTGGCACCATCACCCACCACGGGGAACAGCTTGGTCACACCGTTCAAGAACGTGGACAGCTCGTATGGAACAGGTTGGTCCCCCTCGAAGTCGCCCTCGCCGTCGAGCCAGTCCTGGTACGTCCGCTGCTCCTCTCCCGTCATGTCGTACATGGCCCCGATGCCCACTGGCAAGCGTGCCACCTCGTCTGGGTACAAGTCACTGGTCACGGAGGAAACCCAGGCGCTCAGCGCCTCATCGACCGAGACTCGGAAGCCCTTGGTTCGGATAAGATCCTCAGCCAAGAAGCTGCCATCCAAGATGTCATGGACTTCCCACAGCAGCTTGTCGAGCTTCCTCAGCTCTACCCGGATGTGCATGTCGTAGGCTGACTGCACGGGAAGCCGGCTGCCCCCACGAAGCCCAGAGGCCAGCCGCTCACGGTACCGCTCCTTCTTGTCGTCCTCACCGAGCACGATGTCACATGCTGCACCGCTCTCGTCGTTCCACACCGTCACCGTCGGGTGCTCGCTTCCCTGCCAAGGGGTACTCTCGACCTGGCTGGGGTAGGGGAACCGTGGAGGCTGGACCGGCTTCCGAGCCGGCTTCTGAGTCGGCTTGACCGAGACTGGTGGAGCTTGGGGCTCCGGGGGCTCCAAGGGCACCGGGGGTTCCGAAGGCTTCTCGCGCACCACGGACATCGTAGCGGCGATCTCCATCGCGTGCGTCAGCATGGGGCTGCCATCGGTGTAGACAACCGCGGGGAAGACCGTCTTGGCGTGTCCGATGTAGATGGCCATCTCTGACCCACCCGCTCCGATCTGCTCCATGATCGAAGCCGGCGTGATGGTCATGTCGGGCTCCAGCAGCACCGCGGGGTTCCCCACGAACCGCAGCACACCCTGAGACGGCCACAGGCCGCCAGCCAGGGCGCCGTCACCCCAGGACAGGGCGAACCCGTTGCAGCCCTCCGGGGGCTTGCCCATCCGGCCCCACAGGCGAGCCAGCGGAAGGTCGACACCACTGTCCAGGGCGATCTGCTGAAGGTGCGCTTGCACCTCGGCACGGTGCTTCTGGATGTAGCCAGCCAGCGCCTTCCCGGGGATCTTGCCCACGGTCTCCTGCTCATTGAGCCAGTCCAGGAAGGCGTCCAGCTCCACCTCCACCTTCCCGGACGCCCTCGGGCCCTTGTCGTCCGCCATGGCCATAGCGGCAAGCTCAACGGCTTCCGTGCCGCTCTGCACCGTGAGCATGTCAGTACCGGCAGCTCGGCGCACCAGCACGTCCATTCCACCAGCCTGGTTCGCCATCACAGCCACAGCAGGCACGGCCTCGCCCGTGGCATGACGCCATTCGGCCCAGCGTGGTTCCTCGACAGGCGCCCCAGCAGTCCGGCAGAACATCAACACCCACCCCTCCCCAGTCGCAGCCCCGGCGAGCTTGGCGAAGTCTGCAACAGCATCCCGTTGCCTCTCACCACGAAGGAACGGGGCGATGTAGTCGGTGAACAGGGGGCTGGTGCTTGTCTCGTCGTTGGGGCCAACGCGCTCAGCGTTTCGCGTGATCGTGAGACAGTCGATGGCGCGCGTGCAGGCCACGTAGAGCACCCGCCGATCCTCCTCGTACTGCTCGGTCCCCTCCACAACCCGAGCGTTCGGGAACTGCTTGTAGGACACGCTCACGTAGACGTGGGACCACTCCAGCCCCTTGGCCCGGTGGACGGTGCTCAACATCACGCGCTGTGCCAGATCCTTCCGCCGCTCCTGCAGACGCTCCCATCCCCGCTCGGGGAGGGTACCGCGCTCGACGTGGATGTCGTACAGACCCACGATCTTCCTCCGGGCTTGTGCATCCCAACCCCCGTAGATCCGCTCCCAGTCCGGCTCCACCCGCTTCTTCCCCCACTTCATGGCCTCTTTGGTGAGGAACGTGGCGTAGAACTCGCCAAACTCCTTCCGCCCCAGACGGAACCCGGGCGAGGTGAAGTCCTCCAGGTCGATAGCATCCACTTCGATGGTGCTCTGCCCGTTGTTGGTCATCTGGGACAGAAACTCGGTCAGGCTTGCCAGGGAGTCGAACTGCTCGGCGATCCCCTCGAACGCGGTCATGGCGTCCGTGCCCCCCTCCTCCTCTGCCGCCGCCATGGCCGTGGCAACGAGAGCTTGTCCATCGTCTCCTGCTACAACCCCGGCGCGCAGCTCGCGCGTACCTGCCCCTTCTACCTCCTCCTCCCCACGGGTCACCACCCGGATGGTCTGCTCCTCTCCCGCTTCCTTGGGGGCCATGCTGCGGACGTGCTTGGCGATGAACGCCACCTTGTCCTTCCAGGCGAGCGTGACAGATTCGGACAGCACCGCCGCGATGTCGCCGAGATCGGTGTAGTCGTCACCCCACAGGTGTTTCCACCAGCTCTCCCGGTCCTCATACGGGCCCCTGACGATCCAGCCCAGGTAGCTGCCCACGTCCAAGTCCCCTCGGGCCCAGCGGTCAGCCATGTTGTAGCCCGAGCGCGACTTGGCAGTGGGCCGCGCGATGTTGTAGGGCGACACCTTGCTCTTGCCCATGTAGCGCAGGATCTTCAGCAGCACCTCCTGGTGCTCATCCCGCTCCTTCCACTTGACCGTGCCCACGATCACATCGGCCATGTGCAAGTAGGCCAAGGCGGCGCCCACGGCGTCATGGTCGAACAGCCCCCGGCCCCGCAGGTTGCGGAGCACGGGGATCTGGTGCATGAGCAGGGCAACCTCGTAGGCAGCACCACCCATGTTGGTCCGGCACAGAACCGCCAGGTCGGTGGGCTTGGTCCCCTTGCTGAGCTTCTCCTTGATGCTCTTGGCCACCCACAAGGCCTCATCAAACGTGGTCTCGAACCTGGTGGGCACCACGATTGAGCCAGACGGGACCACCCCGCCGCCGCCGTAGACGTTCAACCCCGTGTCGGGGTCCACCCTCCGCGCCGTGATCGCGTCGGTGCCCAAGGCCCAGTCAGCCTTCTCCCCCCGGTCGTAGCAGATGGCGTTGCCGAGCTGGACCACCTTGTCCACCGACCTGTAGTTGGTGGGGATCTCCAGTGTGACCGCCCCCAGCACCTTGTCGGCGTTCATGGTCACGTCCGGGGCGGCCCCGGCGAACCCGAAGATGGCCTGCCGCACGTCGCCCACGAACACGAGCATCCCACCCGCGTTCACGGCCAGCTTCCGCATCACGTCCAGCAGCAGCCAGGAGTTGTCCTGGCACTCGTCTACGACCACGATGCGAGCCTTGTCCCTGCCGTCCTTCCAGTAGTTCCACAGCATGTCGAGGTAGTCCCGATTCCCGGTCCCCAGCTTGCTCCTCTCATAAACGCCCCATGCCTCAGCGATCTTGTCGTACCCAGCCAGCTGCAGCGCAGCCAGCGTCTTCTTGGCCTCAGGGCTACCGAGCCCAAAGCCACGGAAGCGAATCAAGTCCACCGCCTTGATGTAATCGGGGATGCTGATCTCCCCCCTGTCCGCGCTGAGTCCAAGCTGGCCAGGCACGCCGGGCACTTCGTAGTCCGCCCAGTATTTCGACCCGTCAGCCCGCGTGTACTCCTTGCGCTTGGGCTCACCCAGGATCAAGTTCCACAGGTGAGTCTTCCCCTCATACTCCATCGTGTCCAGGATCTTCGCCTTCTTCCACCCAGCATCAACCGTCTTGAGGTACTGGAGCCCGAGGGAGTGGAAGGTCCCCATGTGCCGGATGCGCGCGGCAATCTCACGGGAGACCACCTTCCCCATGCGAGAGCGCATGTTGCTGCCCCCGGCATTGGTGAAGGTCACCATGACCACATCTTCCGGCCGGATCTTCCCCTCGTTGAGCAGCGTGGCCACGGCATCCACGATGGTGGTCGTCTTGCCCGACCCAGCGCAGGCCAGAACACGCGCGGCCTGGAACGAGCCCGTCCCAGCAGAGGCAGCCATCCACTTCACCACGGCGTGCTGATAGGGGTTGCCACACACGCGCTTGTGGAGCTTCTCATACTCGATCTGCCAGTTTTCCATGATGCTGCTCCTGGGCTCTCACCGAAGTCTGCCTATGGCTCGTCATTCTACCCTGTTTCGCCCTGACGAGCCTCAACCACGTACCACCATTTCGTCTCGACGCAAAAGGTCCAGATGTTTCGATCCCCCCCTTGCGGGCCATCGCACACTTGTATAGATTCCAGTGTGACACCAGCAGGGTGTCACAATGGTCTCAAGAACCTCACGCACGCGCACACAGGCCCCGCCGAATGAGCACCCATTCGGCGGGTAACCTGTCTCAGGGGCTCTCAGTCAAACACGCCCCCCTCGTCCTGGCCGTAGATGTCATCCTGCTCGAACGGGTTGATCACCACGTCGCTGGTATCCAGCTTGATGATCCTGACCGGCTCGTCGCCATCATCATCGTCATCATCGACCTCACCCATGCCTTCTTCCTGGAAGATGGCGTCACGGTCATCAGCAGCGACGGGCTCTTCGCTGGACTCCTCGTTGGACTTGTCCGACGACTCAGCCTCGTCGCCGCTCTTCTTCCCCTTCCGGGTGCGCTTCACGGGCTGCGGGCCAACCTGTGCGATGAGCCAGCCGCCCGGCTTCTTCCCCGCCGGCATGTTGGTGGAGGTGAGGATGATCTGGACGTACTCGGGAGCGTGCGCCCAAGCGCGCATGATCTCGGCCAACGTGTCACCTGTGATGTCACGGTCGGACGGGAGGACCACCAGGCTGTACTCGGGGGTCTTGGGGAGGTAGTCGAGCAGCGCCATGGCCATGGCGGTGAGCACCAGCGCCTCCTCGGACCCGGAGAGGCCCCGCTGGACCTTGCCCTTGCGCCGCAGGCCGGGGCGGAACACGGACTTGACCTTGCCCCCTGGCTCCGTCGGCGTGTCCTCCAGCTTGACCACCAGGTCCCAGCTGGAGGGGAGGTAGCGGCGGACCTTGACCAGGTAGTCGTCCATGATGACCCCGAGGATCTTCCGCACGGCACCCTGGAGGGCGACGGTGTACCGGGACCACCACTCAGCCAGCTCAGTCTTCTCCGTGACCAGCTTGCTCTTGGTCTGGCAGTCGTTCCACAGCCTGGCCGCCTCGATCAGCTCCGTCTGTGCCTTGCGCGCACCATCCAGCATGGCCACAGCATCTTCCAGCGTGGTCTGCTTGTCCTCGGGCATGTCGATCACATCCCCTGGGGGGGCTTCGACCCGGGACGCCTTCAGCGCCGCGATGTCAGCCTCCTTCTGCCTCACCCGGCCGGCGTACTCTGCCAGCTTGTTGTCAGCCGCACGCCGAGCTTCCCAGGAAGCCCTCTTCTTGGCCTCCCACTCCTGGGTGATGCGCTGGCACTCCGCCTGCCACGCCTGCCGAGCGGACACGATGCTGTTGTCCTCCTGCCGCAGCCGGTTCAGCAGGTTGCTGGCTCGGGTGACCCAGGCGACCAGCCCCTCGCGGGTTACCGACCCGCCGCACGTCGGGCACTGGTTCACCGTCTCTCGGCCCAGCACGGCGTTGCCGGAGGCCACGGCCTTCTGGATCAGGTCTTCCCGAGCGGCCCGAGCCGCGTCGAGGCCTGGCGGTTCGCTGGGGAGGGAGCCCGACGGGACATCTCCGGTCAGCAGCGGGAAGCGACTCTCGATCTGCCCCTCCGCTGTCGCCAGCACGCGATGCATGTTCTCCAGCTCAGCGGTCGCGTTCTCGATCTGCTTCTCCAGCCCACCCTGGCCAGCCGAAACCCGTGCCAGCGTGGCGGCGTAGGTCTGCTCCAGCATCGTCACCACGGCCTGGGCCGTGTGGATCTGACCCTCGTTGACCTCTCCCCGCAGCCCACGGCGCAGTTGCTCCAGCTCCAGGGTGTCCCGCTCCAGGTCAGCCTTCATGCTGGCCGCGCTCCTCTCTGCCCTGGTCAGGCGAGCCTGAAGCTCACGCATGGTCGTCACGGGGCGGCCACCATCCCGGGAGGGCGCCTGGAACTCCATGGCCAGCACCGGGGGCTCCTCAGCCCCTCCCGCCACCACCGGCTTGTTCTTCAGGTAGATGCTCAGGTCACCTTGGGCGAGGATGTCCGCGATGAAGGCGTGGACGGTATCGGGCCCCTTCCGCATCTGCTCCACCAGGTGCTGGGTGGGCAGCACCCACGGCCCAGCATCCCGCATGGCCGAGGTGGGTTTCCAGGACTTGCCCTTCCCCCGGCCACCTGTGCTGTACTCGGCCTCGGTGCCGTCCGACATGCGACCGGACACCAGCAGGCCCTCGTCCTCGGGGGCGTAGTCGATGATCGTCTCGGGCAGCGCCACGGAGTCACGCCAGAGCACGCCCCACAGCTTCCCGGTGGCCAACAGCATGGCCGACAGCGGGATGCGGCTCTTGCCACCCCCGTTGGGCCCCACCACCAGCACCCGCGGGGCCAGGTCCAGCTTTTCCTCTCGACCAGCCTCGGCATCGAGGCACATGGTCGTGTTGAGTGACATCAGGTACATCTTCTTCTTCCTCCTCACGTCTCAGGGTTGTCGGGCTTGCGCGTCACGAGCAAGTGCCCGTTCTTCGAGTCTTCCAGATTCTCCACGAGCACACCTTTGATGACCTCGACTTTCTCCACGTCAGCCCACCACGCCAGCACCACCATCCTCTGCTTCTTGGTCGGGCGCATCATGGAGGCCAACGCGAGCGTCACGATCCGCGCCGTCCACGACCCGATCCGGCGGCTATCCTCCTCCTCGGGCTTCCCGTCCAGCGGGACCACCACAGACTGGTAGCTCCGCACAACATCAGCACACCAGCGGTCGACCTTGTCAGGGTCACGGGCAGCCCCAGGGGTCATGTGGAACAAGAAGTCGTCCCTTCCCGCGGCGACACGGATCACGGTGTCTGGCGCTCCTCGCAGCACCGCCGCACCATGCAAGTATTCCAGCAGCAGGTCAGCAGTACCATCCACCAGCTGGTCATCCCAAGCCTTCGGATGGGCCATGAACACGCGCAGCTCATCCACGCCGCCCAGCCTGGGGCTCGTTGGGGGCTTGACTCCAGCTTTCCCTGTCGGCTTCATGCTGCCTCCTTCCAGTCCCGCCCCACCTTCGGGGTTGCTGGGAACCTCATGCCATTCCATTCGGTTTCCATGCTCTGCGTCATGTGCTGCTTGACCTCTTCCGCGGCTGACTTCGGGCACTCCACCACGATGGCGTCATGGCACTGGTTGACGATCCCGGTGCTCTTCCCGTACTGCCCTGGCCGGATGCGGGCCCGAAGCGCCTTGAGCCCGCGTGCCATGATGATCCCGGCACCCCCCTGGATGGGCATGTTGTAGACCTTGTTGGGGTCATCGATCACCGGGAAATCACGGATGCGCCCCATGACTGGCTCGGCGATATAGCCGTTCTGGGTGGCGAAAGCCACCAAGGCACCCCAGTACGGCTGAATCTCCGGGACTCCCTCCAGCCATGTGGCGTGAGCAGCCTCGACCTCCTCGAACGGGAGGTTGGGGAAGACCAGCCTGCCCTTGTCATCCTCAGCCGCTGACAGGTTCTCCCAGGCGGTCTTGGGCGAGCCCCCGTAGATCACCAGGTACACGAAGCTCTTGGCAAACTTCCGCAGGCTCTTGTAGAGCTTGTAGCTCCGCTTCAAGTCCTTCAGGACATGCTCATCCACAACCAGGTCCGTCGAGGACAAGGGGGTTCCACGCTCATCCTGCCTAGTCTCAAGCCTGGCCTCCAGCCGTGCGATTTGCTGCTCGGGCCACTCCTCCACCTTCACCGGGACTCCCGTCCGGTTGAACGCGACCTGCTGTGCTGGGGTCAAACAGGCAAGAAGGGCTTGACGGAAGATGTCGCCATAGACGATCAGCGCCGTCATGCCATGGGGGTCACCCCCAAGCTCGAACACGCGCCAGTACGACTTGATCCCCGCTGCTGCGACCATGAGGCGCAGCTCGATCTGGTCGAAGTCCGCCCCGACGTAGACATGCTCATCGGCATAGCCGTACTCGGCAACGAGGATCACCTTGTCGTCGCCGTTCCAGTTTTGCCCGTTGGGGTCGCTGGAGCTGATGCGCCCGGTGCTAGGGGTGTGGCTATTATAGTGCGGTCTCAACCGGCCATCTGGCCAGGTCCGCCCACCGATCTTGGTCTTCCCATCCGAAGCCAGGCGAAGGTCAGTACAGAGCCGTGCAGGCCCCAGGTAGGTCCCGCTCCGCTTGTCCAGCCCCCGGCTCTCCCGGATCAGCTCAAACACCCGCTTCTGGTCTGGGTCGCAGCTGGGGTCGGCCATGAACTTGCGGATCGCGTTGTCGTCCACCGCCGGCTCCATGGTTTCGGTCACCACCAGAACCGGCAGCTTCCACTCGTCGTACACCAGATCGAGGAGCTGGTTGCGCGAGCGTGGGTTGAACGCAGGTCGCCTCAGGATCTTCTGCATCTCAGTGATGCACTCGGCATACCTGGTGGAGCACTCCTTCTCCATCTCTGCCCGCTTCTTCTGGTCCACGAAGAACCCCAGGGCGTGCATCTCGCGGCAGACTTTCTGCGTGCTGTGGTCGAGCTGGACCACCTCGACCTGCCCCCGGTCACGGACGCGCTGGAGCAGCGGTGGGAACACCCTGGCGTTCACCGTGGAGTCCGTGTTGCCATAAGTGGCCAGCTCCATGTCAGACCGGGGCTTGACCGCGATCTGCCGGTCTGAGCCGCTGGCGTTCTTCCAGTCCTTCACGTTCGTGTAGAGCGTGCCCAGCGTGTAGAACTTCCGGTTGAGCCCCGTGTGAGCCGCCCGGAAGTGCAGCACCGTGTCCTGGTAGGCCACGATGTCATCCTCGGACATCCCCAAGGCGTCCGCGAGCACCGGGATGTCGAAGTAGCCGAAGTTGTGGCCGACCTTCCCCCTACCTGCGTCCCGCAGGAATCGCCGCAGGAGGGCCACGATGGCGTTGCCATCCTCCTGGTTGTAGTAGCTCGACCGGCCATGGCCATCCCGCAGGGGCACGAAGGTCACATCGCCCCGCACGGAGAGGAACGGGATCACAACCCCGCCATCTTGATGGGCAATCTGGATGGTGCGGAGCTTGGGCTTCACACCCCGGTCGGGCATCGTGGTTTCGGTGTCCACCCCGAACCACCTGGGGGATTCTGGCCCGTAGAGGAAAGCCTCCAGCTGGGCTGGGCTGGGCTTGTAGTGGTAGAGCTTCGGGGGCACCCACTCCAGGTCCCCCCGGACCCAGCCGAAGAACCTCTCGAAATCCCGGTGGACAGCCCAGTCCCAGTTGCCCTCTCGCATGACGAAGGCTGGGTGGTAGGTGGGTGTCACCTGCAGACGGGCAGCCCCTCGTGGGGGAGTCCATCCTTCCACGTCGGGCGTCTGGAGGATCGCGGCTCCGATGTGCCAAAGCTCGATGAAGGACCCCCGCACGTCTCGGATCGCCTTCCTCCTGCCCACCACGCTCTCATAGGAGATAGCACCCAGCAGCAAGGCGTTCGGCGTGTACGGCTCACCCGGGTTGTGCCTCAACCGCCGAACGATGTGAGGCCTACAGCACTCCACAGGGGACGGGATCATGTGGAGCTTCGACGGCTCATCAGCCTTCTTGCACCGCTCGATCTCCTTCTTCACACGCCTGTTGACCTGACGGACGTACTGGCCCATGAAGGCGTCCAGGTCATCCCCAGGGGGCCAGCAGAGTAGCGCGTTGTCCAGCACCACGTCCTCACGGCACAACCCGGCGGCCTCCTCCAGGTAGCGCATCGTCAGCTTGCCAGACTCCCCGATCAAGGGCACACCCTTGATCACCTCTGTCTTACCTGGTGCCTCTGCAATGATGGCGTACTTCGCCCCTGCGTTGACCTCGGGTAGCACGGGCGCCCAGGTCGCCAGGCGCCGATGATGGCGGCCCAGCGGGCACTCGTCGCACCGGCACCCGAGGTCACGAGGGTCCACGACTACAGCGCCCCGAACACGTCAGGGATGCCGTCGCCACCACCGCCGGAGAACACGTCACCGGCCGGCTGGGTCACCTGCTGCTGCTGGGCCGGCTGGGTCACCTGCTGCTGAGCCGGCTGGGTCACCTGCTGGGCCACCTGCCCCTGAGTCGGGGGCTGGGTGACCTTGGCGCCGCCCATGGCGTCGTGCGCGCCACCGCCGGTGGCCTTCTCGGCGTTCTTGTGGTCGAGGTAGGCGTCCTTGGAGATCATCCGGCTGTTGGGCCGGTCGCTCTTGCCCTCGATCAGGTTGCTGATGTACACGACGCCGTTGGCGAGCTGGGGCATGGTCACGGGGTCGACGTTGAACCCGGCCGGGCCGGTGAACGCCTCCAGGGGCTTGCCGGTGGCGGACATGAAGAGGGTGGCCCAGTTGTCGCGCCAGAAGCCCTTGGCGTCGTTCTTGTCGTTGGGGTAGACGACGGTGGTCTTGAAGCGCCCCGCGACCTTCTCCGACGGGTCGATGCTGAGCACCATGTTCATGCAGTCCCACGAGAGCTTGTCCTTGCCCTCGCGGTCCTTCTCGGCAGTCTTGCCGTCGGTGCGGTTGGTGATGCGGCACATGAACACGCCCTCGGGGGCGGGGAGACCAAGGGGGGTGGCCCCTTGAAGGTTGAACTGATGCCTCATGGTTCGTTTCCTCACTTCTCGTGTTGTCGCGGCAGAACTTGACAGTCACGCGCACCCCCCACCGCGCGAGGGGGAGACGGAAGATGTAGGCTAGAAGGGGCTGGCGCCGCCCTCCAGGTAGGCCTTGCGGAACCAGTCAGCCTGATGCGTCCTGATCTCGGCTCGGTCGCAAGCGTCACGGACTGCCCATGCTGCGTGCTGTGGCTGGCAGCCTCGCTCCGTGCAGACATCCCAGATCCGCTTGACAACAGCCGTCTTGTCCTTTCCTGCCATGATGGTGACGGCACCACCCTCGATCAAGGCCTCTTGCCACTCTAGCCCCTTGGGGCGGTTGAGCTTGTACTTGGCGGCCCGCAGGATCTCCCCGAGGTTCATCGGGGTGTTCTCCCAGCAGATGTGATGGCGGTCGCCCACGCACCAGTCGTCCTGGATCGCGTTGTAGTAGGCCAGGGGGACGGGGGACCTCATGGGCTCGTTGTAGGCCCGGATCACCAGGTCCATGTAAGCGGGCGTGTTCGCCGAGATACGACGTGAGGGCAGCATGGGGCAGCCGATGGGGACGGAATCCTCCACGTCCTTGGGCAGCTCGTGCATGTTGAACACCGTGTGGCACTTCACCTGCCGTCCCCGGTCGATCACGCCCTGCAGGCTGGCTTCGACCTTTCCCCACAACGTCCAGCCATCGAACCTCCGCGCCAGCCGCTCCTTGGTCCTGGCAGCCTGCACTGAAGCATCATCGAGGACTACGGCGTCGAACGGGTGAGACTTCCCGACCAGGTACTTGTCCAGGTACGCTGCTACAGCGTCGAGATCCTCAGCGGCCGATCCCGGCCCCGTGAAGATCACCTCGGCCGGCTCCACGCCGACCACGCTCACGGCAGACTTGAAGTTGCCGGGGTCGCCGAAGAAGATCCCCCGCGGGAACGCATAGAGCGTGTCCGTGGTCTTCCCCCGCTTGGGGCGACCGTAGATCAGAACGGCAGCCGGGATGTCCAGGTAGACGCGCTGGGCGCCTCCACCTGTCGTCGGGGTTGTTGCCATGGTCTCTGCACCTCCGCACTCGCACAGTACAGTCACTCTACCCGGTCATTCTTATGCCGTCAAGGAGAGCACCTCTATGATCGGCACATGGAGTCTTCGCGCTTCTGAAACAGCATGAGCTGTTCCACCCTTCGAGCCATCCCATACCGCTAGCACCTCGTCGGCATGTTCGACCATCCAGGTATTTCTCCTCTGGTACGCCTCGGCTGCTTCCCTGTAGTTGCTGGGCTCGACTCCTTGAGCCGTCACGACTACAGCAGCGGCCTTGTGGAGCAGGTCCAGCCAGGCAACCTGGTCTACATCAGGCCAGCACTTCTCCTGACCCGCGAAGGGCACGGCCGCCACAAAGGGGATGTCAAGACATGATGCGGCTTCCGCCGCCCACTGGTCGACCCCCAAGGCCATGCCCGTGATCAGCAGCACCTTCCCGTACTGCAGCTTGAGCCGAACCAGGTGCCCACGTAGCTCATGTAGGACTTCGGCCTTGCGCCCTCCCAGCTTGTCCGGCCGGTGTCCTGTGACCGCGACGACATGGCAAGCTGAGAACCTCGCCCGCAGCAGGTCACGACCAGACTGGAGCGCAACAGCATCAGCAGGGGGGGGCTCCCCAGAGAGGCGCGCTGCCAGGCTCTTGAGCCGAATCTCGCGAGACTGCACCAGCCCGTTCAGAAGCCAGCCGCCCTCTTCCAGCCAGGACACATAAGAGTCACCATGACAAGGTGCTGGAGAGCAGAAGCAGCCCAGGCGCTTGCCCTTCATGCTCTGCACATCATACCGAAAGGCCTCATCCACCACCAGCCGGCCCATCAGGTACGACTTGAAGCACTCCAGGGTGTCCAACGGCCCCTGATGGACCTTGCGGCAGACTCCGCACTGGACGCCTGGGAGGATCGGGTTGCCGAAGCGCCCGTCCGACCCCAGCCCGCTGAACCCAGCAGGGCATGATGAAGCCCGACCGATGTAGATGTCAAAGGCCTCATGCCGCCGGATGTTCACCACCTGGGTCTTAGCCATGCGGTGCCTCACCACGGGGGCCCCCCATCATGCTTCCCACCAGCGCGCCCACAAGGGCACCCCGCGCGCCTTCCTCGGCAATGCGCAGCAGGCGCAGCTCGGCCTCGGTGGCGTCCACGTCGCCGGGGAACGGGTCGGCGAACAGGTCGTGCGTCGCATCGGGCATGGTGGCGGCGTTGCGCAGCCAGTGCTCGCGGTGCTCCAGGGTCAACTTCAGCGCCAGCACCTCCTCGGGTGGGGGGATCAGGAAATCAAAGGCCCAGACAGGCGCCGGCCCGGCGTAGTCGTGGTGGCGCCAGTGCCAGGTGTTGCCGTCATCGAGGCCCACGGCGACGGTTGGCTGCGTGCCCTTTCGCACCTGGGTCTTGCGGTGCGCCAGCCGGTAGCGCCGGCCGGTGTGCCCACCATGCACCGTCATGGTGCCGTTGGTGCGCTCCCACTCGGCCCACTGGGCGGGCGTGGAGAAGGCGCGCAGCACCTCGCTCGCCAGGCTCTCGGGGCAGTCGCCCCCGCCCCCGCCGCGATGGGGCTTGTCCACGGTGACCGCGGCGTCTGCACGCTCCGCAACCACCGGAAGCTGCGGTGCGTCGGGCGCGGCATTGTCCCAGGTGGCGACCACGCGCCCGCCTTCGGACGCGACGGTGAGCGACACGCCCGGTGCGAACAGGCCACCGGGGCGGAACAGGTGGGTGCCGACGGTCGTGACCGAAGCGCGCAGCACCAGTGTGGTGTCCCCGTCGCCGATGCCGCCTTCGTCGCCGATCCACCCGCGCTTGCGAGCCTCGATGACCACGGCGCTCAGCTTTTCGCGCTCGGCGGGCGTCGGGTCGTGCGCCACCAGGCGGCAGCGTTTCGGGTCGTCGGGGTCGGGCTCCAGGCGGAAGTCGCCGGAGAAGGTGGGTCGGTAGAAGATCACGGTGTCTCCTGGGTTCGTTCTTCGATGGCTTGGCGCAGGTAGACCACGAGGTCCAGCGCCTCTTGGTAGGCGTCTACAAGCGCGTCACGCCCGTTGTGGGGCTGGAGCGGCGTCCCGTACCGCTTGATGCCGAGAAGCCGACGCTCCTCCATATCCGCGAGCACGAGGCGCCACACGTCGCCTGCAGAAGCGGCAGGTGCGGGCTGGTCAGTGATAGTCATGGTTGAGGGAAGCATCAGAACCCCAGAGCCGCGATGTACCACCGCGGTGGCAGCGGACAGTCGTCGGGGCGCTCACCACCGTGTAGCCTGGTCGGCAGCGCAGGCGCGTGCGGGTGATTGCAGATGACGCCCATGGGCTCTTGATCCGTCCAGCTTGCCAACAGGCAGTCCTCGCAGAACTTCGGGCGGTCGAACACGACGCGCGGGTGCTTGATCAGCTCGATGCACCGCGGGCACGTCACGTCAGGGATGTTGCCCGTGCCACCGCCTAACTCGGCGCCGCACTCGAAGTACGCCCGGTTGGCGTCACCTTGGCCCGTCTCGTCAGGGACGCTGCGGCACCAGTGCAGAACGTCAGCCATGTTCTACCTCTGATGCTAGGGGAAGAATCTGGTCCAGCTCGGGATCGGGCGCAGGTTCAGCATCACCCGGGGTCAAGCCCAGTGCATCAGCGAGTCTCGTGGCCTGTGCGTCATACCGCTCGGCGGCCTGGGCGTTGCCCTGGATACGCGCAGCAGTGGCGGCCTCGACGGCTACGCGCCAGGCCTCGATGCGCTCTGTGCGCTCACGGCTTGCCTGAAACGCTGCATCCCTGCTCGCCTGCTGCGCCTGGTGCTCACGGTACGCCGCCATGCCATGCTCCAGGAGCTGCGTGGTCAAGTCTCCAACGGGATTCGCTCTGAAGCCCTGCTGATTGACGGTACGGGGGTTGCGCTTCCGGGCGAAGCCATAGCCCTCAACATCATCATCCTCACCGTCATCTTGCTCCTCAACACCTGCAACGGCGACACGAAGCTGAAGGTGCAGCTTCGAGACGCGCTCGACGGCGCGCATCGTGGCAGCAGGACTGCTGTGCAAGTCCAGCAGCAGCCGCTCGGCGAGCAGCGCATAGCTCTGCACCACCATGGCCTCCGGGTCCGCGGGCACTGACTCTCGCTCCCTCGGGTACAGCAACATGGATGCGCTCATGGTCTCCTCCCTGCTTCATGGCACAGCCGCCAGGCCTTGCAGCGGTGGCCAAAGCGGTTTCGGCAGATTTCACGGATGGGCCAGTCCCACGGATCGCGGCCAGAGTCCAGCAGCCGCTTGATCTCCGTCTCCACGTCCAGCACCCGGCGTTCCAGCCGCCGGGCGAAAACGGGCCGGAACGCTGCCGTCACCCGACGGCACACGAAGGGCGCCACCGACCCGATGATGTTGAGCCGCACTGAGTCGAACTTGTCCTTGTAGATCCCCCGGCCGAATCGGTACAGCCCGGCGATCTGCCAGTCGTCTTCGTAGTAGGTCTCGGCCTTGTCGGGTCGGCCACTCGTCTTGTGGTCGAAGATGCACACCTGACCCCTGCGGTCCTCCAAGGCCAGGTCGATGCGCTGGGTGTAGAGGTTCCCCTCCACCATGACCTCAACCTCCTGCTCAACCGCGACAACCCGGTAGCCGAGATCCTGGCCATGGCACCAGATGACATAGTGCTCCAGCATGGCCACCATGTTGGGGCCCAGCTTCTCCCACAGGGTCCGTTCTACTCCCGTGGTCAGACCAGCTGCCAGCCGCATTGCCGGGATCGGCTCATGGAAAGCGTCTGGGTCGGTGAAGGTCTGCCCCATGTAGACCACCCCGCCCGGCTGTGCAGCTCCACGTCGGACGTAGTGGTGCGCGGCACCTATGTGAGTGCCACTGCCGTTGACCAAGGCGGTCTTGTCCTCGGGGATGGTGATCCCCAGCACGTCCTCATAGGAGAAGAGCTGAGGGCAGAAGCGAAACTTGTCCAGGCGATGGGCCCCACGACGAGAAGCTCCGCTGTTGATCAAGATGCGCCCATCGACCCACTGGATGTTGCCGACGTACTTGCTCTTTCCCTTCGGCTCCACGGGCCCCGTCTCGGCTCGCCCAGCGACCCCGACATCATGGTCTGGGAGGCGCGCAGGCGCATCCTCTCCCAGCCAAGTTGCTCGGCACAATGGGCATACCCATCGTCCAGGCAGCTTGACTGGTGAGACAATCTCGGACCCGGGGCAGCGTTCAGGCATCAAGGCTTCCGGTTGCGGCAGGAGGCAAGGACGTGGTACACGGGAAAGAAGAGGCACTGACGCCGCAGCCCCCAGACTCCTATGTCTGCACAGAACGATGCTGCTTCCCCCCCTCCCGCTGCTACATGCGCGGGCGACGTAGCCAAGTGCCCAGCTACTGACCTGCTGGTGCGGAGCTTCCCGATCATGGTGCAGCTGGCCTCCAACGGGGCCGAAGCCGCTGCTCGGGCGGCAGAGGCGCAAGTCGCAGCAGCGCATGCCATCGAGCGGCTTGAAATCGCCGTGCGGGACACCAACAAGCCCGGGGCCATCACCCAGGTCATGGCATACCTGTTCCAGCCCGGTTCTGGAGTCGCGGTGCTCCGCGCTCTGATCTGGCTCCTCCTCGGGCTCATCGGTGGGACAGGGCTCGTCGGCTTTCTCCAACACTTCTGGGGAGCAACATGATTATCCGCAGGACTATCAGCGGAACCAGGCAGCAGACTGGCGGTGACTCGCCCCCAGTCAGACGGCAGGACCAGCGTGCCGCCATCGCGCTGGCGAGCTTGGCCAAACAGGGGAGCATCACCGCCCGGAGGCTCCTCACTCTTAGCGAGCACTTCATGCACCCGGATGACCTGCAAGCACTGCGCGAGTCCGTTCTGCCTCAATGCGACGAGGCTGACCGACGTGCGGACAAGGTGCTGAGCGATACTGCCTGGTGACACCGTAGAGCCTTCCTGTGTAGACCTTATGGTCTTACACCACAGGCACAGTGCTGTCAACCCCGCCGCTCTACAGCCTCTATCAAGCTCATCGGAATCTGCCTGCCGAACCAGAAGTTGGCGACCTTCCCCATCAGCGCCATGGTCTCCTTCTTCACACCTACACCATGGTCAATGTCGCGCATGATGAGCACCGTGTCGTTCTTGATGGCGGCCAGGAACCGAGCCCAGCCGGCCTCGTCTGGGAAGAGCGGGATGCGGTCAGCCAGCCACTTCTTCTTGGGGGTATCAACATGGCCCTGCTGGGTCAGTATGACCACGGGGCTCTTCTCCTGCCCCAGCAGCACGAGCGGGGGACTTGCCTCGAACTTGCGGAGGTCATCGTACCCCGTGAATGGAGACAGGTTCAGCTCGCCATAGCTGGCCTGGCGTACCATCGACTGCCAGAACCTGCCTTTGCCATACCGTTCGAGAACGGCAGGATCGATGTCGTTCACCTTGTGCATGGGCACCTTCTGGGTGTCGAACCAGTCGGCAATCCGGCGCTCGTCCACGCTGTCACTCCAGCTTGTGCTCTCCTCTCTCCGGGCCAGGGGGCCGAACGAGCTGGGGGTCCACTCCTCCATGAACGGGCTCCCCATGCGCCGCACGACGAGGGTGCTGTACGACATGCGCAGTACGGTGACATCCACCTCAGCCTCAGCCGCACCCTCCTGGGCTTTCTCAAGGCCCACAGCAGCCACACCGGGGGGGTTGACCACCTTGACTCTCTCACCAACCACCAAGTAGAACGACCCGATCTTGGACGAGGTCGACACGTTGGCGCCCCAGCGCCAGCCGGCCACACCCGGGACAGCCACGAACACGCGCTTGCCCTGGCGAGACAGCGCCAGCGCAGCGTACCCGTCGAAGATGGACAAGGGGACCACCTTCTTCAGGAACGCCACCTTGGCGTCTCCATCCCGTACCCGTGAGGTCGCCACGTCGGGGTTGCTCTTGGCGTAGTAGCGAGCAGCCTCGTAGGAGTCCAGAGCGGCCATCATGCTGCGCAGGGCCATCTCGGACATGCGGGCGCGTTCCCGCTCTGCCCGCTTCTCCCGCAGCATGACCAGCTTCTCCCGGTAGGCGTCCTCATGGCCTTCCGCCACCAGGTAGTCCGCCACCAGCTCTTCACGCAGCATCTTGACCGCGCGTGCCGGGTTGGCCACCTCCTGTGAGGACGAATCGAAGAGGCTCTTCTGCCAGTCGCCCTTGGCCGAGGTGATCTGGAGCTTCAGCCCGTCCATGGTCCGCGGGGTCACGTAGTAGCGGATCGCCACCTCGCCCAGCTCGTTACCCTGCCGCCAGGCCCGCCCGTTGCGCTGGGCTGTCGTCGCCGGGTTCCAGCGCATCGTCAGGTGGTGGATCGCGCACGTCCTCCGCTGGAGGTTCATGCCCTCCGATACAGCATCACCACCGATCAGGACCCGGTACTTGCTCTCCACCGCTGGCTGGACGACGTACCCCGTGTTGGGGTCCACGATGCGGTCCTTCCCGTTGAACAGGTCAGCGACCCGCTGCCTTTCCTCTGCACCATCACTCCCGGTGACGTAGGCGATCTGGTCCTTCCGGGTGACAGCACCGAGGTCAACCAGAGCATCACGCAGCAGTGGCATGGCCTCGGAGTAGTCCAGGAAGATCAGGTGGCCACAGCCTGGGTGAGCTGCGATGTACTCAGCCAGCGCGATGTACTTGGGCGGGTGACCCTTGCCCACGCCGTAGGCATCCTCCACGCCAGAGAGATCCAGGCGGTTCAGAATCCCAAGTTTCCGTTCAGCCTTCTCCCGGTCAGCCTCGGCCTTCTTCTTGTTCTTCTTGCTCACGGCATCAGCATCATCATCCCCTCCGGTGCTCTCCCCGAAGTCACCGGCTCCAGTGTCGCTGTCCGCCTCGGCCTCTGCCGCTTCCTTCTTGACCCGCTTCTTGCCCTCTGCGATCCGGGTCAGCCGCTTCGCTTCCAGCAGAAACAGCCGAGGGTCCACCGCGATCTTGCTGAGCATGTCGAGGCGCCACAGGGGCAGCGACTTCATCATCTTCGCTGCTTCTTCATCTCCGTCATCAGCCTTGTCCTCGTTCTCCGCACGGATCGCTTCCAGGAGCGCGATGATGTCGTTCCGCAGCTTGCTCATGGCCGAATCCGCGGAGACGTTGACGTTGACACCGCTGGCCTTGGGCCGGATGGCAGCCAGCTCGGGGATGTCATCGATCACGCGCCAGTCCACCCAGGCGCGCAGCACAGAGGCCAGCTCCTCCTTGTTGGCCGGCTTGAAGTCCACCATGACCAGCGCGCCGTCCTCTTTGGGCTCCCCATCGGCGCCGATGAAGTCGGGGTCATGCTCGATCCCGCAGTAGCGGTCCACGAACTCTTCCGGCGACTGGATGCTCAGGTCACTCCAGACGGTCCTGGACACGTAGGACAGAAGGTTGTACGCCTCCAGCGGGCTGTTCTTGATCGGCGTCCCGGTGAGCCCGACCACGCCAGTCTCCCCGTTGGCCTTGAGCAGGGCGTGGCACTTGACGTAGAGGTCCCAGGCCCGGATGGTGTCCTTGTCCGGGGGGTTGCCCATGAACTCGATGTGATTCCCGTACCTGCTCTCAGGGAACCACAAGTTCTTGAAGTTCTGCAGCTCATCGATCACGAGCAGATCACAGCCCAGGTCATGCCAGTAGACCAGCGGCTGCACCGGGCCAGTCCCGTCGCTGGGGCGCAGCGCGTTCTCGGTCTTGTTCTCGATGTCCTCTCGCACCTGGTCCAGGAGCCGGTCTGAAGCCTGCCCACCGGCATCGCTGACCTTCTTCTCCAGTGCGGCGGCTTCGTCCTCCTTGACCTTGGCTTTCGCCTCGACTTCTGCAATGAGCCCAAGGACCCGGTTCATGTGCTTGTCGAACGCTTCTTTGGCCTCCTCTTCCGGTACCTGGACGGTCGAGCTGCCGTAGCGGTAGCCGTAGGACGAGGGCACGGTCTTGGTGTAGTAGCGGCTCGGGAGACGCCCTCCCTCCTCATACTTCTGAAGCTCCTCTTTCAACGACTCCAGCGCGCCGTAGGTCGAATACCTGTTCTTGTTGCGGATCTTTTCCGCTGCGGCACGCAGCTCGCCGATCTTTCGGACATCACGCTCTTGTGCCAGCGCATCCTTTCCGATGTGCCGACGCAACCAGTAGATGCCCGACAGGATCTCCATCGCCCGTGCTGGCTCCGTCGCCACGTCGCGCAGGAACCAGGAGTAGGGGACCAGCAGCACCTCATACTCACCCCGCATGTAGGCCTGCCACTTCCGCTTCCTGGCGGCCTCGTCGTCCTCGACTGGACCGTCGGCGGTGGCGGTGAGCCCGATCATCTCCACCCGGTAGTCGGGCAGGAACTTCAACACCCCCTCCCCGTACCAGGACGGCAACATGGCGTTGGGCACCAGGATGATGGGCTTCTTGCACAGCCCCTCTTGCCGCCAGAGGGCGATGGTGGCCAGCGCGATGGGGGTCTTACCGGCTCCAACGTCATACGCGATGATCCCGGTCTTGCGGTCCTTGAGCCAGCGCGTGGCGCTGTTCTGGTGCCGCTGCAGAGGCCTCGCCTGGTTCCACCGGGGGATCGAGATCGGGCTCTCGTCGTAGGAGCGGGTGCCGACACCACGGAAGGCGCGGTTGTAGTTTTGCTCGATCACCGACTTCCACTTGTCGTTGTCAGCCACCCACACCTTGAACGTGGACTCCAGCTCTTCGTCCACCTCGATGCGCTGTGCGAGGGACAGGCCAGCCCCACGACGGTTCCGCTTGCCCTTCCTCCGCTCCACGTCATCCACCAGCTCCGACCGGGAGAGGTAGCCCATGAGGTTGACCAACCAGAGCCGCCCGGTGTCGGACAGGTCAGGGACCTCATCCGTCCAGGCCTCGCCATTCCCCCACCACGCCGACCACATGGAGTCCTGCACACGCAGAACCGCCCGGAACGCTCCCGCTCTCTCCTTTTCCCGAGCCCCCCATGAGTTTCGCCGAGAGACTGCATGGCCCCCGTAGTAGCCCACGGTGACGTGACTCAGCTTCTCGGTGAGCCATTCCTCCAGGCACTCCTTCGGGACGAACCCGCTACGCGGGGTGACATCGATCTCCGAGATGGTCAACGGCTTGATCCGGGCCAGCAGCATGGCCCGCTGCTTGTCCATCTTCGCACGCAGCACCTCGGTGATGCCCTCACTCCGCAAGCTGTCCTCGATCCGGTCGATCCGGTCGTAGAGCCTCCCCGCGGTGTAGACGGTGTGCCAGTAGTACCACATGCCGCTACCCGGGCGAGGCTCCACACACACGTCGTCGTCCTGGATGAGCGCCGCCTGATCGGCCTGGGGCACCCCGTAGCCGTACAGGTCGCGATCCGTGCAGACTCCGCGGTCTTCGCTGTACCAGCGCACAGCATCCCGCGGGAGCAATCCCGGCTTGGCCTTCCTGGCTACCCCTCCAACGGGGGTCAGGAATGAAGCCGCCACATCCCCCTGTGGCGTGACAGCCGTGAGCAGCGGGGCGATCCTGGGGCGCATGACCTTGCTGACCAGCATGACATGCGGGTTCTCATGGGACGCCAGGTACTCCTGCAGGGAGAGCACGATCCCCTGTCGCATCTCCTCGGCCGACTCAGGTGCTGTACGGACCACCTCCATATAGCGCGACACCCGCTCGGACATGACGAGCGCGTAGGACAGCCGGGCGGCCTCTTCTGCCGTTTCCGCCGCCTCGTTGGTCACCGAGCCCAGGTTCACATGGCTGCGGTAGGACTCCCCTACAGCACGCTCCTGTCCAGCTTCTTCGGCCTGGTTCACACTGAGGGGAATGGCCACTGGGCGGTAGTCGGGCTGGATAGGCCCCTGCACCAGCAGCTGCCTGAACTTGGTGCTCTTGTCGGACCACACGCCCATCGTGGCGGCCTTGCCGTACTCCGTCTCGGCGAAGCGTCCGGCCAGAACCTCGTGCTCGAACTTGCTCACATCCTGGATTCGTCTCGGCTGGGCCAGCTTCGACCAGGCATGGACGGACACGCCCAGCATCGCCCCCGCGAAGGTCCGTGCCGGGGGCAGGAAGCCACCGGAGAAAACGCACTGCTCCATGAGCCGTGTGCGCAGAGCCAGGTGGTCATCATCCTTCCCCCCGAGCACGCCGTAGGTGGTGAGCATGACCATCACCCCACCAGGGGCGAGAAGGTCAGCACAGCGGGCGGTGAAGTAGCTTGCCGCCGAGCCCCAAGCAGCACCCGCAGGGTCCATCCGGCGCTCGCGCTTGGGGCGCACCGGGTAGGGGGGGTTCCCGATGATGAGATCCCACTTCGCACCGCCGGCCGCCTCGACGCCCACGACGGCCTGCTCAAACGGCCCGATGAACAAGCTGGCCCGAGGGTAGAGCGCCCGGAACATGGTGGCCAGGGTCGAGTCCATCTCGCAGGTGTCCCAGGACAGCCCCAGGCCTGGCTCAGTCCGAAGGAACCGCCCGATGCCCACCGACGGCTCCAGAGCACGAGTCGGGGTGTAGGTCAACGCCCCCAGCGCCAGGCGCCACATGACCCTGGCCAGCGCGATGGGCGTGAAGTATTGGTCCTGGAGCCCCTGGAACACGTTGCTGGTGGGGACTTCACCCGGCTTCCCAGCTTCCATGGCGGCATGGGCGTCCCGGTACTGCTGGATGCCCCGAACGTAGTCCTGGGGGAAGATGTCGGGGTCGGCCGGCAGGCTATGCACCTGGATGCCACCCCACCCGGTGAACTGCAGCAGTGCTGCCCGCTCCTGCTCCGTGGCAGACCTGTAGCCCTCAGCCGTGATCGCCTTCAGCATCTTGAAGGCTTCGATGTTGGCCTTGCGGCGGGTGGCCTCCGTCTCGGGGATGCCCTCCTCAACCTCTCGCAGCGCCACAAGCCGTTCTGTCACGCTGTCGGAATGGCGGCGAATCCAGCTCGCCAGAGCAGACCACTGGACCCTGTTGGTGGTGCTCTCTGGGCTGCTGTCCAGGAAGCTCAGGAAGGCTTCAAGCTCACGTTCCACGGGTAGACCTCCAGAGGGCCAGGCCCCCACTATCTACCACGGAACTAGCCCATGCGGTATGTACTCAGTGGTCAGGCCACGGTCTTGTACTGGCGATAGGCGGGCTGCACGAGATCGCGCAGCACAGCATCACGGCCTTTCCGCTCCAGGGCTGCCTCCACGGCGGCGTTGAGCTGGTTCAAGAGCACGGGCTCGTAGGCAGCGCGCTTCGCCCGGAGGACGGGCACCAGCGCGCGGAGCTTGGGGTGAGGATGCGACTCCAGCGCAGCCAGCACCCGGTTCATCATCTCGGCGCCAAGATCCTGTGCCATGGGTAACCTCCTGCTGGCAGTCTACCCGCCCACGATCTCGTTCGCCATGCCAGACGCGATTCCGGCTCCAATGGCCTGAAGCGCGGCCAGCGGGTCGATGTCCCCTGACTGCGCCGGCTGCGGCTGCGGCTTGCGCGGCTGGGGGGGCTTCGGCTGCTGACGAGGGGGCTGGGGGCGAGGCGGCGGCTGCGGCTTGCGCGGCGGCTGCGGCTTGACCTGAGGCTTGGCCTGGGGCTTGCTCCACACCTGGGGGTGGGTCTGCGGCTTGACCTGCGGAGGCTTGGCCTGTGCCTGCTCCTTCTTGCTTGGCAGCTTGCCCGTGGCCTTGTACTCGGTCCACCAGCGGCTGATGTCCGTCATGCTCACGCCGCCCTTGCGGTACTCGCCCACGAAGGCCCTGTAGGTCATGCCAGTGGTGAGGGGCTTGGCAGGCTTCGCAGGCTTCACCGGCTTGGCAGGCTTCACCGGCTTCTGAGGCTTCGCAGCCTGAGGAGGCTTCACGGGCTTGCTGGACTGGACCGGCTTGCCAGGCTGTGCCTGGACCTTGCCGAACAGCACCAGGATGTCCTCCAGGTTCCGCTGCTTGGGGAGCCCCACCGGCAGCGCGGCGAGCGGAGGGTAGGAGCCGAGAGAGCGGGCGCCGGGCCAGCTCGACAGGATGGCGATCTGGACTTCCGTGAAGTCCGCGGCGGTGGCTACATGCCACTTCGCGGTCTTGGCCGTTCCTGCCCAGCCGAGGAGCTTCTTCTGCGGGTTGATCGCGATCTGCCCGCTCTGGATGCGGCTCAGCAGCTCGGGCCAGGTGTCCATGGCGAACAAGGCCTTGCGGCGCAGGTCGCTGGCTTCCTTGGTCCGCTCGCTGACGAACGACCTTGGGCCGATGCCGACCTGGGTGTCCCGCGGGGGAAGTCGCTCTTCGGTCATGCGACCGTTGAGCTTGTAGGTCGTGCGCTCACCAGATCCGGTCTGGTCCCGGATGATGACCGTGATCGCTGCCTTGCGCAGGTGCCGACGGATGTACTCCTTGAGGATCGCGAGCCCGTCCTTCTTGCTGAAATAGACCTCGTGGTCCTTGGCCACGCCGTCGTAGACCTTGTGCAGATGCCAGTGGAGCTTGCGCTTGCCATCATCCTGCTGGATGAGAACAGGCTCCAGCCCGAACTGGATGGCCGTGGCACTGGAGTGCTGGGTATCGCTCATGGCGTCCTCCGGTCAGGCGTCCGGGGCTACGCCTGGTCCTTCTTGGTGTGAGCGTTTTCCCACTCGGCCTGGGCGATCCGCTTGGCCTGGTCCGCCGGGTAGCCCTGCTTCACCTTGGCGCCGGAGACGCGCTCCACGTAGGCGGCCTTGGTCTCCTTGGTCTTGGGCTGGGTGTTGCCCGCCTCGCCCTTGGTGGACTTCTTGGCCTTCGCCGCCTTGGGCTGCTTGGCCTTGGTGGACTTGGCCTTCGCCGCCTTGGGCTTGGCCTGGCCAGCGGGCTTCTCCTTCTTCCACAGCTTCGCGGCCTCGGAGATGTTCTTGGCACGGCCGGACTTGATGACCTCGGCGACGAAGACGTTGTAGGCGGACTTGCCCTTGCCCTTGCCCTTGCCCTTGGTGGACTTGGCCTTGGGCTGCTTGGCCGGCGTCTCGCTGGGGGTCTCCTTCTTCCACAGCGCGAGAGCCTGCGTGTGGGTCTTGCCCGCGGCCTTCTTCTCTGCCATGAAGGCCTGGTACTTCTTGAGCCCAGCCGACTGCTTCTTCTTCCCACCCTTGGCCTTGGGCTGCTTGGCCTTGGCCTTGGTGGACTTGGCCTTGGCCTTGGCAGGCTGCTCGGCCTTGGGCTGCGTGGCGCCCTTCTTCTTGCTGTACTTGGCCGAGATGGTCACCTCGCCAGTGCGGGAGGCGTGGTACTCGGTGATCGAGGCGAGCTTGCCGTCACCGCTGTTGATGCGGACCAGGACCGTGGACCCGGGATGCAGCTTCTCCTTCAGGAGCGTGCGGATCACGGGCTCGCACTTGTCCATGGCATCCACGACCACGCCGTGCTGGCGCTGGCCCTGGTGGTAGACGACCCATCCCTTGGCCTTGAGCGGGGAGACGATGACGGTGGCGGACATGACGGGCTCCTTCCGGTGAGGTGTTGCCCGAATCGTAGCGGCGCGAGAAAAGCGTGACAAGGGAGCTATGAGCTGACATGCAAGATCGTATGACTCTTTGCGTCTATAGCCCGTGGCTATGAGCTACCGGATTTCACGCAGGATACCGCCACAATCGCACAGTGGAGAGCTTGGGTAGCCGTCCATGATGGTCATAGCGCCGCACCAGTCACACCGGAACGAGCGCATGGTGATCACGCGGGGCTGAAGCGGCTGCGGTGAGTCACGCATTTGGGCCCTTTCTTCGGGTTCCGGATCTGGTTCCACAAGGCCATCAGAGTCGGCCCCGTCATCCCCTTCATCATCCTCTTCATCATCCCCATCCCCTGCATCTTCCACATCTTCCTCAACTGTAGCCGTTGCAGCCTGCTTCGCCTTCGCTGCCAGGTCGTCCCATGCCGGGTTGATCACGTCCTGCAGCGCCGCAAACTTCTCCCAGGCTGCTGCGGCGACCGAGGCCACCAGGACTTTCCCCATGGTCGCTGCATCAGCAGCACCTGCGACTTCACCACCTACGGCACCCCTGACTGTCTTGTACGTGTCCACGCCGGCATCTACAGCACTCAGGATTTCCTTCGCGCGTTGGAGCTTGCCCTTGCTCTTCACCCGGCGGGACATTGGTGCTCCTACTCGAAGTCGTCCTCGGCATCTTCCATCTCCTTGAGCCGGCGCTTCCACCTCTTGGCGGCGATCTGCACCGCGCGCAGGGAGCCCCGTCCGAGCACGTCGACGGCGACGTACTCCCGGAAGAGGATGTCGTCCTCGGTGAGGTCACCTTCCTCCAACGAGGCCAGCACCGTCACCTCCATCGTCGGCTCCCCATCCTGCATGGTGAAGGACATGCCGATGGCGCACTCGGGGAAGATCCCGTCGTCGGGGTGGTAGACCATCTCCAGGAAGTCCGCGAAAGCCTCATCCAGGGGGGCCAGCTCATCCCCACCGGCTGCCGGCTGAGGAGCACGCTGGGGGGCGCGGCCTTGGGCGGCCTGGCGGGTCACGGGGGGCTGAGCGTCGGGGCGTGGTGCCCGCGGGGTGGGCATGGCCACACGGCTGGCGGGGTGATCTCCCACGTCGATGGTCGGACCCTGCGCGCTGCCAGCCGCGTCGGCCGCGGGAGACGGCTGCGCCCGCCGGGGGGCTTCGGCCGGGGGAGCCTGCTGGGCCTGCCGTGCTTGCTGGTACTGATCGCGGCTGAGGTGCGGAATCTGGGCCATGGAAACCTCCGAGTGCTACCGTTATGGGTCTAATCCCTGCTGGTCGTGTCGGCAACATCTTGCGCTACTACACGCCGTCGGGGAGAAAGGATTGCTTCGGGCTCTACCACCCGGAACATGACTACCGGGTGCGTCCCTCTTTGCTTCTGCTCACGAGCGATCAGCAGGCCTTCACTGACCAGCATCAAGCACACCCTGCGGGCGTAGCTCTGACTGCAGCCCAGCACGTTGGCTATGCCCCCTGCCGAAGGGTGACGCACTGCGCCTGACATCAAGGCCAGCACGATGCGAGCCCCGGTTACAGGACCGTTTCTCAGCTTGTTCTTCTTCGGCTCTGGCATGGGCTCTCCTCAGCCACCATGCACGTCCGCGCGCCTTATGAGTCTACTGCCCCCAAGCAGCTCTGGCAAGAGGCAAGTGTGCCTACACGTAGACTCGCCGGCCGTCGCTGTCCATCAGGAGCGCCCCGGCCTCGTCGTACTCCCCAGTGAACGTCACCGGGATGCCCTCGATGATGATCGTCTGGCCGGGTTTGAGGCTGAGCTGCCGGTCTTCCTGCACCTGCTGGCGCACCTGCCGTCCGGCCTTGAAGGCTGCCAGCGCCACAGGCACCAGCGCCCCCACCGCTCCCTCACCCCTCCCGAAGTAGGGCTCACCATCCTCCAGGTAGCCGACGACGGGGCCAGGGGTCAGGACGAACACCGGCTTGTCAGCCGTCCCCGTGTTGGCAACCGCCAGCCGAAGGCCACGCTTGACCTTGACCTGGATTCCATGCCCCAGATCCTTGGTGACGTAGGGCTGGAACCTGTCCCGCAGCTTCTTCCCGATGGGGATGAGTCCGCGCTTCTCCTGGTCAGCCCAGCGCGTCTCGCGGGCTTGACGCCGATCCTTGCGCTGCTGGATGTTCCCGCGAAGAGCTGCCAGCCCCTTGGGCTTGCCCTGAGCAGGCTCGGCCTTGGTCGCCCGCCCCTCAGCTCTCTTGCCCTTCCCTGCCATGAACGCCTTGACAGCAGAGAAGAACCCCTCCACGGAGGTCGCCGTGATGCCGATCTCGGTCAAAGCCCCAACCGCAGCGCCGAGATCCGCCTCGGTGATGCCCTCGGTGGCCTCTTCCATCATGTCGTCCAGCTCGGTCAGGGCGTCGGGGTCGTCACCGTCCACCAGGCCTTCTTCCACCATGACACGCTTGATTCCTTCCTTCACCCGGCTGGCAGACCCCCTGATCCCCGACTCAGCCGAATCCTCGCCATGCTGGACGAGCTGGCGCATGTCGTCTTCCACCGTGCTCCACTCGTCATCCAACGCCCGGGTGAGCCGGCGGGCAGTCCTCTTGGCCTTCGGAGCCCGCAGCTCTCCGCTTCGGCTTCTATCCGAGGTGGCGGAAGTGAAGATGGCCACGTCTGCGTCGTTGAACCGACCGACCGCGATGTACCCGTCAGGACGCTTGCGCATGGGGATCTCCTAGTCCTTCTTCTTGCTGTCGTGCCAGAGGCTCGCCACGTAGAGCCCACCGATGATGACCGTCAAGCCAATGCCACCGCCCACCGCCCATGGCAGCCAGTCCAGCGGACCAGCAGGGGGCTTGGGGATGTCGGGCAGGCTGGGCGTGCGCCCTTCCTGGTACGCCTTGATGTGCTCGTCAGTCAAGGTGGCTGCCGACTCGGCACTGACCATGAAGCTCTTGAGGTAGGGGCCGCACACGATAGCCCAGGCGATAGCCGCCACGGAGAGCGCCACCACGGCCACCGCGATCATGGTGATCAGCTCGCCGACCTGCACACCGTGCTGATCCGCATCCTGCTTGGTCGCGCCGTCGTAGAAGCCCGCTGCCATGGCGCTGTACTGCGCCTTGTAGGCGGCCAGCGTCTTGTGCTGCGGGCTCTTCGGGGGGAGCCACACCAGCGCGGCGTCCATCCGGTCCATCAGTGCAGCACCTCTCACCAGGTCGGTGTTGAAGTCCTCGGCTTCCCGCTGGAACCGCTTGGGGTCGCGCATGATCCGCGGGACCAGATCCTGAGCCTTCTTCCACAGCCCCTTCCACCCGCTGTCCCACGTCTGCTTCACCAGAGCCCAGTCTTCCCGGTCGATGGGATGGGGACGGAACACGCGAGGGACAAGGCTCTGGATGTAGCGGGTTGTCACGGTCAACCCCTTCGCGCGGGTGAGCACAGCAGCCCGTTCGATCACGGCGCCCCATGCTGCTCTTCCCGTTGCCCCCCAGCTTGCCGTCTTCACACCCTTGATCAGCTCAGCCGCTGCGGTATCCAGGGGTGCCCAGCGCCCGGCCTGCCGGTCGGGGTTGTCAGGGAGGCACATGCGGAGCGCGAGGTGCCGCGCCAGGTCAACCCCAGTGGTGGTCTGGTACGTCTCGGGGCGTGCCGGGTCCAGCGGTGGGCTGTCGTAGACTTTGATCTGCCAGGCCGGTTCGTTCAGGTTCCCCTGCCGCTGGTTCCTGGCCAGCTTCACCAGAATCCTGAGCGCATCCCCGTTGAAGGGGTTGCCCCCGAGGATGAGATCGTCCATCAGGCTGGCGTACACCACCTGGGGATCTTCCTCGCCTTCCACCCTGGTCGCCCAGTCGTCCACCAGGGTGGCAAACTCGCCGGCCTCGGAGTCACTGGCGTGCTTGATCTCGATGCTGCGCATGACCCGCAGGAAGGGGTCCAGGACTGCCTCGGGCTCCAGATCACCGACGCCAATGCGGCTGCGTTCACGCCAAGGGAAACGAGGGGCGTGGAGGTTTCCCGGACCCAGCCGGTCCCCCCAGGTCGCACCAGAAGGAGTCAAGGCGGGAAGGATGTACTCGGACATGATGAACCTCCACCTGCCTTATACCCGACTCGGAAGGATCTTGCCGAACCGGCCCCAGGCGGCAGTCAAAGCATGAGCTACCCCGGGATCTGGATCTGGTTGAGAATGGTGCGCTATTTCTGCTTGATACAGGTACTCGAACGCCTGCTTGGGCTGGCGACCGAGGATGGCCCCGTTGGCTCTGGCCAGCCAGTCCATCGCGCTGTCAGTGTCGTCTGAGTACAGCTCACCGGCTGCCTGCTTGCGCAAGTCCTCCCGCTCGATCCGCTCCAGGTCTACAGCACACTGATCGGCCATCCACGGCTCAGCCTGGGAGTAGACCGCCCAAATCGCGTTGATGTCGTAGCGCGGGTCATCACCATGCTTGTCGGCCATGTAGTCCGCCATGGACGCACATGGGTCACGGCGGCGCTTGGCCCGACTGGCACCTCCACAGAAGGCTGCGACGAAGCTCATGGTCTACCCCGGGAGGAAAATGACGGTGTAGACCCCCCGCACCTGCTCCACCTCGGCTCGGACACCATGGTCCTTCGCGGTCATCTGCACCAGCTCGGGGAAGGTCTTGGCGATCCCAGTCCCACGGAGGTCGTAGCGCGCTCTGTAGCTGGAGCTGTCGCCCACCAGTGCCCCACCCAACCAGGCGTCGAACCCGCTGGTGTCCTCCACCAAGGCTCGAAGGTCATCATCGGTCTGCTTGTACCTGAGCGCCCGGTAGCCCTCGGGGGTGGTATGGCTCCGCACCTTCCCGACCACCATGGTGGGCACCCCAGCCGTGACCGAGAGCGCCACCTGAGTCGTGCGCCGGGTGAGCCGAGGCATCCCGCGGTAGAGCTTGGGCATGGGGCGACGGACACCGCGCCGAAGGCCAGGGAGCAGGAAGTCCATCATGGGAGCCTCTCAGTCACGGTGAGTCTTGAGGTAGGTCTTGTACCCGCTGGGGACAGGCATCCCCAGCCGAGCACTCGGGTCATCATAGACGGGGCCATGATGTCCTGTGTCCACCCGGGTCACAGCGTGGAACAGCCGCCCACCTCGACCACCGCCCATCCTGGTGTCGGGCTTGGGGACGATTCGGGTGTGGACATGCGCGTCCAGGCCCTCCAGGATCAGCTCCGCTGCCCGGTAGGCAGCCAGGCCTTCGCAGTCGTCGTGCTTCTGCGCCAGGGCCTCGTCCACGTCCCACCACTTCTCTGGCGCCCCCTCGGTCTGGTACCTGACCCCGCTCTCATAGAGCTTGGGGTACTGCTTCTCCACCATACGCCTGGCGTTGTGCCGCGCGATGGCATCCCCGAACTCCCGGATCGGCAAGCCCTCCCCGTCATCCAGGCGCAAGACCATGTACTCAACCATCTTGTCCTGCTTGGCCGCGCCCACCACGCTGGCCGCATGTGCTCCAGCCAGCATCCCCGTCACGTCGTCCAGGACAATGAGGCTGGGGCGCTCGTTGGTCCCACCCGTCACCGACACGGCCCGCGGGATTCCCCCAACCAGAGCTACGTGAGCCCCATCATCCCCGCGCACTTTCCGGTCAGCAGCTTGCCAGGCCGCGATGGTCCCTGCCGAAGCCACTCCATCCACGATGGCAGATGGACCGTCTCGCCACTGGGGGCTCTCCTGAAAGCGCGTCAGCTGGCTGGCCTCGCTCACCCCCGGGATCTGGCCTTCTGTAATGGCCCTCGCGTTGCGGTCCACCATGGCATCCATGATGGACAGCAGCTCCCGCTCCCCTCCGTGGACCGTGAGGATCACGAACATGGTCCCGGCATCCTGGATGTCGCGCAGATCCTTCCCCTTGCACAAGGCGCGCTTCTCTTTCCGGTCGCTGAGTTTCCCGATGGACACGAACATGCGGGGCTCCTACCCGAAACAGTGGAACACGCAGGCTGCACGGAAGATTGGCGTAGCCGGGAGGGTGGTCACGGTGTAGCCCGCGTTCTCGATGAGGTTGATCTCCCCTGACCTCGGGGCCGGGAGCAGCTCGGTCCACACCGTGGTCATCACGCCAGCGATGAGAATCTGACCCCGGATCACTATCGGATGCAGGGCGTCGTCGGTGTAGATGTCGAAGCTGTTGCAGAACTCCGGGACGTTGAGCGTCGTGTTCACCGCTGGATCGATCCGCAAGACCTGCACGGTGTCCCACCGTGCCAGCCCGCCGCTCTCCTCATCGATCTGGTACCCCACGGTCAGGTCGAAGCCCGAGGTGTTGGTGCAGAGCACCTGCAGCGAGGTGCCGTACAGGTAGAACACCTCGGAGTCTTCCACCCGGATGGTCGCGTGGCGCGTGACAGCGGTGGACTCCACCATAGACATGATGGCGACATCCATGCTCACCACGGTGCCAGCCGGGATCACCGCTCCATCACCAGCATGAACCGACAAGGTGAGCTTGTAGCGCATGTAGTCGGACTTTTCCGACAACGATGGGATGTCGATGATCTTGAGACCGATGGACGGTGGAACAGCGGGGACGGGCACGACTGGCCCACCGCGCCGGTAGGTGCGCTGAGTCATCGATCTGAGCACCTGCCCGTCGGTCCAGATGTTCGCTCGGTCGCGCATCACACCTCCAGAACCTGGTCAGTAGACACAGAACCGCCCCCGATCAGCCCTGGAAGGTTCCCAGGGCGACCGGGGGCGGGGTTGCCGGGCGCCCCGGGAGCGGGGTTGCCGGGTCTAGCGGTTGATGGACGCCAGGAGGTTGGCCTCGACCATGTGCTGCATGGCGTAGGGGTCCAGCTCGTCGCCGATGAGCCCACCGGCGATGGTGCGGTTCGCGCCGGCGCCGTTGATGTTCTGCAGGGTCACGGTGAAGGACTGGCCGGTCACCGCGAGCTTCTTGGAGAACTCGAAGGTGAAGCGGGTGCTGTCGTGGTTCCACGCAGTCATGGGCATCCCGCGGGCGCCGATGTTGATGGGCAGTCCGGCGACGGTGATGGACAGGACCAGCACGTCGGTGGGGGTGCCGCAGGCCAGGACCAGGCTCTTGGCCCAGAAGGTCCGGTTGATCACGTCGGTCAGGGTGCCGGTGGCGGTGTCAGCGATGATCACGGAGCCGAGGCCGTTGTACTGGTTCCGGATGATCGCACCGCGGGCGACGGCGCCCTCGTAGGCGTCCGCCACGTCCTCGTTCTCGTCGGGCTGGGTGAGCCCACGCCGCTGCTGACGGGACACACGGCGGCCGAGGCGGTCCTCCATGCGCTGGGTGCGGGCCAGGCGGGCGCGGCGCCCGAAGGGCCAGTTGACGGCGCCGGAGTCGTCATCGTCATCCATCTCGCCGACCTGGTTGGGGTCAACGACGATCTCGCCGGTCTCGGTGTCGTGGTAGGCGGGCACGTAGCCCAGCTTCTCGATGGCCATGGTGGTGTCCTCTCTTGTCGTGAGCCCTCAGGGGGCGTTTCGGTTGCTCGTCTCGGCTGGCCCGTCGAACGTCTCGGGGCCGGTTTTCCCTTTCGGGAAGGGGTAGAAGGGGGTGCTGGAGCTAGTCGTTGTGCTTCCGCCAGGGGAGGAAGCGGCGCTTCTCGCCATCGTCCCGGCCTTCACGCAGGCGGCTCTTCAGCTCGGAACCCTGCAGGCGGGGGAACATGGAGGGCTCGCGCTCACGCTTGGCGAGATCCTTCTCCTGGTGCATGAGCTGCACGATCTGCTTGCGCATGGCCTGGAGGCGGGCCTTGCCCTTGTCCTGGCCCTTGCGTCCGTCGCGGTCCCTGCTGGTCCGCTGGACCCTGCCCGAGCCGTCGATCACACCGACGACCACACCACCGGCGGTGGCCTTCTCGGCGGGGGCGGCGGTGGTGGACTCGGTGACGGCGGTGGTGGACTCGGTGACGGGCGGGTCTTCCTTGCCCTTCCCGAGCAGGGGAAACTCGCTGTTGGCCAGATCGGCGCCCCACTTGACGCCCGGCTGGACCAGCATGGAGGTCAGGAGGCCTTCACCGATGTTGATGGCGTGCTCGTTGATCTTCTTGGGGTTCCACAGCCCCATGATGAAGGCGCCCGCGGTCAGCACCCAGCGTGCGTCGACGGGGCCCAGCTTCAGGCCCTTGCCGGGACGCTTGGCGTTGGCGTAGCCCTCGGCCAGCGCGGACACCAGCGCGGTGCCGGCGATCTCGCCGGTCTCGACGGCATGGGGGACGATGGCAGCGGCACGGGGACCGACGGTGCGCTTGACCCAGGCAGAGAAGCTGCCGTGCTTGGCCTTGTGGGCCTTCTCGGTGACGGTGACGCTGGTGACCTTGGGAGCGGTTGGGGCTGCCATGGGTGCGATCCTCATGCTGTGCGGGGGTGGAGGAAAAGCGAAGTGCGATTCAAGAGGTAGGGTAACGGACCCCTCCAACCACTCGCAACGGGCATAGTCGGCGTTGTAGTTAGATCGTATGACGTTTTGGGTGAGCACTCTACTGTGCCCACCTTATGCGTCAATACCCAGCTTGGGCTGTATTGTAGGTTCCCCGTATGAAATACACAGTCGGCCCCCTTTGGCCCCCTCGACAAGGCCCAAAGTGGCTAGCCAACTCCCCCCTATGCTGTGAGCACGAGCGAGAGACGCAGCAGCGGCGCACATGGCGTGCGTGCCATGCGCTAGCCCCTCACGGGGTCATGTCACTTCCGAGCGTTGACGATGGCGATGCAGGCCTTGCCCGCGGGCGTGTCGGTATCGCCGCACAGAGCCAAGATGGCCGCGCTGTTCGCCAGGTTGCTGATCGCGTCACACCCAGTGGCCTCGGCCTTGGTTGTCGTGGACTGCCCTTGCTGCCAGCACAGAACCTCACGGCAGAGCAGGAGGCGCCGCACGAGGTCTTGACCCTCACCGTCGAGTGTCATGCTGATGCCTTCTGGGTTCAGCCATGCCGGGTCGCACAGGGGCTTGGTCAGGTCCAGGTCGGTCAAGGCCGTGACCGCGTTGGTCTGCCCCTGCGCCGTCGTGTCCACAACAGGTGGTTGAGCCGCAAGGGCCTGCTCCATGGCTCTCTTGTGGATGCGCTCGGTGACGACCCCTCCCGTGACAGCTCCCGCCAGAATCGAACCGAGGATGATCGAGATGATGACACTGGCAGCCATGGGCTTGCCTCCGACGTGGATGTTCATGGGGACGGGAGTATCATGCTGGTCGCTCATGGGTCTGCTCCTGGTGGGTCAGCATCTTCTATCCCAGGTGGCGTGGCTTCGGCCTGTTGCAGTGCCGGCGGTTGTGTAATCGGCTGCCCCTGCCATGTGCGTGTGGTCCCATAGTAGAAGCTCGCGGCATCTGTCGCTTTCCGAGCCACGAGCCCTCCCGTCGTGACAGCACCGATAGCCCCGGCGACCACGGCAAGAACCTGGACAGCAGCTATCAGCATCCCTACGGGATCGGGCACCTTCCGGGAGTACATGCCCAGCACGGCCAGGAACACGATCAGCAAGGCCATGAGGATCAGTGCGTTCACGACGTAGCGCACCACGTTGGCCGTGGTGGATGGTCTGGCCCTGTCCTGGCCTTGCCACATGGCAACGCCGGGCTCACGGTGTTGCTGTTCACCGCAGCCCGGCTGGTTCACTGCCGTCCACTCACTACACGTAGGGGTAGAACGGGTAGCTGGCGGGGTACGGGAGCGGCTGCGCCATGGCGGGCATCACCTGACGCCTCATCACCGGCATGTTGGAGGGCATCTGCCCGATGGGAACGAGCGGCCCCTGCTCCAGGATGATGACCTCCTCGGTCTCGGGGTAGCTCCCATCCTGGCTGCCACCGCCCTGGTAGCCACCGTAGTAGTCCTCGCCGCCGTACTGCTGCTCGCCGTACTGCGACTGCTGAGCGCGCTGGGCTTCGAGCTGCTCCTTGTACTCCTTGTGCTGCTGGTGCAGACGGAAAGCAGCCTTCCCACCCGGCTGACCGTACTTGGGGTTGGAGCTGAGGGCGGACTGGGTGGTGGTCTGAGCCTGAAGGGTGGGCATGGGACGGGAGAGGCTCATCCGTGCCATCCTCCTCCCCCTGCCGACGGCCCCGCTCATGTAGAAGGGGACGAACTCCACCACGTAGGTACCATCGGAGCCCGCCTTGACCCGGATGTCCAGGTTGTGCTTGCTGGCGATAGCCCGCGCCTTGCGCACCACTCCCTGATGGGCATGGACCCGGTAGGCGGCCTTGAGGCCCCCTTCACCCTTGCGGGTCGCGTAGGGCTTGCCCGTGGTCTCCATCCAGGTCTTGAACTCCTTGCGGGCGGCGTTGATCTGGGGGTGGAGCCGCTTCCTGTCGGACCAGGAGCCGCCCACACCATCGCTGCTCGAAACTGCGATGAAGGTGACGGTGTTGGTCTTCGGGTTGACCGCTGCCTTGACGCCGAAGGCGTCCGCGGTCATCTGGGCGTAGTGGTAGGCCTGGCTGATCTGCGCCACGTCACCGAGCACCTGGATGGCCCCATTCGGGAGCTGCTTGTACTCGACTCCACCCTCCGTCAGGCCGATCACGTAGTCCCGCCGAGCGGCAGAGACGGCGACACCGGCCTGGGGGTTGGCCGCGCCGACTCCGAAGCTGCCCCACCGCTCGCCGCGCAGCGCCTTGTCGTACATCAGCTCAGCCACGAAGCCGGCGTCATCGAGATCGTCCACGGCCGTGCTGATCGCGCCGACCATGGCCTCCAGCCCAGCGACCTCGCGCTCATCGTTGTAGTAGTCCACCCAGCCCACGGCAGCCACGGTCGGCTGGGAGGCGAGCTTGGATTCCGCCTTCGCGGCCTTGCTCTCCTGCTTCACCGCCCGCTTCTGCACGCGGCCGGCGGACTTGACGATCCGCTTCTCCAGCTTCGCGATCTTGCCCTTGAGCCCGACGATCTTGGCCTGGTTGACCTGGGTCTGCTCTCCCTGCTCAGCCTCGGCGAGCTTGGCCTTCGCCTCTTCCAGCTTCTGATCCAGCGCCTCGATCCGCGCGGCGCCGCGCTTGAGCCACCAGAACGTGGGCATGGTCATCTCACCGACAACCACGAGCCCTTCGGCGCTGTCATCATCGTCGTCCGCGCAGACTGCGTTCACGGCCTGCACCAGGTTGCCCACGGTCTCGGCAATGCCGTAGTAGTCCACCCACCCGCTCTCGTCCCAGCTATCCGAGGTGCCGGCGTAGCGTCCCATGCGCTGCTGGGCTTCCTGGATCTGGGCCTTGAGCCCGTCGACCTTCTTCTGCCAGTAGGAGGTGAACCGGCGCTTGCCCTTGGCCTCGTACTTGGCCAGCTTCGATTCCGCCTTCTGCAGCCTCTTGATCAGGCTCTCGGTGTCCCGGGAGCCCCGTCCAGTGCTCAGCCCCGGGAGGAGCAGGGTGCGCAGATCCCCCACGCCCGCGCTGCCCTCGCGGTCCCGAGCGCCCGGGTCGAAGTCCAGGTACGACTCAGCCGGGCGGATTGCACCAGGCACGCGCAGCGGGTTCTTGCTCAGGTGGGTGATGATGGCCTGCGGGTCGTTGGTGAACACGATGGGGTAGTAGTCATCCTCATCCGGGCTGCCGAGCTGGTAGAAGGCTCCCTTGCTCTTGGCGGCCTTCTTCGCGGCGGCTTCGGCCTCGTCGCGGTCGTTTCGGGAGAGGAGCTGGGTCCAGTAGCCGTAGAGGAAGGTCGGGGAGAGATCCGTCCCGCCACGGTCCACCATGGCGTCGGGCTTCACCGGGATGTTGTTCTCCAGGGCCCACTTGTAGTACGCCTTGCCCGCCGACATGATCGCGGCCTGGATGTCCGCCTCCTTGCGCATCTTCTTCTCGGCTGCCTTCACCTCAGCCTTCTTGGACTCGGTGGCCATGACGCCAGCGTCTTTGGGCCCCTTCTTCCGCTTCAGGAAGCTGAAGAACCCGCTGACCCCCACCGGGTTGTTGAGGAAGAGGACGGACCCGGACTCTTCATCCGGGACGACATGGTTGTTCCAGGCACGCTCGCAGGCGGGGTTCATGGCTGCTCTCCGGCAGAGGTTGAATGACCGAGAACCGATCATTCAGGCTCTACCACAAGAGGGGCAAGCTGTCTATATCAAGCGAGTTCGCCATCCCTCGGTGGCTCGTCTGGGAGACCCTGCTCTCCCCCGATCAAGTGCAAGCTGCAGGTCACACCCTTTCCCCTCTGTTCTTGCTGCACTTCACCCCCCAAGTAGCCCTCGATGATCTCCCAGATGTCTCGCCGTTGCCGACGACACTCAGGGCAGATGTGCAGTGTCGGGGTGAGACCCTGGGAGATGTTGTTCACCCACCGTGCCATGGCCGCCTGATAGGCCTGCTCTTCCACGTCTAGCCCGTCGAGCCCAGCAGCATACGGCTTTTCGGCCTGCAGCGTGCCGGTCACCACGAGACTGATCCACCCATCGGGTTCGCTCTTGTTCGTCTGCGTGATGGCCTGGCCGTGGCAGATGTCGCAGGTAAAGCAGATTTCGATCATCTTTTTACCGTGACCCACTGGAGGGTGAACACACCAGCTTCGGGGAGCATGGCATCCGAGCCGATGTCGAGGGGGAGCTGATCGCTCACGGTGTCTTGACCGGCTACCAGGCCGAGGTTGTCCCGTGGGGCGCCCAGCTGGAAGGCCGCCCGACGCGCGCCCTCGATGACATCCTCCACCACTGCCATGGGAACCCCCGCGTTGAACACGAGGGTGAGCACGGTCAGTCCACTGGGGAGATACCGGATGTGGGCGACTCGGACCAGCCGTACAGTCTTGGCCTCATCCAGCCAGATGTCGGCCATGACTGCTGGGTCATTTTCTGCCCGGATGATGGACAGCACCTTCCTCGCGGCTTCTGCCAGCTCACGGCTCAGGCGCTCAATCTTGCCTACATCCTGCTCACTCATGTTGTGCTCCCATCACCATTCGTGGTGTCTTCCGGCACTTCGTACTTGTCGCGGTACTCGTCGGCCATCTCCACCATCATGTCGCGGGCGAGCCCCTGGTCTGCCTGCACAACCTGCCGCCCCGCAGCGCGGAGCTTGGCAGGGTCCACCATGCGCAGCGCGACAGCTAGTTCTTCTGCCGACAAGCTGCCGAGCATTTCGATGGGGTTTCCCCCCTTGCCGTCCCCGGTCACGGTCTTGCCCACCTTGGCCAGCACGACATCCATGAGGTCGCCCACGCGGCCCTCGAATCGGTCCCGGATCTTGCCCTCGCCCTGCTTGGCCTCAGCCGCTGTGGCTCGCGCCTCTTCGACTGCTCTCTTGGCGTCCTCCAGGTCCTTCTCTTTCTGCAGCACCAGCCGTCGGTGAGCATCCACGTCACCTCGAACAGCAGTCAGGTTGCCCTCCACGGACTTGCGCCTCTCCTCCTCAGACCGCAGCCGCTCCGAGAGCTTGACCCGCTCCAGCTCTGCCTTGCTGGCGTCCTGATCCCGTGAGCGTGCGACGTGGAACAGATCACCCTGGACGCGCTCCAGACCACTGCGGAGGCTGGACACTTCACGCTCCCGGCCTTTCAGTGACTCGCGGAACACCGAGGCCATGTCCGCGTGCTGGGCGCTGTTCTCGTTCAGCAAGAACGTGTTGAACGCGAAGAGCTTGTCGATGGTCCCCCCGAGGATGGCCACCAGCATGGCCGTCTCGCCGGACAGCCGCACTCCGCTACCAGCAGCAGCCTCCTTGATCAACGTGGAGATGGTGGACACCTCTCCCCCTGGGCTGATCCGCTGCACTTGCACATGCCCAGTTTCAGTCGGGGTAGGGCGTGCATCGACCCGGATGAAAGACCGATGGATGGCTGACACTACGCGGATCTCCTCCGTCGGCAGTGTGTCGCCATCCTCCCCGAAGATCATGTCGGCGTCAGAGATGCCCGGCTTGTAGTAGTAGGCGCGGAACGTGAACCCCGGGCTGGGGTTGGTGGACTCCTCCAGCGCCTTGACGAGAGCGGAAGCGACCCGAAAGTGCCCGGTGTACGCGGTCACGTTGCAGATCACGTCCTCAACCAGGACTGGCCCGGCATCGCCGGTGGTGGTGATCTTGATGCTCGCCAGCTTGCGCCCATCCGGCTCGCTGCTGGACAGGCCAAACGCCCTGGCCACCCACTCGTCAATGCCGGGCCAGTCGCCAGACCATTTCTCTCTGATTTCACCTTGGAGGGGGCCGCTGGAAGGCTGTGGCATGAGGTACCCGCACAGTGGAGTAGGCACGCATAAGGTAGCCAGTCCTCCCGGTGTAGTCCAGACGCTTGAGCACGTCTGCTCCCATATTCCTTCCTGGCGTATCGACTACACATGCCCCTTGCTGTATGCGCCCGTAGGCGACCTTCCCTGTAGACTGCCTCATCTGTAGGCAGGCTCTACCGTGTGCAGCCACTCGTGTATGCAGACTGTCTTGTAGGCAGGTCGCCCACGAACAGATTACCCAGCAGGCCACCTGCAACACCCCCCGAAAACGAACTAGCGTAGCAAACGCGCCATAAAGTCGAAAAAACCGTGCCAGGTTTGACAAAATGACAAAAATGCTCTGAACCCCTCGCAAACGTGACAGATTGACAAACGGGCCAGAAGGTGCCGTGCGGAGTCAACTGGAGGACCAGGGAGTGAGGCTCTGAGGATGCTCAACGCTCTAGGTAGGGGGGTGCGGACTTCCTTCATATATTCCCTTGACGCTAACCCATACTTCCTCTTGACAATCGCTCAGGGACTCTCTCAACTCCGCTTGTAGGAGGGGGTGCGGACTTCCTTCATACATCTCTTGACAAGTAATAGTCTAGAGATATATGAAGGAACTCAGCAACCACCTATATAGAGACACGTAGAAGATACCTAAGATGTCTAGAGAATATATGGAAGATGTCTAGAGAATATATGAAGGAACTCCGCACCCCCCTATATAGAGACACGTAGACATGAACCTCCCTCAGGCCATCCACTTCCTTTCAGAATCCATCCCTGCTACTCGCCTCGCTGACCTCTTGCTTCAAGACGTGAAGGTGCAGCCAGAGCATGACGAGGTGCTGCTGACGATCCGTGATCGTCGCCGGGTGCATCTCACGGGGCACGATGCCATGCCAGCGGTCGTCACCGTTGTTGCCTGGGCGACCGGACGTGGATCGGTGCCGGATCATCCGACGCCGCTCATCCCCACGCAGCCGAGAGGGGTGGACCCGATCCCCCCCAGGTGGCTCGACTTGATCGGAGGCCTGGACGAGGCCCCCTGGTACTCGGACACCACCCTCACCCGCTGCCTGGACTACTTCATGGCGCTGATGGAGAACAACAGCCCCATGTCTGCCAGCAACGAAGCTCAGGAGGCCTACGAGGCCAGCGTGATGGGCTGCGCATCCCCCGAGCTTGACCGCTTTCTCCACTGGCAGGCGGGGGAGCCTGTTCCACGGGTCGGCGGGGGGCGTCCTCGGTGGGGGGAGCCGGTCCACTACCTGACCAGCTTCATGGTCATGCCCAACATCACGCACGTAGAGATGGCAGAAGCTGCGCAAGTGGTATGCCTGATCAGATCGTTTTCCCCTTATGAAGTGCGTCGTGCCCTGCGCGAGACAGGTGGACCCACCCTGGGCTGGCTCGCTTTCCGCCGTCACTGCGCCCGGCTGGGTCGGCTGCTTCCCTCAGATTTCCCCCCGAGCATGTCCTGGGCCACGGTCGAACACACGCCGATGCCTGTGACGCCGAAGCCCGTAGCCTCACCGCAAGACGCCCCGGCGCCCCCCATGATCGAGCTGGCGGTGAAGCCGGAGCCCGAGAAGGTGCGGCCCAGGCGGGGGAGGCGGCCAAAGGTCCCGGCTGCTGTGCCAGAAGCCTCGGCCGAGCCAGAAGCCAAACCGAGGCCGAAGGTCAAAAGGGCTCCCGCCAGGTCGTGCCCACCGCCTGTCAAGCCACCATGGGCTGTGGGGCCGATAGACAGATGGCCGATGGTGTTCAGGACTAGCTGGAAGAAGATGCCTGATCTCCCGGAGGAGCCGGATGGCCCGGAGAACATGCCGGCCGATGAGGTGCCGCCGGTCCACACCCTTCCCCCCGTGCTCTACTACGCCTCTTCCATGCTTGATGCTGACCGTCCTGAGCGTGTTGACGCCCGTGTTTGGGCAGCCGCCATCCTCCAACTCTGCTACCCGCGCCACGGGAAGAACACGCTGACTGCAAAGGAGTACAGCACCCGTGTTCTGGAGTGGGTGGAGCTGATGGAGAACCTGGACCCGAAGGTCGAGTGGATCATCCAGGACACCATGGAGAAGATGAGAGAAGCCCGGTCCCTGCGGCACGGCCATGAAGCGGAAATGGACTCCTTTGAGGAAGAGGTGTCTGATGCTGACGCCAGATGAACTGGAGGAAGTGAGGGTTCACATCAACAGGATCGAAGAAAGGCATGGGATGATCTACGCAGGTCTGCTGCGCCAGGCGATCCAGGCATGTGAGGACCCACGCGACCTGGACTACATGCTGGACTATCGACTGTCACTGCCTAGCCAGACTCGTATGCACTTTGCCTGGATCTGGAACAAGCTCGCCGAGGTAGGCGGTGAGCTTCCCTTCGACCTCGGCTTGCCCAAGCTGGAGCCCAAGCTGGGTAGACCCAGCAAGAAGGACAACATCCCCGAAGAAGTCCTGCACGCCATCGCCGTCCTGGCCCGGCGGCACAATCCCCGGGACCTGTCCGCGGCAACCTGGTGGGACGTGGACTGGATGGACCGCTTGGTCGACTGGCTTGATGGGGCTGTCCCATGTTCAGCTGGCTACATCGAAAAATACTCGGAAGACCCAGTGTATCGCTACCTGGCACTGCGGTACACTTCACGCAGGCTCACAGGCGGGTGGCACTTGAAATACACACTGCAGCGCCGTCAGCCGGTGGCAGACTTCCTGGAATACCACAAGATGTGCCAACGACTTAAGGATGAGGGCAAGCCATACCCAAAGAGCATGGGTAGAGGCCATATTGATATTGACAGCGGAGACTACCTGGAGGGAACCGACTACAACCCGAGGATGAACCAGGAGGAGTGTGATGCCCATGCTGTCATCCACCACTGGTGCTGCACCGGGATCGATCCGAGCCGCCTGATGCTGGGGGACAAGGAGTACCCCGCATGGTTGCAAAAGCCTGCCTTCAGGACTCTCCCACCTCCGCATGTTCTCGGGAAGGAAGACCGCTTCCTACCCGCTCGGCCGGGCAGCCGGGTCAGCATGAGTCCCGGGCGCATCAAGGAGATCGCGGAGAAGTATGCCAGCGAGCCCACCGGAGAGCCGATGCGGAACTACACGAAGAGGGCACCGTGGGCACAGCCGTTCGGGGACGTGTTTCCGAGCGAGTTGTACGTGGACCCCAGGACACAGCCAGGGTGGGTGTCCCCCGGAGCCCACCTCAAACGGAAGGCCGACTCGGGACCGTTCAGCCCTTGACAGACCTGGCAATGGCCCAGATGAGCAGAGCCAGCAGGAAACCTCCGGCGACACCTCCACCGACGGCGATGATGGTGGACCGCCTGGTCAAGGTCTTCTGCATTTCGAGCAGCGCGGCCTTGATCTCGGGGTCGATCTCGTGCTGAACCACAAGGCCAGTCTCATCCGGGCGTGCTTGGACACTTCGCCGGATCTGCCGGCTGAACGGGATGATCTGCCCTGACTCAGTGATGTGCCCTACGACGACTTCGGCCATGATGGTCTCCAGAAGAAAGTGCTCCTGGGGAGACTACCACGAAGCCAGCGTCAATGCACGATCAACCGGCCCATGGCGTCATACTCCGGCACGTAGTCGTCCATGTCGTCCACCGTGTAGTCTCCATACCCGTCGCCATAGACTTCTGGCGGGGGTGTGGGCTCGGGCGGGCCAAAGACAGGAGACGTGGGGGGGATCTCGGAGACGGGAGGCTCCGGGGGAGGAAGCGGGTCGGTCGTGTCCAGGGTCAGGAACGGATCGGCACCGCCCTTGAGGATCGCCTGGAAGCCCTCAGGCTGACCTTCTTCAGCCAGTTCAACATCGTTGCGGTAGTAGTACCTGCGCCCATCGGTGCCAGTACACTCGATGACGAAACCCTCCTCCTTGACTGCTGCCAAGATGTCCTGCATGGTGCGCAGAGACACGCCAAGCTCTGGGATCAGGCTCCCGATGGAATGGGCCAGGCCGTCGTAGAGGATTTCCAGGACGCGACGACGCTGCCGCATGGCGACGGTCGGGGCGAGGAGCGTCAGCACATGCTCAGCTCCCTTGAGGTGAGCCTTGGTGGTGAGAGCGGCGAAGGTCATGTCCTCCAGGTTGATCCACAGCTCAATCTCGCGCTTCGCAAACGACTCACCACGATCTACTTCTTGCTGCGCCGTTTCCATGGCCTCGTTGGTCGAGGCCTCGAAGCTATCCACAATCGGCAACTCCCCCTCGTTCGGGTCGAGACCCTTCTCCCTCATCTTCTCAACGATGTACCTGTCCAGCGCGTAGATCGCGGCCAGCTTGCGGGTGAGCGTGACTGCCCGCCCGAGGGTACCTGCCAGAGGGGGGTTCGAGCGGACCAGCTTCAGCGCCTTCTTGTCCAGCTCCCGGGCGAACCTGTCCAGCGCCTTCCGAGCCTGCGGGTCGTTCTTCAGCCAGCACTTGGGGGCGAGATCGCGCATCTGCGCCATGTAGGCTGCAATCCGCATCCGACCCGGGATGTCAGGCTCGATTTCAGACGGGGCGAGGAAGCGCGTGCGCTGCCCCATGGCGATGAAGAACCGAGCCCAGAACCCGCCTGTCATGTCAGACGGCTCCAGCCCCTCGGAGAGCAAGGGGTGCGCGATGGCCGCCAAGATGGACAGCCGAGGGTCTTTGACCTCCCGGCTGCGGGCGTTCCCCTCTCGGCTATTGGCCAGAGACTGGGTGGTGCTCACACAGTCGTACAGGTCCATGTAGGCCTTCTTCACGTCGCTCAGCAGCTTGTCCCCCCTGGACTGCTGAAGAAACCGGGAAAACTCCGGCTCCGGGATCACCCGGTGCTGGCCCCGGCCCAGCTCGTCAATGAGCCCCTGGAATGACCCCGGGCTCTTCCCCCAGCGGTCGGGGACCGCTTCCCCGAGGATGTTCATTGCCGTCATCATGGAAGTCGTCTTGCGGTCCAGCGACGAGTCTCCCACGAGCAGGGTGTAGAGGTTGACGCGATCTCGTCTCGCGCCTGGCCCCCACATGCTCGTCTCCGTGTTGACCAGGGCTGACACGGTGGTCAGCGCCGAGGCCAGGGCGTAGATGAGAGGCGCATCGGTCTGCGCTTCGGTGAAGTAGACGATCTCATGGATGAGACCTTCCCTGGGCACCAGGAAGGTCTTGACGTGTTCGTCAGTGATCATGTTGTCAAACCTCAGGCAGTTTCACGGCTCGTGAGCCCGCACAAGCTCACGCCCCGTCTGGATACCCGAAAGCCCCGGCCGTGGCAAGGGGGGATCAGGTGTTGACTGTACTGTGCCCCTGTGATAGACCCTTATACGTGCGAGGAGCGTGATGGGTATTCGTCAGGTGAAGGTAGAGTTTTCCTTGGCCGATCCTCTAACCGAGGAGCAGGCTGCGTCAGTCGCGTGCATCCCTGGAGTGACCTTCCCCAAAAGGGGGCGCATCCTCACCGCACGCGGGTCGGGGGCCAGAACCGTCGCCGGGGTGCTGCGCTGGCTGAAGGTCGACTTCGAGCACCACCAGGTGGGGCAACCAGACCGGACGACACCGCTGGAGGAGATCCCAGGGGTCTCAGCTTACGCCATAGAAAAGGCCAAGCCCTTCCAGCGGGACGCCCTCGCTTTCACCCAGCGCCTTGGTGGTGGCCTTCTAGAGGTGCCATGCGGTGGGGGGAAGACCTGGATGTTCTTGTGGTGGATCGCCAGCTACCCTGGCAGAGCATTGATCGTGACCAGCTCGGGGGCGCTCTACCAGATCCCAGAGGAGATCAGCAAGCTCTTCGCCCCTGGAGCCATGCCCTACGCCGTGATTGACCGTGAGCAGAGAGCCACGGCCGCCCATGCTAGCATCCGGGATCTGAGCCATGGGCATCCACCGTGGAAGGTGGTCAACCCCAGCACAGGTCAGGTCTACGAGCGCCTCGGGGCCGGGCCACTGCCCAAGGACTTCGCTGAACTAGCAGACCTTCGCCGGGTCGCCGAGATCGGGATTGACTCTGGGTGGAGCAAGGATGAGGAAGATCGCATCTGGAGGGCACGCTGCATCGTGGCGGTGGCCGACGGGCTGAGCTGCGCCGAGACCGCCGTGAGGCTCAGGCGGTCGCAGGACGAGGTGGAGGGGTGGGTAGCGCAACTTCGGGCCCAAATGCGCGCGGACACGTACCAGAAAGACCTCGGCCTGGCCGACGACGTGAAGGTGGTCATCATCCCCAACTACCTGATCACCTCCCGTCGAGAAGCCCTTGCTGCCTGGGGGGCCCCTACGGTTGTGCTGGACGAGTGCCACCATTTCAAGGACCATTCCATCTGGGCGGTAGATGAGGACCAGTCCGGGACGACGTTCACACTCAAGGAGACGCAGGCGGCCACGGCGCACTACCTGAGCCAGAACGCCTCGCGTGTCCTGCTGACCTCAGCCACGCCGCACCCGGATCGTGTCCGCGACTGGTGGGGACAGCTCACCATGATCGAGGGGCCATACTCCTGGGGGCGCTTCCGGGTCTTCGCCGAGCGGTACTGCAACGGGAAGATGAAGCCCATCAGCCGGTTCAACCCCCGGAAGGTGCTGGACTCGAAGGGAAGCTCGAACCCAGAGGAGCTTCGTAGCAGGATCGATCTGCTGCGCTTCAAGGTGTCCCCCAAGGTGACCCATGCCGAGCTGCCCCCTCTGCGCGTGGTGGTCCGTCACGTTCAGCAACGCGACCTCACCCAGGCGCACATCGGCGTGGACGAGCGCGGAGCCTGGGTGTCAGCGAAGCGGGCCGGGACCGCGGGGAAGCTGACCTACATGCTGTGTCTGGCGGCGGCCATGGTTCGACCCCTCGTGGTCAGTGTGCTCGCCGAGAAGATGGAAGCCGGGCAGAAGGTGATCGGGATCACAGGTTGGCACTCAGACTGCAACCGCATGGGAGCAGAGCTGAAGAAGGCCGCCGGCAAGAAGGTGCAGGTGTGGATCGCGCATGGGGGGAACACCTCGCCCGAGGAGCGCAAGGCAGTCCAGGACGCCTACATGGCGCACCCGGGGCCGTGTGCCTTGATTGGCACCCTGGACGCCTGGGGGGAGAGCCGGAACCTGCACGACACGGACTACATGGGGCTCGCCTACGTCCCGTGGACGCCCATCGAGATCAAGCAGATCATCGGTCGAATCTGGCGGCTCGGGATGAGCGCCGAGAGGAACCCCGTGGTGGAGCTGTTCATCGGTCGAGGGACCAAGGCTGAGGATGTCGAGGCTGCAGTCTTGTCGAAGTTCACCGACCTGGCCGCGCTGTGCGACATGGATGATGATGCGCTGGTCGAGGGGCTCAGGGACAAGAGCGACAAGCGCAGCCGGGAGCAGGTGCTCGCGGACATGGCAGCCCGGCTCATGGACACGGATGATGACCGGAAGGTCGCCCGAATCGCCGGCCGGCAGATGGAGTGCGGCGATTATGAGGACAGCGAGACTTGACAGGGGAACCCGTAATCGAGTAGAAGGGGCACAGTGGAGTGCCTGTCAACAAGGAGCACAGGATGGCCAGCCGGAGAAAGAAGAACGATGAGCAGACGATCCCCGAGGTGGTGTCGCTGCCCAGGGTGGTGGAGCCGAAGGAGCACGTACCCGAGCCCATCAGCCCGGTGTCCCCAGCGGTGAAGGCCTACATCAAGGCTCACTGGGCCGCCGACAGGGGTGAGGGGTCCGTGAAAGCGGCCTACACCCTGTTCCTCCCCTTGTCGAAGGCCGAACGGGTGACGGTACAGAAGATCATCCGGGAAGGAGATGCTCCGTGATCCAGTACCCGGAAGCGCATGCTGGCCTCATCCAGAACGGTGACAGATTCCACCTCGCCTTCGTCGTCCCAGACGGCCTTGCTGCGGTCAGCACCTCAGACCTCGGTATCACCACCGATGGCACGCAAGAAACCATGCTGGCCCTAGATGGCCGGGAGTTCTACTTTCTCACGGCTGACGCCCAGGCTCCTGGGGCGATCTTCGCCTCAATCGGGAAAGTCTCGGCAGGGGCTGTCTTTTTCACCATGACCGAAGGCGACCGGCTGATGGAGAACGTCACCGATGTCGACTACATCTTCGCCGTCTCCACCCTCGCCATCCTGGCCGAGCGTTACCTGACGAGCTGGCGCCTTCAAGCCCAGGCGGAAGTCACCAGCGCCAAGAACGGAGGAAAAAATGCAGACAACTGAGGCAATCAACATGCTTCTCCGACTCGCCCCGGCCAAGGTGCGGGCTGCGGGGACCGGCTTCGTCAAGGCCGCGGAGGGGGACATCAGGATGCTCGCCGTGTTGGAGGCCAAGATGCTGGACCTCGGCCTGGTGGTGAAGCGGGTGCAGGAGAAGAAGGAGACGCCCAGCGCGGGGCTCGCCCATTGGCTGTGCCTCTGCCGAACCGCGGGGAATGACAGGGCGAAGCCGGAGGTGCTGGTCAACCTCGACAGCCTGGTGGCGGCCATCCTGGCGGACCAAGCTGGAGTGGACAAGGCCTTGGGCCCGGCGGTCAGCATGATCGCCAGACTTCTCTGAGGGACTCGACAGCATGAAAGCCCGCACGATACGCCTGTACCGCTACATCCTCTCCCTGAGTGGGTGGTTGGCCACGCTAGAGGATGTGTCTTCTGCCTGGACTGACATGACAGGGAAGGACAAGGTGCTGCGTGTGATCGGCGGGTTGCGCCTGGGGAAGGTGCTGCTCGACAAGACCTTGAACGCAGACAATGGACCGGCAGGTCTGATGCGCCGTCTCGGCTACCTCCCGGTTTTCCTACCCCCCGGCGTGTCCGCGACCATCGTCTCCTGGCTCACGGCGCAGTGCGGGTACCAGGACATGCGAGTGGCAGAGGGAAAGCTGCTCCGAGTCTGGGGGGAGGACATCTGCTGCCTTGTCACCCTGGAGGGAGCACTTCTGTCTGGCCCCTACGTCCGAGACGGGAACAAGGATCTGCTCTACATCTGGGCGAGCAAGGCTTTCTGGGCCATCGGTGACGCCGTGGTCCTGGAGCCGGCCAAAGCCCCTGTCTTCTCCTTCGATGATGATGACAGCGGCGGCGGGAGTTTCTGGCACGCGCACAAGGCACCAGGTCGTGGGGACTACGTGGGCGATCCTGACCCCAAGGTGGTCGCCGACCGGCTACGGGCGCATGGCAGCTCCAACGCTCGCAGTGTGCTGATCATCGGCCCCAGCGGGTCGGGAAAGACAACCCTGGCACGGCTGGTTGCCGAGCACATGGGGGGGCGGACCATAATCGCGAATCCCTACAAGCTCGGGTCACCGAGGCGCATGGGGTCGGGCGGCATGAACCTCTCCGGGGTGCTTGAGCTGATCATGATGCTCATGCCGTCGGTAGTGGTGCTCAACGACGTGGACATGGAGGACTCTGAGGGTCTGCTGGACCTTCTGGAGTCTGCCCATGGCAAGACCACGATGATCCTCACGTTCATGGCCGACGACATCAACTGGGCCACCACCGGGCTGCTGGAGGGGAAGAAGGGTGCGACCGGGAAGAGGAAGAAGGGGAAGGAGAAGCCCGGGATGATGACGGGGCGGTTCTACTACTCCGGGATGCGCCCGGGGAGGGTGGACGAGATCATCTTGCTCCCACCACCGGGTGACGTGGAGAGAGAGGTGGTCCTGAGGCACTACAGCCGGGTGTTCAACGTGGACCTTCCCCCGATGAAGGACCTGGTTCCGGCCACCGCTGGCCTGACGCCGGCCTACCTGCGTGAAGTGGTGGACAGGATCGCCAGATTCGGGCTCAGCACCTGGAAGGGCGAAGTCGAAACCGTGCGGCTGACTGCACCCCGAGCAGGGTACTGGCGTGAAGGTGATGATGCCTACATGTCGCTGCAGGATGACTACAAGCGGCTCGCCACGGCCGTGGAAGACCAGCGGTTGACCATGGATGAAACGCGCCAGCTGCTGAGCCTTGCCGAGCTGCCGAGCGAGGACCGACTCAAGCTGGCCAACCTCTTGGACGACATCAAGGCAGTAGCCAAGCTGGGAACAGAGATGGACAGGAGAGAGAGGACGTGATGAACCTCCTGAGCATCGGCATGGTCCAGATCCCGCTGGGCAAGACTCGCACGCTCACCTGTACCTGTCCCTGGGATGGGACCTCGACAGGCCCCGAGTACCAAGCAACCACTGAGACTTACGTGATTGAGCAGATCACGGTAGACGAAGCAGCTTTGCTGCTGAGCCCCATAGGCCCGGGTCTGACCTATGAGAGGGCCCTGAGGGACTACCAGGTCAAGCAGGTTGATGCTGAGTCACACGCTCGGGTAGAGCTGGAGAATCAGAGAATCAAGAGGATGCTCGCCTATATAGCAACAGGAGATCAGAGCCACCTGACCGAGCCTGAAGATCAGGACTGGATTCGCAGGCGAGCCCGAGAGCTTGCTGGTGAACCCCCACGGGCGACTTTGATCAGGCTCCACGCCGGCAGCACTGTGTCTATCATCGTCCGAAATGCAGGGGAGAAGCCCATGCTGTTCCAGGCTATTCTGCCCATCACCATCGTGGAAAAAACAGTGGGTGACGCATGACCACAGCATTTCGGGGTGACAGGCACTTCCTCTCCAACTTCTACCCATGCCGGGTTGAGTACGACGGGATCGTGTTTCCCTCGTCCGAGCACGCCTTCCAGGCGGCCAAGACGGAAGACTGGAACGAGCGGAACCGCATCCGGCTGGCCAAGTCGCCAGCCGAGGCCAAGCAGATCGGGCGCAGCGTGGCCTTGGTCCCGGGGTGGGACAGCGCCAGGCTGTCCGTGATGGGCGGCGTGCTCAAGGCCAAGTTCCTCGGCAACGAGGATCTCATCGTGAAGCTGCTCGCTACGGGTGACAGCCCCTTGGTCGAGGAGAACGCCTGGGGGGACACCTTCTGGGGAGTGTGCCAGGGGGTGGGGGAGAACAACCTCGGGAAGCTCCTGATGTTGCTCCGGCGCAAGCTCAGGGAGCGGCAGGGGAAAGACCAGCCGTTCCTCCCTGCTCCATCTGCACCACGTCAGACAGCACCTCGACCGCCTAGGCAGAACGTGCCTCCCCCTATACAGAATGTGCCCCATTCGAGCGACTTCCCCAGGGAGTGCCAGAACGTCCTGGACCTGTGCCAAGCGTTGGTGGCTGCAGGGGTTTTCAAGTCCTCAGTGGAGGACAAGATCATGGCCATGCAAGCCTGGTCTGAGGACCGTGACGGATTCGCTACGGACAAGATGTGGGCTGCTTTGAGCAACATGCGCACCGCTGTGGAGCAGTCGCGCGACAAGCAGAAATAGTCAGTCTCACCCGGTGCGAGAAGGAGACGACGTGGAAGAACAAGTGCAAGAACAAGTACAAGAACAGAGACAACGGCAGCTCCCGACCCGGGCTTTGCTGGTGGGGACACCACCGCAGGGAACCGACAAGCTGGATGAGACGCTCCAAAGGTACGGGGTCAAAGTGGAATGGAGGAGGCGAGCGTCGAAGTCGAGCCACAAGGGACTACCACCAGGATGTGACCTCGTGGTGGTCAACCGAGACTTCATCGGCCACTCTGACAATGGTGGGATCGTCAGCATAGCCAGGAAAGCTGGGCTGCAAGTGCTCATGCTGCCCTCACGGGGGTCCGCAGCGGGGGAGCTGCTGGAGAAGATGGGGTACACCTCGCAACCGGAAGTGCTGCTTTCCACAAGCGAGCCGAAAACGACATCGGCCAGGTCATTCGGCGTGTCGACAGAACGTGACGCAGCATACTGGCTCTCCTGGCAGACGGCCTTGGCCAAGCACATGACCCCGAGCACCATCAACAAAATCAGCAAGCCGTCCGGTTCGGCTCAACTGCTGGCGCAAATCCGGCGGATAATCTGCGCACACCCGTTGACCACGAACCTGGGCCTGGCGTACAAGGTGCAGATCCCGTCCTGGATGACAGCCACGGACTTGTCCACGTACCGTCGCTGGGCAGGGATGTCCGTGGGCGTGCTGTACCCACGCTGGTCGAAAGCATGGGTCTACCTGGGGACCTACCATACAGCGTGTGGAGAGCTGGGGGTCGAGCCCGTGGACCCGAGCAAGTGGGAGGGGCTGGAGGAAGGAGAGGAGATCAGGCTGGTTGACAGCTTCGACAGCTTGGTGAACGCGATCCGGGTGCAGCCGGAAGATTGCCCTGAGCCTGAGCCCCTCTCAGCACCAGCCCAGAGAAGTCCTGAGCCCGCCCCTGTCCTTGTGCAGCCCAAGCCCGTCGCCCTTGACGACATCCTTCCCCCATGGTCCGTCTTTCCCCCACGACGTGCAGTGCCCAAACCCCCTGCACCTGTGGTGCTTGAGCTGAACCCGAGGGGTGGCACAGACAAGGGCCCGGTGGGAAAGGAGCCAGCCCGGCAAGGAGGATCAAGCTCGGGCCCGAAGCGGGGCCCCCACGAGATCAACCGGCTGCGTGTTGTACCTGAGCCCCCTCCGGCTCCCCCCGCTGTCATTCCTGCCCCTGCCCCTGCCCCTGCCCCTGCCCCTGCCCCTGCCCCTGCCCCTGCCCCCATCGTGAAAAAGCTGCCCGAGTGGATGGATGGTGATGTGCAGACCGCGATGACCATGCTGTTCACCGAGATGCAGCGGGTGGGTCTCGTCTCGCTGTCGGTCAGGAACGAGGATGGGGACATGAAGCTGTCGTACAAGTACCGCAAGGTCGTCGTGATCGAGGAAAGTGGCGATTTGGACGGACTGGAATAGGAGGTTGCTATGCTGATTCTGCCCCCACCCTACACGCTGGACTACCGGCTGTCTCCGCACTTCAGCTTGCGGGAGCTGACCTGGACTCTCCACCGGGGGTACCTGGAGCGAAACATCGAGGAGGCCATCCCGTTCATCGAGACGGCGCTCATCCCGCTCTGCCAGGTCATGGAGACGGTGCGGTGGATGTGTGGTGGCCACCCGATCTCCGTGCATAGCGGCTTCCGATGCCCTGACCTGAACACCGCGATTCACGGCTCTCCCACCAGCCAGCACAAGCTCGGCGAGGCCATGGACTTCCACGTCATCGGGTTGTCCGTCGAGGAAGTCTGGATGATGATCAGCAGCTCTGACCTCCCCTTCGGCCAGTGCTTGTGTGAGGGCCCGGCCATGGGGTCCTGGACCTGGGTGCATCTGAGCCTCGGTGCCCCATGGAGAGCGGCCCGCAAGTGCGGGCAGTCATTCCAGGTCGTGGCCTGAGGTAGCCTCAATGCGCCGTGCCACGTTGATCCATGCTGACTGTGTGGTGGCCATGAAGCGGCTGAGAGCGGAGTCTGTGGACGCCATCGTCTGCGATCCACCCTATGGGCTGGAGTTCATGCACAGGGATTTCGATGTGCTGGGTGACGGTGCAGCACAGCAGGCCTGGCACTCCCGATGGGCTGCCGAAGCACTCCGCGTCCTGAAGCCTGGCGGCTGGATGCTGGCCTTCGGTGGCAGCAGGACGTACCATCGGCTCGCCTGCGCACTGGAGGACGCTGGCTTCGAGCTGCACGACTCGCTCCACTGGGTCTATGGGTCAGGCATGAACAAGGTAGGCTATTTGTCCTACATGCTGGAGCGCAAGCTGTGCCACAAGGTCGATGGGCAAGCCGTCTACAAGAGCGACGGTGTGCCGATGCAGATGGCGCCCCCGTTCCGCCACCCTGACGCAGACAGCCTGTGGGGCTGGGGCGGCGCGCTTCGACCTGCCGTTGAGCCCATCGTGCGGGTGCGCAAGCCATTCTCGGGGACGCTGGTGGCCACCGTCCTGCGGCACGGTACAGGCGGGCTGAACATCAACGGCTGCCGCGTGGCAACGGGGGAGGAGATCAGCACGCACAGTCACCGGGAGCACGGTGCTGCTGCTGGTGACCCGGACTACGGGACATTCGCCGCACAGGAGACGGTGCAGAGCGAGGGGCAGAAGCTGGGGCGCTGGCCTGCGAATCTGCTGTTGACGCACGTCGAAGGTTGCCGCATTGTGGGCACTACCGTGGTCAAGGGCGACAGCCGGGCAGGTCAGGCCAAAGGGGCAAGGCCTGGCGGGTTCGGGGATGTGGGGTCAGATAAAGGAGACAGCCGGCCGGCGGGGACTCTGCATGGTGATGAGGCCGTGCAGCAGTGGGAATGTGCCCCTGGCTGCCCTGTGGCGGCGCTGGATGCGCAAGCAGGTGGTGGCCACGGTGCATCAGCTCCGGCGAGCAGCCCCCTCGGCGTCGGGCGTGCCGACTACGGCATCCTGAATCCACGAGCGGCAGGGTTTCGCATAGAGGGTGGAAGTGCCTTTCACAACGATGGCAAAGGGTCCGTGTCGAGGTTCTTTCCCACCTTCACCTGGGAGGATGAGGACTTCTTGCCCCTGATGTACCAGGCGAAGGCGGCACGGAGTGAGCGTGAGGCTGGCTGCGATGCACTCGCGGTGAAAGAAGGAAGGAAGATAGGCAACAATCACGCGACCGTGAAACCCGTTGCCCTCATGCGCTGGCTCGTCCGCCTCGTGACCCCGCCTGGGGGGCTCGTGCTCGACCCATTCGCCGGCAGCGGGACGACGTTGATCGCTGCAGTCAGAGAGAGTGCCGAGAACGTGAAGCAGGGGAAGAAGCCCATCTACGTGATCGGCATCGAGAAAGACAAGAGCTACATCCAGATCGCGCAGGCCCGAGTGGCACATGCGCTTAGGAGCAGATCGTGAAGCACAACCAGATCGCCATCTTCATCCTCCTGGGAATCCTCGGCTGGTTTATCATCGGCATGGCCATCGGGTTGCATCGAGGGCGGAAGTCTTGCCAGGACACGCCCTGCATCTGTTCCAGCTACGACCCAGGGGAGGAGATCGTGCCCGAGGACAGCACGCCATGAAATCTCACCCGGATGCTTGACACGGAGGGACAGGCACAGTACAGTCACCATGCCTCAAGGAGCCCCAATGAAACCCCCCCACACCCACGTCTTCGTCGCCACCCATGAGCACTCCCTCTCGGCCAAGGCCATTGCTGCCCAGCTGCAGCTCATTCCCGGCGTCACTACTGGCCACCATGAGGACTCTGACTGGGGGGTCGGCGGCTGGAACGACGTGATCCACGAGGTAAAGAGGGCTGACGTGCTGATGGTCACGTTCAGCCCGTCCATGCTGACTTTCGCGATGGGCTATGCCATTGGAAAAGGCAAGCCCGTGCTGATGATCGCCACTGCGCCTCTACCCCTGATGCTGCCGGACGGCATAACCCTGGTTCCCGACCTGGACCGGGCAGTCGCCTGGCTTCGGGGTTTCCAAGAGGCAGCCGGGGACAACAGCATCGAGGAGTGGGACAGGAAAGAGGAGTGGTGATGGTCACCATCGCTGACCTGTTCGCGGCTTGGCCGAGCGGCTTCCTGCCCACCCCTGGGCTGGTTGGCCGACGCTGGATGTGCGTGAGCTTGAGCAATGCTGACGGGCAATCCCGCTGGGTCGACAGAACCGCCACCATGTTCCTGCGCCTCCCAGACCATGCCAGACTGCCCAAGATTGCTGCTACCTTGACTGACGGCGACTTCCTCCCTGACCTGATCACGGGCGGCCCTGCGACGTGGGGGGCTTGCCTGGCTGACCTGTGGGCAGGGGTCGTTGAGAAGATGCCTGACATGCACGTCACTCCGGCCATTCCAACAATGGGGTTCACCTGGAGCGCAAGGTCACCGTCGGGAATGATTTGGGGCCTGGATGGTGGCCAAGGGCAGGAGATTTCCTTTGTCCAGACTGAAGCCCAAGGTGGGCCGAGGGTCTACTACTCCAACACCAGGTGCTCATTCGATGCACCTTTGCACACACTCAATCCGGCGTTGGCCTTGTGCCGCTGCCGAGCAGCTCTGAGGTGAACCATGGGAGAGAAAATGAAGCCAGTGATCTTCCGCGTCTATCCGGGTGATTTCGGGAGCCGCATCAAGATGCTGGACGGCACGATGCTGATCAATGGGGAGGTGGACCTGACCTGCAACAGAGCCGTGAAGATGGAGTTCGTGCGGCTGCTTGCCAACAGCTGGGACGACGACAACCCCGCCGCGATCTCCCTCATCAAAGACGGGGACATCTACTGGATTCTCGACGGGCAGCACCGATGCGCTGCCGTGAACCTGCTCAAGCGGCCTGTGGACTTCCATGCGTTCATCATCGACCTGAAGAACGTACACAAACCGCTGACCCCCATGATGAAGAGGGTCAACACCACCCGGACGTTCAACCTGATCGACACCCTGAGCCGGGACAAGAAGCGGTCCCCCTGGCCTGCGGAAGCGGAGAGCAGGGGGCTGGCCCCCGTATTCATCACCTCCAAGGTCAAGCTGGCCTGGACGAACATGATGCGGGCGACATGGCTGGCCAAGCAGGCGACGAGGCGGTTCGAGAAGGGGCAACCCGATCCTTGCGGCATCGGCGGGACGCCCAACCAGGACGACTTGATCAGCACCTGGTTGGACACCCCCAGGGCCGAAGTGGCGGCGGTGCTCGACGCCATCACCTGGTGGGAGGCCAACGTGGCTATCCCAGCCAAGAAGCAGCGGCGGATTTCTACCCCCCGCACTGTGAATGGCATGTTCTGCGCCATCCTGCTGTACCAGGAGAACATGCGGGACAACAAGGCGGCCCTGGAGGACGCGCCAAGGCGCCTGCTGGACTCGGCAGAGCTGCTCAACACCAACAGCGCCGCGCAGGGTTCGAGCCGGCAGTCCAGCAAGGGCTTGCTGATGGCGTACCTCAACGGCATCAACTACCTGCGGCGGGTCCACCTGGTCCGCGTCTTCGGCATGGAGTAGCACCCAAGCCATCTTCGAGTCTGCTGTGAACACTGCGTCCTAGTGCGTGATGACGTTGCTGATAGAAAGGCTACCCCATGACCCCCGCTGACCCCTGCTACATCCTCACCTCCGAGTGCGAGGGCGTGCTGGCCGGCTGGGTCGGCCCCGTCGTCGTGCGCGACGGCATGGGCGAAGAAACCGCCGTGGTCGTCCTTGATGGCGTGATCGTTGGCGCCAGCGGCGAGTGGCGCCCGGGTCACACTGACGTGACGGTGCTCCTCGACGCCGGCCGCCCCGAAGTCAGAGACCGCCTCGCCCGCTGGCTCGCCGGGAGGCTGGGCGTGGAGTGCGGGACGACGGCGCCGATGTTCCGCGTGGTAGTCGAGGATGGCGTGCTGTTCGCCTACCTCACGGCCGGCGACGGGTGGACCCACTGGTTCACAGCGGCACCCAGCGGGGAGTGGTACACCCAAGGGCTCGCCGACATCCCCCTCGACTCCCCCGACCGCGACGTGCTGGCTCTCCTCGCCGTCTGCCGGGCGGTGGGGAGGCTCACATGATCCCCGCTGACCTCGACCTCGCCCGAGCCTGCGCCCAGGCCATGGTGGCGCGCGGGTGGGTGACCCGATGACCATTCCCGACCTTCTCACCGCCCTCCGCGCCGATCCCGCCCTCGCGCTGGGGCTGCATGGGGCGCTCTGTGACCGACGCCAACCTCCTGCCGTGAATGTGGCCATCTGGCTGCCTGGCTCCGTAGCCGATGGCCGCGCCGTAAAGTGGCACTGCGAGACCCTCGCCCGTGTCCTGATCGCCGAGGCTTGGGACGGGGGCTATTGGCACGCCCCGAGACCGTACTTCACCGGGGAAGTGCCCTGCTCCTCCACCGAGGCCGGGATCGCCCTCTGCTCCGAGGCCCTGACCGCGGCAGGGTGGGTGGTGCATCGGCCGGACGGGGGTGGAGCGTGACCAGCAAGGCCGCGCGTCGCCAGGAGCGCCGGGAGCACCAGGCGGCGCTGCGAGCTTCTTGGGATGCCAACCAGGTGCTGCGCAAGGCTGCCCGGAAGGCTGCCGCCGATGCCGCCCTGGAAGCCGCCGAGGAACGCAGGCGGGAAGAACGCCGCGAACGGCTGCGGGTAGAGCGGGAGGCTTCCGCTGCGGAGCACGCCAGGTGGGAGGCCGAGCAGGCTGAGTTGCGCCGCGCCCGCGAAGCACACGCCATGCTGGCCCGGCGTCGTGAGCAAATCGCACTGGACCTGACCGATGGAGAGTACGGCGAGCTGCAGGCCGCTCGGCAGGAGCTTCTGACGCTGCTGGCTCGGTTCGGGCAGCGGCAGGAGCCCGCCCGTCCCCGCTGCCGCATCCTTGGTGGGCGCCTCGGACTGCTGATGCTGATGGCGACAGCGTGTGGAGCTTCGATGCCTGACCTCGATGCTGATCCTGAAAGGTGGTGACCATGATGGACGTGAAAACCGACGTGCAGGCGCTGGCGTGTGCCCAACGACTCGCTACGGACCTTGGCCCCGGCTGGGAGCCCTACATCTCCGTCAGGAGTCAGAAGCTCACATGGGGTGCCAGGCGGCCCGCGGGGCGGTACTACATCATCGACGTGCGGCCCATGGCCGAGGGCGATCCGCCCCGGCTGTGGCAAGCGGCTGTGATGTCGCCGCTCACTGTCAACCATGACAACATCGCCGACGTGCTGGGTCCGCTGGCAGCGATCCGGATGACTCCGCGCGAGGCGCTGGAAGTGCTGGCGCTGCTGAGCGTGCGGCAGCTTGCGGACGCGACCGTTGTGGATGCCGCGCTGGATGCCGCATGGAGGAAGCTGTGATGGACTGGAACAGTGAAGAGGGCCGAGCACTGCTGCGGCTGGCGTACCCCGTGGGCGTGCTGAACGTCGCGGGCGTTACGTCAGTCGCGGGCTGGTGCTGCGTTCACGTTGACCCGCCGGATGGTGACCGGGCAGGCACCGCGTGGTGGCTGCGCATTCTCCCGCCGGTGGCGCCGCACTGCAGCAGCAGGTGTAGCGACGCACTCGCGATGTTCTTGTACGAAACGCTCGATGGCGTGTCGTTCCTGCGCGATCCGCGACATGACGACGCCGACGACGCGGTGCTGCGCCGGGCTCTTGCCGAAGGCGATCTTCTCCCCCTGCCCGACCCGCAGGACGTGGCGACCTGGGCCTGCCTGCTGGCTGACCTTGCTGCTGCCATCGAGGTGACGCCGGAACGTGCGCAAGAGCAGGGAGGGGTGACGATCTTCCAGCGCAAGCCCTGGACAGGCTTTGCCTGGCATCGCTATGAGCCCGAAGAGCCTGGCGACGTTCCCGCGGGGATGGCCCGCTGGACCCTGGCGGTGTTCGATGCTGGTGGTGTGTGCCACTTTGACATCTACCTGCCCGATGGTGTGTCCGACGCAGATGGGGGTGCCGAAGCCCTGATCCGTGCCCGCGCCCAACTTCACACGGAAGGGAGGTAGCCATGCCTGATACTACTGATCCGACCTTGCATCCAGCCTTCCGGCGGCAGGTCCCGGTTGCAGCCGCGTGGCACAGATTCCTTTGCCAAAGCGGATCAGTGGCCGAGGCTTTCACGTCGTTGGATGCTTACGCATTTGGTCATAACTGCACACATGCCGCCCAGGAAGTCGCGTACAGGGAGAAAAACCATCAGCCGCCCGTAGGCACTGATCCGCATGACTATGATGCTCTCAACGGCTGTACCATAAGATATGATCAAAACTTCAATATCCTGCTGTGTTGCCAGTGGTGCGGAGCCGTCCGGCGCAAGGTGTTGGCGCACGAAGTTGCCACGGTGCTTGGTGCTGAATGGATGTGGCTATGATCCCCCAGCCCGAAGTGCTCCAACGTCTCTACCCCTGTGCCCCGGGGCACATCCCGTCGCGCCCTTGGTGGACCGGCGACCACTTCCACGCCATTCGCACGCGAGCGCCCTGGCACGTCGTTCACGTCGTTGACCTGCCCGCGGCGCCCCACTGGGCAGACGCCCCCAGGCCAGGCGTCTACCGTTGGAAAGACGCCGATTGGCAACAGCTTTTGGGTGCTTGTCGCTCACAGGCGTTGCAATGTGCAGACGCCGAAACCAGAAGTCTGGTCTGCTGGGCGCCCTACAAGACGGCCTTCACTGACCTGGAGGCCGCGATGGCGGACACTGACGGGCGTCTGGCGCCGCTGCCGCATCCTGGCCTGCGGGTCGGTCAGGTGTGGGGCCGCGCTGATGGTGAAGGCGTCCACGTCATGCAGATCATGGCGGTCGACCGCGCCGGGTCCTTTGCTGTCTACGCTGAAAACTCACTGGGAGCTGCACATGCACGGCGTCATAGCCAGCCGGACTTGGACAGCGCACATGCGCGCTGGTCCTCTCCTGCTGAGTGCATCAACATCCTGCTGACAGGCTGCGCCCTGCTTGCCGATCCCTGCTGCCCCTGGATGGCGCCGTGGGCGCCCTGCGCGGAGGCGTCCGATGTCTGACCGCACATGCTGGTGCGGTGCCCCGTCGCTGGACCAACATGGGCCGCCGCACTGCTCTGCTTGCCCCGTTTGCGGGGAGTCCTGCTGCGCAGTGTTGACGCGTGCGGAGGCAGACGCCTACGCAGCGACGTGGCCGCGCACTACGGAGCTGCGGCTACGTGCGGTCCTAGAGGTGGAACGCGGCGACACGGCCAGGCTCTGCTCACGGTGCTTGGCAGACCTGTGGACGGAACGCCGGGCAGACCCTGCTTGGAAGTACGCAGGCGCGGGCAAACTGACCCGGGTGGAAGTCGCGGCCGAAGCTGAGGCGGCTGCCGCTGTGAAAAGGCAGAAACATGCTGTGGTGTAGTAATGGACAACCACTGCACCTTGTGGGGGAGCCATGACTGCTACCGCCTGCATCACGATACTGATGGGCTTGATCAGCCTCGTGCTGCTCGTCGCTCACCGACAGAACCTGCGGCACACCACGTGCATCCGTGAACTGGAAGTGACACTGCACGAGGCGCATCTAGCGCTCTTGCCGTTTCATCACGCGGCGTGCAGGAGAACATGGCGGGAGGACCAGGGCCGCTTGCGCCTGGGCATAGTACCCGAACAGGGCTCCGCTGTGCCCCTGGCTTTGTGGGTAGACGACTTGTGGCGCGCTGCTCATGCTTATGCTGATGTGTCTCGCTCTCTCAACGGGCTTGACCAGCCGGAGGTCGTCGTGTTGCCCTCTACCGATTCCGACCGGGGGAGGGGGCCGTGCCGGGAAAAAACATCCCTGGGTGCTTGACGCGAGGGGGCCGGGCACAGTATAGTCACCTTCATGGCGCCCACCGGGCTGCGGCGCCTCACCACAAGCAGCCCACCACCGCTCGTCAGAGCAAACCCGGAGAGAAAGACATGGAAGACCTGATGCCCACCCTGAAGGCCGTTGAAGCGGCTGCCGTTCGCTACCACGCCACGATCCTCTTCCCCCAGAAGGTGCTCGGCACCAAGCCCGAGTCCCCGGAGGTTCTGGCGGCCCACCTGGAGCGGCTCGGGGTCGCCAAGGACGAGATCCGCCGGCAGGTGGCGGCGCTCCGCACCGAAGCCCAAGAAGCCGGAGCGGAAGAGGAGGCTGATTTCGTGGAGAGCGCCGAGAAGAAGGCGCGCACCACCTTCCTCTACGACGACGACGGCCCCGTGCTCCAGGCCGTGCAGTTCAACGCCATGCTGCGGGAGATGCTGTCCTGCCGAGGGACCTTCGTGAGCAAGAAGGGCACGAAGCAGACCTTCCAGCACATGCTGAGCTTCCACGCCCTCGACGCCAGCGGCAAGACCCGGCCGGCGGCCATCTACGACATGATCCCCACCTACGACGCCATCACGGGCAAGCGTCTCACCGAGCCCACCGGCACGGTCGAGATGACCGCGAACGTGTCGACCCCGATGGGCCCGCGTTCTATTGTAAAGCAACACCGATACATGGAGAACGTGCGCATCTACCTGGAGATTCGCGTCAACGCCAACGCGCGGATCGCGATCCCCGACGCCGAGATCGCCGCCTGCCTGGCCTGTGCCCAGACCGACGGCATCGGCGCCTGCCGGTCCCAGGGCTACGGCACCCTCCGAGTGGAGCGCCTGGTCCGGATCTAGGGCTACAACATGGCCAAGAGCGACTAGCTGATCATGCGACCTGGCACATCCGTGTCGGGTCGCATTTGGTCATTCAGGCTCACCTTCCATTCCCTTCCACCTCGACCAACCACGCCAAACCGCTCCGTGTCGACTCGACATACCCATCCACCCCGTATCGACTCGACTGGCCAACCCCCTCCTTCTCGACTCGACGTGCCGTTTCGCTCCCGACCACCCCCACTCGACGGGCCCCGCCGTGCCTCACCAGCCCGCCTCGACAAACCGCACCACACCAGTCTGATCCGCGCCTGTTCGACGTGCCGTGCCCCTCCCTCCCAATCCTGCTCGACGCACCATTCCGCACCCGTGCGACTCGCGTTCATCCCACCCCGACTGACCAGGCCATGCTCGTCCAAGCCACTTCTTCTCGACTAGCCGAACCCGTCCGACCCGGACCAGCACGACGTACCCGCCCGAGCCGCCCCTTCTCCGGCCTGCTTGACGAGCCGTATCCGCCCGGCCCGGCTCATACCCAACCTGCTCGACGGTCCCTACCACCCCTAGTCATCCCTGTTCGACTGGCCGAGCCATCCCCTCTCGTCTCAAGCCTCTCCGACGTACCGGTCCCCCCCGCGCCGTCTCGACAGGCCAGACTCATCCTCTCCATGCCGCCCCTTCTCGACATGCCGCACCCGTTCGCGCCAACCCAGTTCGACAAGCCCTGCCGCCCCAGTCTTCTCCTGATCGACAGGCCCCGCCACATCACGCCTCACCTGTTCGACTGTCCCAGCCGTGTCTACCCCATCCTGTTCGACGGGCCGCACCTCCCCCTTCCGCGCCACCTCGACTGCCCAAGCCCAGCCCCGCCCCACCAAGCCGCTCCCGCTCGACTGACCGTGCCGATCCGAGCCAGTTCACCTCGACAAGCCAGGCCCGACCGGATCGCCTCCTCTCGACACGCCATGCCCCTCCATCCCCCTCTGACGAGCCGAGCCCAACCCTCCCGCTACATGCCTGTTCGACATGCCGTACCAGCCCACTCCGGTTCGACCCTCCGCGCCACGCCGCCTCGTCCCCATCCTGCTCGACACTCCGTGCCCCCCCGGCCCCCCTCAGATCGACCGGCCGCGCCCGGCCTCGCCGCACCTTTCCACCTCGACCGACCGTGCCGTGCCCTCTCCCCTCGACAACCCTTGCCTCGCCAAGCCAGCGCCACCCTGACTGACCAGACCACCCCCAGCCGCGTCCGACTGGCCGAGCCCGACCCTCCCGCTACATGCCTTCTCGACGTACCATCCCGTCCCTCTTCCGCCCTCTCCCCTTCGACGCACCCCCTCGCCCCCCGTGCCAGGCCTCCTCGACATACCTTACCGCTCCCGTTCGCGCCGGTTCACCCCCGATCTCCTTGACTGACCCAACCACGCCCAGCCGGGCCCCACCGCCTCGACCTACCGCGCCGCACCGGTCCATGCCCGACCGATTCGACACACCACTCCAGACCCACCCACCACGACGAACCATGCTGCCCCTTCCCGATCCATCTTGACAGGCCGCACCAGACCCTTTCACGCCGACTTGACGGACCACACCTCTCCCTCCCGCACCGACTCGACTCGACATGCCAACCCATACCACGCCAAGCCCACTCGACGTACCTGGCCTGCCCCAGCCCGCCCTGTTCGACTGGCCCGCTCTCGTCCTGCCCCCCCGAGCCCTTTCGACATGCCCTCCCAACCCCCGCCCTCTCGACGTACCGTACCATGCCGTGCCGACCCGCGTCTGTTCGACTCACCATCCCCATTCTCACCGTTTCGACATGCCAGGCCAAACCACTCCTACTCGACTATCCCAGCCATCCCGCACCGCCCCGACTGGCCATGCCCTTCCGGCTCATCCCACCTCAGGCTATACTCGACATTCCTGACTGCTCCAGCCTCTACTTTTCGACTGGCCAGGCCGAGCCCCCCCACGCTGCATCGACAAGCCCAGCCCTTCCCACCCACGCCCACTTGACAGGCCGCGCCACTCCACTTCGCGCTAGCTCGACAGACCATACCAGACCTGGCCCAGCCACGCCGCGCCTGTTCGACAGGCCCTGCCTCCTCTTGCCCTGCCCGTTCGACTCGCCACGCCAAACCGCGCCAAACCCCACCTGCTCGACAAACCGACCTGCTCCTGACCCGCTCTCACCCATCCTGTTCGACAGGCCACCCCGTTCCGGTACGGCCCATTCCAGTTCGACAAGCCAAGCCCACCCGATCCGCTCCCTCTCGACACGCCATACCACGCCGCGCTGAGCCTCCCCCGCCCACCTCGACTTGCCCCACCTTGCCGCTCCGACCCCGCCCGACTCGACGTGCCCTGCCATCTCGTTCCATGCCAACCCAGTTCGACTGACCAGGCCTGGCCCGCCCTCTCCACGTCATCTCGACTGACCAGACCAGACCATCCCCGTCCATATCGACAGGCCGTGTCTTCCCGACTCATCCCGCTTCATGTTCGACTGACCGCGCCATGCCCGTCCATCTCGACACTCCGAGCCCCCCCGCTCCAGCTCATCTCGACGTGCCCCGCCCGCCCTCTCCACATCACCTCGACTGGCCACACCGGCCCCGTCCTCGCCCCGCCGTCTCGACACGCCACGCCTCTCCGGCCCGTGCCACCTCGACAACCCTTGTCACACCCAGCCTGCTCGACCGACCGCGCCTTCCCGCACCTCGCCTGCTCGACATTCCATGCCAGTCCGTGTCATTCCGGCTTGACACTCCACGCCTGTCCTGCCCTAACCCCCTCGACTATCCGAACCTGACCCCTCCTACCCCTATCTGACTAGCCAGGCCGGGCCGGGCCTGTCCACGCCTCCTCGACTACCCACTCCCATCCAAGCCGACTCTCTCGACTCTCCCGTCCGATCCTGTTCAGCTTCGACTTGCCACGCCAGCCCACATCCGACCCCTTCGACACGCCGGGCCAGCTCCCCTCGACGCGCCATCTCATCTCACGTCTTGCCTGTTCGACTAGCCCATCCTGTACCGGTTTTCCTGGCTTCTGAAGGAGGTGTGAAATGGCCAACAAGCTGACCGATCCTGTCCTGCGCGAGCGTATCATGGTGCTCATCCTGGAGGACCCAGGGGGCATGACCGTGGATGACCTGGCGCATGACCTGAAGGCGCCCAAGCGTGCAGTGACCGAGGAGGTCCACCGCATGACCCAGTGCGGTCTGGTGGCGCCAAGGCTGTACCGCTTTCATCATGCCGTCGGAGCCGGCAGGATTCATGTCCTGCACTCAAAGATCCAGGCGAAGATCATCACGGCCATACGGGAGAACGGGCCACTTTCCGCAGATGATCTAGCTCGGCTGGTCGGTGAGGAGGGGACCAGCGGGGGGTTCAAGCGAGCCTGCAGAGACCTGCACGACTGGGCAGAGGTGAGTCCCCCGGCGGCCGTGTGGCCCGCATCCGTCCTGACGGAGCAGGAGCTTGGGCGGAAGAGCTGACTACGGCCCAGCCACCACCACCTTGAAGTCTCCGGTGCCCCCCGAGTAGCCGCAGATGTTCAGGGAGTAGGTGTCTCCCGGGCTTGCGGTGAAGGACAGGCTCTCCTCGGTCGTGGACCGCGTGGTGCCATAGGTGCCGCTGTAGTAGCCGGAGGACCACCAGCCGCTGAAGAGGTCGTAGTCCCCGGTGGGGCTGTCCCAGGTCGCCGTGACCGTCCAGATCCCGGTGGTCGAGGGCGTGAACACGCAGCTCTCGAAGTCGGCGGACATGTGGGCCGAGCTGTAGCAGTAGCCACCGCTCGCCAGGGTCGTGTCGATGTTCCCGCACAACACCGTGAGGGTGTCGAAGGTCCCGAGGTCGATTCCGCAGAAGTGGGAGCACTCCGGGGTCTCCCACGGGCTGTAGCTCATCCCGGCGAGCGTGGTGCTGCTCAGGGCAATGTCGCTGAGGCCGGTCACGTCCTCCGCGGACACGGTGTACCTGATGTCCGATCCGAGGTCGTAGCAGGAGTCGAAGGGAACCTCCACGGTGGTGACGGTCCCGGTCCAGGTGAGGTCCGCGACGGCGTAGGTCATGGTCCCGGTCTCGGTGCCGGTCAACGTGTCCACGGTGACGGACCCGCCCGTCAGCCCCTCGGGGTCCGGGTCGGAGGTGATGATGGTCACGGCCAAGCTGTCGTCGCCCTGGACGGCCCCGGTGATCGAAACCACGGGAGGGTCGGGGAGGTCCACGTCGGTGTCGCTGTCCGCGTCCGCATCGGCGTCTGAGTCCGCATCGGCGTCAGCGTCTGAGTCGCTGTCAGAGTCAGCATCGGCATCCGTGTCGGCGTCGGTGTCTGAATCCGCGTCCATGTCAGCATCACTATCGGCATCGGCATCCGTGTCGGCATCGGCATCGGCATCGCTGTCGGTGTCCGAGTCGCTGTCGGCATCGGTGTCAGCGTCACCCTCGGTCTGGGTGTCGTCGGGGTTGATCTCATCGAGGTTGGGACGAACGTGGAAGGCGAGGTCTGACTGCGCCGGCTCCCCGGTGTCAGTCTCCCAGCGGGCACAGGCGAAGGTGAACAGGAAGATCGAGAGGGAGTGCATGGGAGCCTCCAGGTGGAGAGTGGTTCAAGCGGGAGCGTAGCACATGCCAGAGCCGGGGGGCAAGCAGAAAGGGTTGACACGGTGAAAAGGGCACAGTATAGTCTCCTCCAGTACCAGTATGAAGGAGTCCAGCACATGAGAGAGCCACCCCTGGTCTACATCGGGCACCCGCTGTTCAGCGACGGGAGTGACCCGGCCTGGGCCGACCATGACCACAACCTGGCACGGTATATGCACTTCGTGGCCTTGTTCACGAACCTCGGCTGTGCAGTCTCCTGCTGGTTGCACCATGACGTGATGCACAGCATGGAGATGTGCAAGCCAGCCCCAGACGACGTGGTGCACTTCTACCTGAGCCGGGACAAGGCCATGCTGCTCCGGTCGGACTTCTTCATCCAGACTGGCCCCTGCCGTGTCTCAACCGGCCTGGCCCAGGAGCGAGAGTGGGCTGAAGATGCAGGAATGAGCATCATCCACCGCGCCGAGTGGGACGAGCCAGACTACTGGCCCCCGACCGATCCTGATTGTCTTCCCCCCGACACGCGGCTGGACATCATCCACCGGATCAGCACGGCAGCCACGTACAACAGCAGGGCCCTGGTGGAAGCCTCCCGGCAGTTTCTCCCGTCCCGGGAGCGGCCCTTCCCGACCAGAGAAGAGCAGCTTGCCGCGTTCCCGGATGCAGTCTATTTCCTTGGTGACGTGCCACCGCCTGGGCTGCATGTGACGGTCCATCAAGTCGGTGGTGAGTCGTGGGTCGGTGAAGTGATGGGAATGGTCTCGGGTGACTCGTCCAGCACTGGAGGTATTCCCAAGGGATGGTGGTCCGTTCGCCGGCCGGGGCACTGGCAGCGCAGCAGCAACGGCACGTGCTACATGGCAGATCAGCCGGACACCCCGCAGGACAAGCCGATGGACTTGCTGTTCTACCCGCCAGAGCTTGGCCTGGCGCCTGTCCTCAGCCCGGAGGACTTCTGATGCCGAAGCTGTCATTCAACATCCCAGGAGACCCAGCTGCCCGTGCCGCATACCGGCGGGTAGTGGGCGATGTGCCAGTGGCACAAGTGGACGGCACGGAAATACCATGGCAGCTCGGGTTCTACCTGTGGCCTGATGGTCGGCAACGGAGCTACCCCCCCGGGAAGAACCTGGACGCCTGTAGGGCAGCCACCGTCATGGACATCGTGCCGGGTGACGAGCTGGCGCGGAACAGCCGAGGGGAACGTGTCGTGACCGCTCGCGTCCATCCTGCCCAGCAGGCTGCGGTGGAGAACGCCTTGATCCTCGCTGGACTGAACCATGACTGACCTGACGCTCTTGGGGAGCAAGATCATCCAGGCCGAGGCCGAGCGGCAGGCCAGGGAGGTCTACAACGCCCAGCGTGAGGCTGGCCTTCACACGCGGCACTGGGAGGGGAACCCGGAGTGGTGGCAGGGGGTGATGGTGCAGGTACACCTGCGGCTGCTGGCCCAGGTGGACAAGCGGCCAGAGAGCCTGGACACGCTGCTGCGCCTTGGGGCAGAGCACGACCAGCGGTTCCAGGTGGTCCAGGTTGGCGCCTGGTGGAAGCATCGTGTCTTTGGTGAGCTGGTACCAGAGCTGAGCTACGAGGACTTGCCCACCGCACAAGCTGGAGCGGCAGAAGCGAAGGCTACCTGGTGGCGCGGTGTGCGTGCTCTTCCCTGGCCTCGGGTCGTCGCCGAGTTTCAGGACGCCACGCAAGGTGTTGTGGAGTTCCCGCCCACGTCGTACTAGTTGCAGTTGCAGTTGGTGCAGCCGAAACACCAGCTGCCACCGGCAAACTCCTCCCAGATTTCCTGGGAAAGTTCGCTCTCCAGCTCTCGCTCGTACAGGGGGGCCTCGTAGGCTGCCTTTGGCTCCTGACGCTCGACGGGCTCCATCCCTGTGATCTGCGGCGTGCTACGTCTCGTCATGGTACAGTCCGAGACAATCTCCTACGACAGCATCCGAGGCGCCGAGCGTGTAGTAGTTGGGATTCGCGCCGTCATAGCGCGTGGCGCCAAGCAGGTCCACGGGGACAAAGCCCATATCGTAGCCGTAGCCGATCTCCTGCTCAGTGTTGAAGTCCCGATACTCGATCCGGCGGCGGACCCATTCACCGTCTCGCGTCTTGTTGCGATTGGCCGGCGTTGCGCCGGAGTAAGAGTCCCGTTTCCAAGCTCCCATCAGCGAGATCAGCGCCGCGCCCCCGGGCTGTAGTACATGCCCGTGGGCCCGCCCGATACTATTGATGTACCGCTGTGCGATGTTGTGGTCAAAAGCCGTGAGCGTCGTGTCGCACGTCATCGTAGCTGTGGACCCAGTTGCAAACCCGCCGTACAGGTGGCCGTCGGGCTCCGCGCCAAGTGCCCCAGCGGTGTTCCACGGGCGTATCCACGCCCCTTGCAGGAACGCGCTGAAGCTGACGCCGTTTTTGTAGGCGATGGCGATACCCTTGGGGGATTCCCAGGCGCGCACCAGCCCGGCAGCGCCGGTCACGATCACGCCAGCACGGTCGTAGCCGTTGAATCTCACGGCCCCCATAGGGGTGGCCGTGGTCCACGCAGAAAGCGTGCCCCCAATGCTAGTGAGGACGTGCAGACAGTTGGCGAGCCCCGTGTCCGGGGCGGCCATGGCTGCCGCGTTGGGCAGGGTCACCGGATGGCCCGCGATCAGGACGCGCGCCGTGTGTCCACAACCCGCTGGCCCCTGGAACGCAGCCGCCTCACGGGGAGCGCCTTCGCTGCTATTCAAGCTCCAGGCATAGCCAACGCCTGCCACGCGGGGCGATCCGTCAGCGTAGACGTTCCGGGCAAACAGCGTCACCATGGCATCCAGGTAGTCGGCCGGGGTGGACCCTGCGGAGAGCTGCGAACCGATGTAGCGCCAACCCATGGGAAACCTCCTATGATGGGACCATGACGAGCGTTGAGAGCGGCGTGTCGATGGCCTGGATGTGCATGGTGACCTTCACACGCCGCTTGGCCGTGGTGCTGATTGCGCTGGGGCCAGTGCCGCATGTCACGGTACAGACCACCTCCCACCAGCCAGCACGGTCAGGGGTCCACCCTGGTGCCTGCACCGTCAAGCTGGACAAGCGCGAGCTGCCGTTTGTCCCGTCGTCACGCTGCAACGACCAGGCCCAGATGTAGGAGCCCGTTCCACCTGTAGCCACACCGGCTTCTGCAATAGCCGCGTAGGTGGTCTGCGACCCGTCAGCCCCGATGCTCAACGCGAGCTGCGGGTCTGCCAGGCCGGTCCCGATCCAGGTGGGGGTGCTCATGGTCTACAGCGTCTTCGCGCGGCGGAAGTAGACTACACCGGCCACGGTGCTGTCATTGGCTCCCCCTGCGAGTCTCCCGCTGAACAGGTAGAGCTTCCCCGTGTTGTCACTGCGGCAAGGGAGCTGCCCCACGTAGTTTTCCTGGACCAGCGTGCCCTTCGCGGTCACGGTAGCCGTGTGCCGCACGGTGTTCACGTCTGGGGGCACGGCGCCTGGTGTCTCCGCGATGGCAAACTGCGTGCTCACCGCGGCCCCACCTGACTGCATCATGCGGACAGACACCAGCTCCCAGTCCACCTCGGCAACACCCGTGGCGAGATCGATGGCGGTCCCGTCATCATTGGCCTTGGTGAAGAGGACGCGCTTCAGACCAGAACGAGACTCCGTGATCTGCGTGCCGTTGGTCTGGTTGTTCTTGATCGTGGTGACATCAGCCGCCATCCCAGTGAGGGGGGAGCCAGTAGATGGGCGTCTCCAGGCCATGGTTAGCTCCAGCTACCGGGGTAGGACGCCCCGTGGACGGTGAAGAAGTAGAAGGTGAGGATGTTCCCACCGCCTACGTCGGGGCGACTGCGGTGGTAGAGCTTGTTGCTGACAGAGTGGAAGGAGGCGAAGCCCGAGTTGTCAGGCGTCGCGATGGCAGCCTCGTTCTCACAGACCACGATCCGGTGTGCAACAGCATCATCCGATTCGAGGATCGGGTTCAGCGTCGTCGCCGGGCCTGCGAGGATGTAGCCCTGCTGGCGCGTGACCATCCCACCGCTGGGGGCACCGAAGAGCGCCAGGTCGACCGTGGCCTCATCAGCCACGCCCACGTCCAGCTCTGTGATGCTGACCATCCAGGTCTCGGCAGCAAGTCGGGTGACGACGGGGGTGAAGCTGTAAGCCATGAGCACCTCTCTGAGCCAGCAGCCTACCGCCAAAGGAGGAAAAGGGCAACGTCAATACTGGCTGCTTCCATTGCCCTTCATGTCCTAGCTGCTCAACCCGCTTTCCGCTTCAGCAGCTCCATGGCCTCGGCCAGCCCTTGAGGGTGCTTCTCCAGGAAGCCCACCAGAGCCACCGGGGGGAGAGCACCCAGGATGGCAGCAGAAGCCGGTGAGGTGAGAAGCCAGGACCGGAAGTGGGCATAGTCATCCATGAGGCGCAGCCGGTGGGCTACCTCCCGGAGGTCCCCGATCACGGCCGACGCGATCTGGTTCGCGGCAAGCAGTTCACCCCGCAGCCCAGCCGCTTCCTGCTGAGCCGCCTTGGCTCGAACACCAGCTTCCTGATTTTCACGTCTCACCCGGGCCAGCATTGCCTCCAGGCTCTTGACCTTGGTGCTGCTCTCGCGAGCCTCCCCTGGAACGGCAACGCGCGTCACGTTGGGGAGGATCTTCACCACGGCCAGCTCCAGGAGCGGCAGCAGGTGGGCCGTGTCCACCCCCAGGGCTTCACGCTCACGGATGAACTCCTGCCCATGCGCCTGGTCGGGGTTGTCGAAGGTCCCCAGGGTGGGGAGGTGTGACAGCTCATGGCAGGCCAGCGTGTGCAGGTAGCCGGCGATGGCGAAGGGGCGCTCTTTGTGCGCCTCCACGTAGTCGCTGTACCCGTCGGGGTTGATGAGGATGAGGTAGTGGTCCCTCCCGGTACTGGTGGTCTCACGGCTGGCCATGGCGCGGGCCATGTTCTCCAGGATGAACCCGGGCGTGAACGGGATGGTGACGTGGCTCTCCTCAGCAATGAGCCGCGTGGTTACAGCCCACAGGGTCAGGTACGGCACCCACCGTTTCGCGTTGCGGCGGAAGGCCTTGGCTTTCTCCTTGTCGTACTCCTTGAGGTTGATCTTGAGCGCCCCCAGGGCACCGAAGGGGTTGATCCGTTCCCGCTTCTTGCGCTTCGGTTTCTCCCCAGGGGCGGGCGTCTCAGCCGGAGTACCGTCCGTGCCAGCAGACCAGAACTCCTCCTCGGTCATGCCAGCGGCTTCGCGCAGCTTCTCCAGGGTCTCGATGCCCACGCGGATTTCAACAGCGCCAGCCTTGGTGGGACTGCCCCTATCGCTGCGATCCCGTTGGCGCTGAAGCGCCTTGCCCAGCACGCCGGCCACCGCCAAGGCCTCCTCCTTGGTGGGGACGTACCCCTCCTTCATCATGTCCAGTATGGACTGGACCCTGTGTGCAATCACCCCGCCGTCAGACAACTCCGTGACCGCCTTTTCGGCGACTTCGCCGATGGCCTTGACCCCCTCAGGGGTGCTCGGGTCGGCCCCCGCCATGACTTCCCCCATGTCTCGCCAAGAGGTGTAGTGCTCGCGGCCCTCACCAATGTCTCCCGCGGTGCCATGGCCCACCGCCCCACGATCTGCCGCAGCCGATCCGGATTTCTCCAGCTCCTTGTAGAACTCGCCCACCTTCCCGGACAGTGCCTTCATGGCATCCCGGAAGTCCTTGTCCCCGAAGATGGCCTCCAGGGTAGCCGCTGGTCCCTCCCCATCTTCCTCTTCTTCTGGCAAGAAGGTGTCGAACACCTCGGCCTTGGACTTGCCCTTGAACTTCCTGCTAGCCTCATCGTGGTCGCTGCGGATCTGGCGGGTGTACGACGTGATGCTGGAGATCACTTCGCCCAGGGTCGTGCTGAACGCATCCCGAGCGGCGTTGAACGGGTAGTTGTCCTCCTTGGGGCCAGTGCTCGTCTCCAGGTCCACCACGACGGCCGTTTTGATGCCTGGGTATGTGCTGATCTCGTTGCCCTTGTCGTCCTCGACTGAGATGTCGCCCACGTCCTGGTTGTAGTCGTACATGGCAAACTGAGGCTGGCCATGCAACCGGACGAAGATGGTCCCCGGAACCCATCCGGTGAGGGGATCGCCCTTCGCGTCACGCTTGTGCAGCCGAGCCTTGATGGTGCCCTCGTACCCCGGGGCCGTGGGCAGCGGGATCACCTCACCCCGAGAGGGGAAGAGAGGAGGCACGACTTCCCCGTTGAGGCTGAGTGTCACGTCAGGGGTGTAGCAGGCAGACAAGAGTGTACGGATGCGGTGCTCGGGGCTGCCGTAGTTGTGGCGACCGAAGATCCCAGTCCGCTGTTCAGCCTTGACCTTGCGGATCTCGATCCGCGTGCCGTTGGTCATGGGAGCAGAGTAGAGGTTGACCTTCAGGGTGCCAGGGGTGGTGACAGCTCGGATGTTCCGAGTCGTGATCTCCAGGTCCCGCGTGGTGGACGCGCCGAAGATCACAGCCTTGGCTACGCCAAACCCACCAGCCAGTCCTACATCTCCACCACCGGCTTTGCCGCTGGCCGCGAGGCGCAGAAACTTCCCGACGAGAGTGGCCTGGTCCATGCCGATGCCGTTGTCCTCGACCACCAGGGTCGCGGAAGCCCCCTCACCTTCAACCCACTCCTCCTTCCAGAAGACGGAGAAGAACCCTCCCCCCTCAGCCAGGATGCGGTCGCGCTCGTCCATGACCTGCTTGCGGGTTCCGTAGATCCGGCGTTTGGGGTCCAGGAAGATGGTGAAGCGGGACACGGCCTCAGGGTCGTCCAGGAGCCGCCGGGCCTCGTTGACAGTCACGGTGTTCACGGCAGCAAAGAGGGCCAGGTTGCGGATCGCATCCACCCCGTTCTGCAGAGCCTCACGGACGGCGAGCCCCACCACGTCCTTCCCCCCGTACATCTTGTCCGCCATCATCTTCCACATCTCCTCGGTGTCCACGCTGATCTGGGTGGAACCGAGCGATCCCCCTTCCATGCGTGCCACGTCGCTCAGCTCGGCTCGGACACGGGCATCGTGCAGGTAGGAGAGTGCCCCAGCACGGTCGGCGGGGGGGATGACGGCTGGCGAGCCGCGGACGAGCGCCTCCAGTCGGGAAAACATATCCGGGGACGTGCGGATCGTGGTTTCTGCGATAAGATGCGACATGGCAAGCTCCTTCTAGACCAGCACAGCATAACCGGAAAGATCAACGAGGTCGGTCATGAGCAACAGCGCGCAGGAAGAAGTGGCACGGTTCGAGGAATGGCTGCGCAGCTCGGGCTACGCGAAAGCGGACGTGGTACTGCGTGCAGTGGCCAGGTGGCGCGGGGACGTGGAAGCCCGCGTGGCCACCATGATGGGGCGATGGATCGACGTGGCGCTGGCCAAGGCCAAGGGGAGCTACTCCGTGGCCCTGGAGTCTCTGCATCAGGCCATCATGGACGGGCACCAGGGGGAGGAGATCCGGCCGCTGGTCGGGCTCGCCATCCTTCAGCTTCGGGGTGCCATCAAGCCAGATGATGATGTCCCGAACAACACCAGCGACACCGCAGTGGTGGCCTCTGGCGGCTTCCGGGGAGCCCACCCAGGTGTCATGGAGGGGTACGAGGCCGTGGTCAGCATGGACCCGGACCTGTCCCGCTGGCTGTGCTGGCTTCGTGCTGGTGCCTTGCTGAACGAGGAGATCGTCCGCAACCCCAAGAACGTGATCGGCATCTACAGCATCAAGGGCTGGTGGTTCACAACGGCATCACCCGCTCTGGACGCCAACGGGACGTTGTGGGTGGCCGCCCTGGCATCCCCCGAGGGCACGATCTGGCGCTCCATTCGCGCGACGGATGCGCTCTACGAGGCTCAGCTCACGGCGTACCGGCAAGCTGGCGCCCAGGTGAGCCCCACCGCTCCGCGTGTCACCCAGGCCCCGGCGCCACGGGTCCAGCCCCAGCCCGAGCCCCCCGAGTGGCCAAGCCCGGAGGAGGAGTACCTGGTGCAGGAGTACCAGGATGAGGAGGCCATGATCGGCCAGGTGATGCGGGACCAGTTTGAGCAGAACGCTCGGACCCGTTGGGCGAACAAGCTCACCACCCTGGGGCTCGTGTGCTCCAGCATCAGCTTCGAGTACGACGGCAGCACCCGGACCCTGACGGTGACCTGGGGAGCCGGGCTGGACCAGGCCCGGGTCAAGGTGGCGCTGAGCCGGGATGAGTACGATCTCACTCCGGGCTTCCACGCTGCTGGGGAGGACTGGCAGGATGGAGAGGAGATCCGCGGCATCTACAACGACCAGCTCGCCTCCATGTTCATGTGCGGGGCGGACTATGACCGGCTGATCGAACCGCCCAGGACCATCTACGTCGCGCCTGGGATGAAGCAGATGACCCCCTGGGGCCGCATCCTCGGGCAGCTTCTGTCTCGCCCCGAGGTGGTGGAGAAGCTGAACACCTCCCAGGGCGCCATCATCAAGTCCGGGGAGCATGAGGATCTGGTGATCCGGTGGATGCGCACGGTCACACCGGTCACGTCCAACCACGCCATCGGGGTGTTCCATCTCGACGGGGACAACTTCTTGGACAACGGGCTGATCGTGCCCGTGACCGGCAAGGTGCCCCTCGTGTCCACTACAGACGTGAGGGTGTTCCTCGGACGTGGGTTCAACCTGACCGGCAGCCTCACCACCGTCACCCGCCCCAAGCCGGACAACGAGTTCCTGACGATGTGGATGACGAACCTGGAGGAGCAGGGGTTCCTCACCGCCCCGGTGGGCTTCCTGTCCGAGCCTCGACACCGGGAGCAGCCCGGTGCGCAGCCTGATGTGCTGACGGTCGGCATGAGGGTGTCAGGGACCAACAGGCGCGGGGTAGCCATCCTCGTCGCCGCTCCAGTCGGGACCGTGGTGGAGAACGAGAACGGCCAGTGGGAGAAGCAGGAAGAGGCTGACGGGCCCGACCACAACGTCTGGTGGAACCCCCGGACGGACCTGGTGGCCTCGAACGACCTCGGCGACATGCGGGTGCTGTCCATCGGGGACGGGATCGAGGATGATGACCAGCCTGATGAGCCGGGCAGCATGACGGTCGGGCAGCACTACAGCGCGGCCCGCCGGAAGATCGATGAAGCCCGAGCTGCATGGGAGGATGACAAGGAGCAGGACGCGAACGTGGCCATGGGTGAGGCCAAGGTGCTGCTGGAGAACATGCAGGCCGCCTACCCTGACCACCGCGACACCGAGGAGCTGTGGAACGACTACAACCGGCTGGAGGGACAGCTGGAGCGTGCTGCGGAGGAATCCCGGCCCCAGGTCATGCAGCAGCCTCGCCGCCAGCCGGAGACGGCTCTTCAGCCTGTCCATCAGCCCCAGCCCCCTGCTGCTGTGAGCCCTGCCGACGTGCCCCCCGCCGATGACCCTGCCATGCTGGCAGAGCTGCGGCGTCGGGTGCGCGATGTGCTCATTGCTGAAGGCGCGTGACGATGGGTGCCCCACCGCTACAGCCTCCACGGCACAACGCCATGGACATCATCCGGGAGGGTGCCTCGCCGGCCCTCGTCCAGTGGCTCAACCAGCATGGTGGAACCTGGACGGTGAAGTGCGCCATCGCGGCTGAGGAGGCTGTGAGCGTGCACCCCCTCTACGACCTGGGGACAGAGCCGAGCCCGGCCGGCATCTTCGCTGCACTGACCCACCCGGCTGAGGGGCGCTACCCATCGGGGAAGCTCAACCCAGCGGTGCAGGGTGAAAACCTTCCGGCCGGGCGCTACGGGATCTCCGGCCCGGTGTCCATGGTCCTGCGGGGCATCCTGTTGACCGGGACGGCTCGGCTCACCTTTGACGACCTCACACTGCGGACTATCACCGGGGGCGTGGTCAATCTGTGCTCGGACGGGGGCCTCGATGAGCACGGGGGCTGCTACTGGATGAAATCGGAGTGGACCAAGGGGGAGCTGGCGAAGAAGAAGCGCGGGCCCACTGATCCGCTCCTGTGGGAGGGCGGGTACAAGCTGGCGCTGACTCTGCTCCCGGACGACTTCTTCACTGGACGCATGTTCAAGGACGTGCGGGTCGAGTTGTCTCCACGCACCATCGAATACTACCAGCGCCACCCTCACACCGAGGTCGTGCGCGTGTTCCCAGGAAGGGAACGACTTGAAGGGCTCGGCGAGCGCCACCTGATCCTGGCACGCCGGGCGGACATCCACGGTGAAGCCGGCTGGCGGGTAGACCCCCATGATGAACTGGCCAAGTACGCCCGTCGTGTCTACCGGGGGGAGGAGCCAGAGGCCCGAGAGGAGGACTTCCCAGGCGAGCCGGAGGTCTGGTGGGGCTACCACGGCTTCAGCCCCGTGAGGATGCCACATTCCATAGGCGAGCCGAGCCCCGAGTATGCTGTGCTGAAGAACAGCGTGCTCGACTACCCGAACAAGCGGACGTGGGCCTACGGGAACCTCCACCGCCTTGGGATCGAGGTGGACTACGAGGGGGTGTTGACGGGCAGTGGGGATCGAGAAGAACGAGCAGCCGTCCATGCCGAGGCGCTGAGGCAGACTCGTCCAGACGGCTGGGCTCTGATCTTGACCGAGCGGCTGAAGTTTGGCATCCCGCGGCTCGCCCTCTATCGGAAGCGGCCGGCGGACGCCTACACGGGGTTCAACCAGGAGCGAGGAGAGGCGCTGCTGGAGGTAGACCTGCTGGCAGAGCATGTCTACGACAGCGAGCTGAAGGAGCAGTACGAGCTGGGCACGATTCCGTTATCGGTTCACATCCCGTTGTTGGCCAGGGATGAATGGGACGACCAGATCCGAGCGCGGAGGGAAGCCCAGGGGGACCGTGAAGCCCGAGAGGCTGTGAGGGCGGCTGTGGAGCAGATGCATGCAGACCTGAAAGAGCATCATGCAGTCCCGCTTGGCAGCGGGGCGTTGGGGACCATGGTGAGCGGTGGCCGCCCGAAGTGGTGTCTCGTCGGCAGGATTAGCCGGTATGACGGTGGGCAGCCGTTGCTCGGGCCCTGCGAAATCTACCATGGCCTTGGCACCAGCCACAAGGTCTACTCCTGGGATCTCACCCAGCGCATGAGCCTCTCCGCACAAGTCAAAGCCGTGCCCCGTGCCAAGCTGGTGGCCTACCTGGAGGAACACGTCGGGGATGAAGGACCGGCCGACTTCCTGGCCTGGAAGAGCCGGCTGCTGAACGTGTACCGTGACGGGACCGAGGGCGAGGGCAACACCCAGCTTCACGACCTGCCAATCTATGAGAAGAGGTGAGATGTGCCACGTACCCGCAAGCTGGTCTTGAAGAACAAGCCCCCCGTGCGCTGGTCAAACCCCACCAGCCTCGCCTGGGAGGAGCGCGCGACCTTCGGCCCCTACCTGCGCACCCTGCGCCGTCGGACGGGGCTCTCCCTGCGCGCCGCCACCACGAAGATGGGGATCTCCTACAGCTACCTGGCCAAGCTGGAGACCGGGGAGAAGAGGACGCCCCCGACCCTCAAGGTGCTTGACCGCATCGCCCGGTTCTACACCTGCGAGCTGGGGGAGATCATGCAGCAGGCGGGGTTCGACATGCGGCTCGCCGAGGGGGCGATGAAGAACATCACCCAAGAGGAGCAGTTCGAGCGGTTGCTCACCTGCCCTGACCTGACGCCAGAGCGGTGGGAGCCGAATGAGCTGAACCTGATCCCACGGCTGGTCCAGCGCCAGTGGATCGACTTCGCCCGCAAGCTCGCCGTCAAGCTCACCGGGACATCTGGAGTCGTGGACGCCATCCTCACCAACCCGTTTGACGGGCAGGAAGGGTGAGTCATGGCCAAGAACCATCTGACGATCTTCCGCTTGGGGCTCGGCCGGGACAGCATGACCATGCTCTGCCTGCTGGTCGAGAAGGGACTGACTGCTCAGGGCAAGAGGTTGCACCCCCAGGACATCGACGCCGTGGTCTTCACCGACACCGGCGCCGAGTGGCCGCACACGCTGGCCTTGATCCCGAAGGTCAAGACCTTCTGCAAGAAGCATGGGCTCCGCTTCCTGGTCCAGGAGAAGCCCCCTGAGAATGGCCCCGTGGGATGGCGAGGCTACCTGAAGCGCAGAACAGCACAGCGTGAGGTTCTACGTGCTGCCCGTGGTGCTGCGGCCAAGCTGGGCAGGGGCGTTCCACCGTGGCGCCAGGACCCACCGACATCCATTGAGGCTCGCGCAGCCAGCGGGTACTACCACCAGCAGCCGCCGATCATGGACGACTACATGAGCCGGGCGGCGATCATCCTGTTCAACGACGCCGGCTGCACAGAGAAGAACAAGATACTGCCCAACCGGGCGATGATCGAGGACTTGGCGGTGGAACGCTTCGGGGAGTGGGCGACCAACAAGGAGTGGGGAAAGAGGGTGCGAGCAGGGGACTTGGAGCCTCACCTTGTCCTGCTCGGCATCGCTGCCGATGAACCCCACCGGGCAGTCAAGATGGACTACATCCAGTCTGACAGCCCGTATGAGGACAACGCCTATCCGCTGGTCGAGATGGGGATCACCAAGGCCAAAGAGCAAGCGATCCTGGAGCGTCATGGCTTCGGCAGCGTCCGCAAGTCTGGGTGCTTCATGTGCAAGTACCAGCCCCCCGAGTGGTACTGGGCCTTGAGCGTGCTGGAGCCAGAGGTGTTCAAGCGCGTGGAGGCCTACGAGCGTGCCTCGGTAGACCGTGTAGGGGGGCGCATGTCCCTGTTCCCCAAGAAGGTCAAGCTCATCGTGCGGGGCAAGATCAACCCCACCGTGACTGCCTGGCGTAAGGAGGGGCGCAAGACAGACGAGTACCGGGGGAAGGATGATGAACCCTACGTGTACGGCTACTTGCCGCTGCGCGAGGTTGTGGCACGGTGGCGCAAGGCGAACCCGGAGGCCACCATCGCACAGGTCATGTCGAAAGAGTACCGGAATGACAACCCGGCTACAGGTCGGATGGGGAAGAAGGGATGTGCTGAATGTTGATCTCCACTGATGCTCTCCTCCAGCAGGTCAGAGCCGTCGCGTCTCCCGAGCTTCGAGCTTGGATGACCGTCTATCAGGATGTCGCCCGTCGTGGGGTGGAGCAGGCTGTGGGGGACCATGGCCTGGAGCAGGGGAAGCCTCGTGAGGGGGACTTCCTGTTGTCCGAGAAGGAGAAGGGCACCTACTGGGTCCACCGGGTAGTCGGGAAAACGACGCAGGCGGTGGCCTTCACCATGTCGGGCAAGCCCTTTGGGCGTGTGCTGATTCTGCACAACGGGGAGGCTGACCGGGTTGGTGAGACTCACTCTCGTGTGATGGACGCCACGAAGATGACGTGGGCCGCCATGGTCGGCGGGGATCGCACCAGGCCTGATGGCCACAAGCTGGTGGTCGAGGGGCTGCTGGGGCTCACCGTGCCGGTGCCCGCGGGCGCTCGCGTCTGGCACTACCGGGATGGTGGGCTCGGCTGGCAGGTGCTCCCGGTGGACCTCGGTGGGCCGACGTGGCGCGACGTGCTGCGCTGGCGGCTGCCGGAGCTGACCGGCGGTGGAGCGTCGGCGGTCTCGGCTGCCGTGAAGGCCCTGACGGCTCCTGTACCTGAGGGACTGGAGGCTGAGCTGCTGGCCTTGTCCACCGTGTCAGACCTCGCCCGGACGACGGACAACGAGCTGCACGACTTGATCTCCCAGGACCCGATCCACTTCCACGAGCACACCGACCGGGAGCTGTGGGGCAGCCGAGGCGGCGGGGGTGAGAAGCTGGCCTACCTGCGTGCTGGGTGGGCGCTGTTCCTGACTCAGCAGATCGAGAAGCTGGCCACCGAGATTCGGGCCATGGTGGAGAAACGGCCGCGAGAGAGGGACAGTGGGCTGTCCAGGTCGGCAGCCATGACGGCACGAACACTAGCCGAGCGGTACGTGCCCGAGTCCATGGTCTACACTGCCCTGTCGAAGGCGCTCCCCATGGCCTTCCCTGGCCTTGATCAGAGCGCCCACTGGCCCAGCAGCATGGACGTTGATGATCTCGACGGCACGATGCGCTGGCTCATCGAGCAGTACGGCAAGCTGCCTGAGCCCATGGTGTACCCCGACGAAGACCGCCGGCCGGCTGATGCCGAGAGCGCCTACTTCGTCTCGGCTCGCAACCGCGCCGGCCGCTTCGTCGCCTTGCTGGGCCCCTACGAGACTCACCGTGAAGCCCTGGAGAACGTGCTGCGCGGCAAACGGCTGGTTGAGGAGCGGTACAGCAGCGATGTGGATGTGATGTTCGGGGACGTGGCCTTCGGGACCATGCGGGCTCCCCGGTCTACCACCATCATGTTTCCCCCAGCCATGGAGCGCCCAGCTGGCCAGGAAGGGGGGGAAACTGCCGAGAAACCCGGCAAGAAGCAGAAGGATTCCGCGCCGAATCTCCTGGCCATCCGAGCCCTGTACGACCCCAATGACGAAGACCTGGACGAGAGAGGGAGGGGAAGCAGCAAAGCAGCATGGCTGAAGGCTGCCTTGTCGGCCGCGAAGTACATGGCCAAGGAGCTGGGGATCAAGCTGGTGTCGCAGGCTGATGCGATCAAGGCGAGAAAGAAGAAGGAGAAGGTCAGCTACGCCAGCGTCAACGAAGGTGGGATTGGCGTGTCTGGCGAGGTGTGGTTGCACCTGGTCAGGGGGAACAGGGAGGCGACAGTCGAGTTCAACGCGGGAGTCAGCAGCAACCTGGGCGTGCTCTACCGGCTGGAGAGCGGTGGGGTCATGTCTGGGATGCACCCCTACCACAACCGTTGGCACCCCTGGGAGGAGCCATGGGAGGATCTGGTCGAGAACGTCCGTGCGATGTTCGATGAGCCCGAATGGGGCACCATAGCCAGGTTGGTGATCCCCAAGGGAGCTGACAACCTGCGCGAGCCGGCACGCATGGCACCGGGGCACCTGGACCTGCCCGAGGTGCGAGCCGTCCAAGGCCTGGCCGCTCGCGCGCTGGCAGGCGAGGGCGTGGAGCTGGGGCGCGGCAACTTCGGGCGCGTGGTGGTGCTGGATGGCAGGGTGGTCAAGCTGCCGATGGAGAAGAACATCCATGGCGAGCCCTGGGAGCCGGAGGAGATTCGGCAGTGGTTCCTGCACGAGGCCGGAACCGTGGATGCGCTCTTGCCAGTCATGGGGCGCTTGCTGCCCGAGACGGTGTACGTCGAGGTAGATGGCGTTCCGGCGCTGGTGCGCGAGCACGGGCTACCTGCGGGGGGCATCAGCCCAGAAGACGTGATGGCCGTCGAGCAGGGACTGGAGGCTCTGGGGGCCGCCGGGTGGGATGTCCATGACCATCTGCTGGTGCTGCGCCGGCTGGACGGGTCTGTGTTCCTGGCGGACACCGGGTTCTGGTTCCAGCGGAAGGAGCCGATGGACCACTTCGGCCCGATCTGGTGGGATGAGTTCGAGCGGTGGGCTCACGAGAGCGGCTACCCGGTGGGCCCATACGCCAGGCTGGAGAAGCGGATCAAGCAGGCTCGGGAATGGGTTGACCAAGCCATGACGAGAGGCTGGGAGGCAGGACACGTAGTGGATTTGCGAATAGACCTGGAGAAGCTGATGGAGGTTGCTCGACAGCGTGCCGCTCTGGGCCTTCCAGCACCACCGGAAAACTGAGGAGAGCGTCATGGGGCGCATGGAAACACCTGCTGACAAGAAGGCGGTCCTGCGGGCGCTGTTCGAGGTGGAGCACCGCAGTGTCGTGAAGCGGCCGTTCGACCTCGACATGGAGAAGCTACTGGTTGACCAGGGGCTGGCCAAGCCGAAGGGCATCCGGGGCTACCTCACCCTGACCCCCGAGGGCAAGGCCAAGCTGAAGGAGGGGTGGGACGGGTACAACCACGAGGCCGCGTGGTGGTACGGCTTCCACTCCCGAGAGCTAGCGAAAAACCCCGGTGACATGCCAGGCGACAGCTGGCGCTTCCGCATCATGGACATGAACGTCTTGGCCATGACTGCAGCGGACACCTTGCACTACTCCAACCAGGTGGACATCCGGGAGCTGGTGGCAGAAGCCCAGAACCTCTCCGGGCTCATGGGGGAAGATGCACGTCGTGAAGCCCAGGAAGATGAGGAGCCCGAGCTTGAGGCAGCGTCCGAGCCCGAGCCCCCGAGCTTGAGCGACCCCAACGCCATCCTGAACGTGATCCGCACGGACGTGCGAACCTCTGCTCCTCTTCGCCAGTGGCTCAACGAGTATGCCGTGGATGTCCCATGGCAAGCCGCCTACATTGAACGGGCACTGGCCGGCAACGACCTTCCCGGGGCCTTGGTGGACCCCTACCCGCGCTACCTCGCCGCCGTGAACGCCCAGCGGCTTGTGGATGCCAGCCTGTGGGCTCTGGTCCATGAGAGCGGTGAGACCAAGGGCATAGACCCCTACCTGCTGGAGCGGTATGCAAGGGCGACTTTCGGGATGCACATGGTCTCCTTCGCGGCCAGGTCCATGGTTCAGATCGGGGAGTCGTCAGATCGTGGCGGTGGGGAGAACGTGATCGGGCGAGCTGTGGTGGGTAGCCCCCATTTCGACCAGCCCTGGCGCACGGGTTGGTGGGGCACGGATGCCACGCCGTACCCCTTCGACACTGAAGAAGACAGGCAGTTTGAGCTGACCCTCGGGGCAGTCGAGCGGGAGAAAGACCTGGATGCCTTCATGCGACGTGAGGCACCGGCTGATTCCGCTGATGCGAGTGCTGTCAAGGAAGGGTATGGGGACATGACCTGGAAAGCCAAGGTCACGGTGAAGATCGGGATGTTGGAGTCCAGTGGCCACGGCTTCGGCAAGACCAGGAAGGATGCCTTGCGGAGAGCGGCAGTGGGGCAGAACTTGTGGATAGGGATACGGCAAGCTCACCTGAGCCAGAACAAGATCACGGCGGTCGCGGTGGTTGAGAAGGCCATGGAGCTGCGGAAGCAGTACGGCAAGGAAGCCATGGCGGCTCGGCGTCAGGCATGGAAGCTGGTCAATGAGCACTTGAAAGACCCCTTGATGGCCGAAGCCTACATGGCCATCCACGGGCACAGCCTCATGCAAGATGTCGCTCAGGCTCGGGGCCAGACCAGTGCCTACTACCTCGCCTCGGTGGCGCTCATCCCAGACCTTCCCCCGTACCGTCAACACACCCATCAGGCGCTGGAGGCTGCGGCAAACAGCCGTGGGGATCAGGCGGTGGAGTTTGCCAACGCCTTGTCCCTGGCAGCCCGGGGGGCACCTGTGACGGTCAAGCCAGGGAACGCCTACTTCGTGAGGGGGGAGACGCTCCAGCATGTTGAAATCACACCTGGGCTCGGCGGGCGTGCGTTCAGGTTCTACGGGCACTACCCACTACATGCTGCTCGGCATGACTACGCCCTGCGGTGGGCCGTGTGGAAGCTCTGCCTGAGCATGTACGATGCCGATCTGCCGGCCAAGCTGAGGCTCAAAGCCAAGAGTGGAGGTCCAGCATGAACCCCGAAGTCGAAGCTACGCTGAAGAAGATCGCCAAGGGAGTCTCCACGGGGCTCTCCATCAAGAAAGTGATCGCGGCGTTGGAGGAGCTGGGCTATCGCGTGCGCCAGTTGCCGAATCTCACGGTTCATGGCCGGAACCCGAAGCGTATCTTCCATGATGAGGCAGAGGCGCAGAAGCAGTGGGACAAGGACGTGCGCCAGTGGGGGAAAGACGTGAAGGAGGCCAGAATCGACGGGAAGGTCGGGGAGGAGGAGATCAAGCGGGTGGGGCCCATGGAGGAGTGGCGCACCGGAGGGATGTGGAGCTGGGATCTGGAGGTGGTGGTTTACGTCCCGGTCTACTCCATCCAGGACATGCGAGATCCCCAGGCGACCACCGTGTTCATCTTCGGGGACCATGACCGGAAGCCGCCCTTGGCCCCGGAAGCCCTGACCGGGTTTGGGGAGACGGGGAGGGACTACGAAGCAGACAGGATGGAGAAGCAGGAGGACGCGGCTCGGTGGGTGAAGAACCGGCAGGAGGCCATCGACAACCTGCGCAAGCGGGCTGCCGACCGGCTCGCGTACAAGGCCGAGGTGACGCGACGGGCTCGTGAGGCCTTGGGGATGCCCACTGAGACTGAAGCCGACGCGATCAAGATCCGGAAGCAGTACGACGACACCAACATCCACACCTGCCCGATCTGCTTTCGCCCCATCCGGGCTGGCAGCGGGCGGATCGCAGACCATGGCTTCCAGGCGCCTGGCCGCGGAACTGGGGCGGTGTACCGGCATGGCTCCTGTTCTGGGACGGGAGAGCTGCCGTGGGAGGCCAGCTCGGGCGCCACGCGGAGCTACCTGCTGAGCTTGCTGGTGGAGCTGGGCCGCGCCGAGGCCGAGGAGCCCGAACCCGAGGACCGCAGCCAGGAGTGGCACCAGCGCAAGGCGCTACGAGAGACCATCCTGGGGCTCACGCCCGCGATCTTCGGCTGGGAGAAGGGACAGCATGGCTGGGTGGCTTTGCTGGAGTGGGATGCCTGGACCAGGAAGCCGTGGGATGATGTAGCCTGGAAGTCAGCCTTGACCGCAGCAGCGTCAGCCACCCTCCCCATGCACGCTGACGCCAGCATCCCCTTCCTCCATGAGGACAAGATGCGTGGCCTGTGGACCAGGCTGTTGACCAACATCCCCTTGCCGCTCTACCGATGGATGCGGCGTTGGCCTAGGCAGATGGTGCCCATCGTGTGGGACGAGATCGAGGCTGGCTACTTGAAGCCGACCAGGAGGCCTGCACGGTTCAAGGCCGACGACGTGATCCGGGTGTCGGGCCAGAAGTCCACGTTCAGGGTCGAGTCCGTGGACGGGTGGAGCGACTTCGAGCAGACGTGGAAGTACAAGGTGCGTCCGATGGCAGGCGGGCGCCTGACCACCTTCAACGAGACAGGCCTGGAGCTGGTGTGAGGTACCTGAGTCACCTTGACCTTGATGCTAGCACCACACGGTAGAGTTCGTTGGCCACATGGAGGAGTTCGTCTGGTTCGTCCCGCAGGTTTAGCCAGTAGCTCTTCGTGTGACGTGTATCAGTGTCAAGTGCAAGGCAGCAGCGGATTACGTGGTCCCGGACCTGCGGATTGTTGAGGTCCAGCAACACCCTCTCGCGCATGATGCTCCTGCTTATCACCTCTCCGTTCCTCAGCCTGGCGAAAAGGGGCATGTAGCTGGCCGGTGGTGGGGCGAGGACAGACCCGAGCAGGACACCGGGCTGGACCGCTCCAGTCTCGTCCAGGTACTCGAACGGGAGCACAGCGTCGGTCAGGATAGGCCAGTAATCCGCGGGCAGATGCCGGCAGGTAGTGGCCATGTGACTGGCGGTGGTGTCGGGCATGGGGTTCGGCTCCAGGTGCTCACCGGATTCGTAGCGGGCGGCGGCGCGGAGCAGGACGGTGCGGATTACCTCAATGGGTGATGCTTCCCCGATGGCTTCGGCGTGCGCCGCTCCGTATCGCAAGTCGGCCACGATTCGCGCTCTCTCCTCGTTGACACCCAACCTGTGGGTCAAGTCGAGGGCCTTGCATCCGGTGCATGGGGTGGCGGGGCGGGTGGCGTCGGTCATGGCGTCTGCTCCTTCACCCTTCTGACTTCGACTGGTGCGGTCGCTGTGTCCCTGTAGGGCTCTCGGGTACCCTTAGGTGCCCTGCCGCAGGTGCCCATGCCAATCCTCATCGCCACTCGGTCAGTGCCCTCAGTGCAGGGGATGATGCTGGGGCTGCAGGGAGACCACGCTGAACAGCGTGACCCACGGCAAACCGCATAGACCTCGGACTCATTCAGCGCCTCATCAACAGTCTCTCCACCAGCCGCAAGCCGCCTGGTCAAGATGGCATCACGCAGGGTGGGGCAGGCAGGGACGGGGGGCAGATTGTTGGTATCCATGTCATTTCTCCTTGCTATTTGGGTTTGAGCAGTTGTGCGGGGTCGGCGCGGGCTTGACAGCGGCTGGGGCGTAGCAGACAACCAGGTCGGCGGGAACAGTGGGGGCGGCCAGCGCCTCACGGAGCCTCGCCACCTCGGCGCGTGCCTCGTCTCGCTCATTGATGGTCATGGCCAATATCACCGCAATCGCCTCCAGCGCACGGTCACTCTCGTCACGCTCGGCCTCCAGCGCCGTGTTCTGCTCCCACGCTTCCAGAAGTGTGTGGGCAAGGACGGCAGAGTTCAGGACGAGCAGGTGAGGGGCGGCTGCGGTCAACAAGGCGCGGACGGTGGCAGGGGTCAGGGGATCAGCCATTGTCGGGGTCCTCCTGTTTGTCCGCGAGTGCCTGTTGGAGCCGCACCAGCACGTCATTGTCGGCGCTAGGCCACACAGTCAGAATCTGTACGGCGCGGCGTACCGCCCACCGTGAGGTCAACACCATCCCCTCCGCATCGCGCTCAGCCTGTTGGCGCACACGCCGTGCCTCAACCAGCTCGGCCTGGAGCTGCCGCCCCGTCTCGGTGAGTGCCCATGTCGTCTCGCGAATGGTGCGCTTCCCACCCTTACGGGTGCGCTCGGTGCGCTCATGGGTGCGGCGCTCAACGAGCCCCCTACGCTCCAGCGCGGCCAGGGTCGCAGGTGGGAGAGTCGCAACGCTTCCCCGCTCAATGACTTCTGTCAGCTCAGGTCGTTGAAGAAGGTCAGTCATCACTTGATCCTCGATGGTGGTGGTCGCGGGTCTGCAGGGTGAGAAGTACATGATGCGGTACGCTCGATTGCCTCCAGATCGGGCAACAACGCCAAGATCATGGCCACGATGGGCTGCCCCGAAGCACAACACTCTGCAATCCGTGACAGTGCACGAGAGCAGTAGTCTCGATTGCTCCGGGCGACTTCGCTGGCTCTGATAGATGCCATGAGGGCCGCGTTCAGTTCCGGGTCGGCCTCCACGGCATCCTTGGCTTCCCGCAGCCCCAGGCCAGTAGCCGCCCGCAACACCTTGACCGCGTTGATCTTCTCCCCCATAACACAGTGGGCCAGCAAGACGCGCCGGATGTCGTCAGGGATCGAGGAGCTACACAGAGTCACCAGTCACCTCCGTCACAATGGATTCCATAAAACGGATGCACATAGTAGGCAGGGTCAACACCGCCGCTCGGGGTCTCGGGATGCTCGCCATTCTTCCCGCACCGCATGAGCGTCATCGACCCAGCTGCTGCAAACAGCCAGAAACCGGCAGGCCACCGCGCCTCCAGGTTCTTGAGAGCCCGGATCAGCTCAGCCTCTGTCATGGGCGTGGTCTTAGCCATGGCGGTTCTTCACAGGTGGAATCGCCGCATCCTGGAAGGTCGAGGTGACAGGTACTTTTCCACATCGGCCGACGTGGATCAGCTCTTCAGTGCCCAGCCCGTCTCGCGCGCTGTAGGGGCAAGTCGTTTGGGTGCCAAGCGGCATCCATGCAGCACAACGTGACCCACAGCATGAAGCCAGTGCTGCTGCCTTCTCCAGCACCTCCATGGACACTTCCTCAGATGGCCCAAGCCTGGCGGCTATGGCAGCTACGAGTACATCACGCAGAGTAGGGCAGATGGGGATGAGGATGCGGTTGGGGACGGGGATTCGGCTCACGTCGGCTCCCGGTCCAGGGATGGGTTGCACCTTGGGCGTGGTGACCGCAGCCACAGGCGCCATTTCATGCGCTCACGGGCGCCCAAAAGGGCGTTGTCGAGGCGGCGTCTGGCCCGCGCGTTGAGATCCGCGATCATGTCGAACGGCATCAGGACGGCGAAGATCGCGAAGACGAGTAGATCACTGGGGCGGTGGTCAGGCATGAAGCACCCTCAACCACTGCACCACGAGGGCGTCGGGGTCATCACGGAGGGCGTGCAAAAAGCACCAGCCATCTTTGTCTATGCCTGACCGGACGAGCCAGTCCCGCGTCGCTGACCTGGACGGGTCGGAGAGGAGGCAGGTGAAAGCCACCACAAGCTGGCGACAGTCAGCTCCATCATCCCACTCTGACGCGCGCATCAGGGGCCACAGCTCACGGGCCTGCCGCCTGGCTTCGGCCTGGACCACGGGGTGAGAAGCGAGGCGGGGGTCAACCATCGACTACCTCCCACCGCTCCAGGCGGCAGAGCCTGATTCTTGTCTTCGTCAGGGAAGGCCCGAACACGGTCTCCACCTGCGCCGCCACTTCAGCCGGGGCAGGTCCCCCGCCGACGCCGGGGACGCCAACTTCCAGCACGCGGACTCTCCGGCCATTCATGCGTGGATCAGGGTCTCGCCGGATCTGCCCGACGACAACGGGGATTCGATCAGCCATGGGGCACCTTCCAGTAGTTCAGCACGGTCGGGACTCTACCAGGTCGTCCCGCTGCTGTCAAGGAGAAAGGTGACTGCACTGTGCTCATTGTAGATGCTGAGCGGCGGGCGCCCCTTGACAGCCCGTAGCTACGGGAGTATCTCTATGCAGCCGGCTACTTCTGCCAGCGTTCATCCCCGTCCTGCGAGGTTTCCATGACCCAGACCCAGCTCATCAGCACCGTCGCGAACGCGACGGGCTACCCCAAGACCCAGGTGCAGCGCATCATCGAGTCGCTCTCCGAGATCGTCATGGCAGAAGTCCGGCAGGGTGAGAAGGTCAACACCCCCATCGGGTGCTTCAAGAGGCAGGACCGGAAGGCCCGCAAGGGCATCAACCCCGCGACCGGGGAGGCCATCCAGGTGCCCGCGAAGAGGGTGCCCAAGTTCCTCCCCAACACCACGTTCAAGGAGACGGTCAAGGGGCGATAGCCCGTGCCAAACGTCTAGGGGCCCCTGTCTCTCCAGGTACGGAAGCCTCGTCCCCCCCGGGCTTTCCCTCGCTGGTGTTCGGCAGGGGCCCCACCTTTGCACTGGATGTGGCAATGCCAAGCCGGATCGTGATCTTGCCTGGGCACGTCCTGGCAACCCTGCCCCGGCTGAAACCGGCCCTGGTGCAGACCTGCATCACGTCGCCTCCGTACTGGGGCCTCCGTGACTATGGAACCGACCCTGTGCCCTGGCCCGAGGTGCGCTATCGGCCCATGCCGGGGCTCGATGCTGAGGTAGTGGTGCCCGGTGGTCCCGACCGCCTGGGGCTCGAAGCCACGCCCACCGCCTACGTCGGGCACCTTGTCGCCGTGTTTCGCGAGGTGGCGCGGGTGTTGAGGAAAGACGGAACGCTCTGGTTGAACCTGGGTCAAGCCTTCAATGCTGCGCGTGACGGGGGTCATCCAGGTGGGACAAAACAGTGGAGGCCAGAGCAGGTCAAGTATGCGGGCCGCTCAGGTGCAAACGCCAGCGGGTTCAAGGCTAAGGATCTGCTCCCTCTTGACTGGCTCGTCGCCTTCGCGCTTCAGGCAGACGGCTGGTATCTGCGCGCCTGGCTCCCCTGGGTGAAGCGCAACCCCATGCCGGGCAGCCAGCGCGACCGGCCTACAGCGTCCTGCGAAGTCGTGTTCCTGCTGGGGCACCCCGAGAGTGGTGGGCACTACGTCTACGACCACGAAGCTGTGATGCAGTCGGCCACGCAGAAGCCCCAGCGGCGCAGCAAGCCCCACGCGAAGCGGTGTGCCGTTGGTGGCGAGCTTGCCTACCACCCTCCTGAGCGTCTGGACACGGGCGCTGTGCGTGACGAGCCTGGCCAGGACAGCAAAAGCGGCACGCGCACTTGGCGCACTGCTGACGCTTTCTTCGGCAGCCTCCAGGCCATCCTTGACGGCGGTCAGGGGTTGCTGTCCTCCCCCGAGGGCGATCCGCTGGCCTTGGTGGTCAACACACAGCCCTACAAGGGAGCGCACTTCGCAGTTTTCCCCCCGTCCCTGGTCGAGCCCTGCATCAAAGCAGGGGCACCAGAGCACGGCTGCTGCCCGACATGCGGAACGGCATGGCGGCGAGTGACAGGAACACCGGAAGCAGCCGAGGGTGGTCGGACATCGGGCAACATCGAGCGCAAGGTCGCGACGGCAGGGGAACGCGCGAGGACGAATACGCACCTGGGATCATCCGTGCCATGGGTGGCAACGACAACGCCGACGGTCGGCTGGCGCCCCGGCTGCTCCTGCCCCGAAAACACCCCCGTCCCCTGTACGGTGCTGGACCCCTTCGGAGGGGCAGGAAGCACAGGCCTTGCCGCCAAGAAGCTGGGCCGCCGGGCGATTCTGTGCGAGCTGTCTGATGCCTATGTCGAGCAGCAGGTAGAACGAGTTAGACTCACCATGTGATCGCCCACGAGCAGGAGCCACCATGCCCAGCATCCAGGAAGCCACGCGCGAAGTCGACCTGTTCGAGGCTTGGCTGCGGGATGTCTGTGCGGAACGTGGGACTGCCGTGGCGGTCCTTCAGGCTCTCTCCCGGTGGCGGCCGGATGTGATCGCCCGGGTGCAGCAGTTGATGACAGCACCTGCTGTTTCCCCCTCACAACCAGCAGGGGAGCCTACCCCAGGAGCTTTCCTGGACACCGACACCTGGGTGGGGAAGAAGCGCGAGGAGAACGAGGACAGCATCGCTACTGGAGGAGGGACCGGGCAAGCTGGAGACCGGATGCGGCTGATTGCGGTGGCTGATGGCATGGGAGGACATGCTGATGGTCTGGAGGCTAGCCGAGCTGCTACGGCTGCGGTGGCCCAGCGCGTCGACGCCCCCATGGTGGGCACTCCTGCAGGGGAGGTTGAGGCCTACCTGACTAACCTCATGGAGGACGCCAACGCGGCGGTCAGAGAGGCCACCTACAGCGGCGGCACCACGCTGAACATCGTGGCCTACTCCACCGAGCCCATGCTCGTCGTCCATGCCCACGTCGGCGACTCACCGATCTACTGGATTCGCAACGGTGTGGTCCTGTTCCGCAGCGAGGACCAGAACGTCTACACGGCGCTGCTCCGGCAAGGCGTCAAGGAGCCTGACGAGCGAAACAAGCGCCGGCTCCTGTCCTCCCTGGGCCGCCATGAGCACGAGACGTTGACGGGCTCGTTCGAGCCCCAGCCCGGCGACGTGGTTGTCATCGGCTCAGATGGCATGGACGAGATCCCGCCGGAGCAGATCGTGGCGCTCTCCAGCAAGGGGGTGCTCACGGTGGCAAAGGACATCGTGGATGCCGTGAAGGAGACGGAAGCGCGGGACAACGTGACCGTGGCGGCCCTGGTGTTCCTGACCCCCGTCGTGCTGGATCACGACGAGCCCAGCACAGAGCCGGTGCAGATCGGGGACGTGCTCGACATCGACCCGAGCGTAACTGACTCACGCGACCGTCGCCTCTTGGCGCACCTCACCGGCATGGTGGTCAGCATCAAGTACAAGTCCAGTGGGGTGGTGGACCACTACCGCGTGTCACGAGCAGACTTCAACCTCTCGGACAACACCGTGGACGTGAGCAACGTCGCCCCGGGCAAGCTGATAGTGGTGAGGCACCACGACCTCCCCGACTGGCTTCCACCCTACGATGATCTGAAGCTCCTGACCATTCGGTCGGCCAACGCGGCGTTCATCTTGCGCTACCTGTCCGACGACGGCACCGGCGCGGTGTTCTACCAGAACGCCAAGCGTGCTCTGATCAACATCCCATGGGACCAGCTGAAGATGCTGCTGGACGGGCAGCGCCTTCAGCTCAGCTTCGGGAACCGCTCAGGCACCTACAGCGCCGACTGGAGCATGAAGAAGGAGCGTGAAGAAGCGGTAGCCCGTCGGGCTGCGTCCGATGCTGTGCTGGAGAGGGAGAAGCAGGTTGAGCTTGAGCGTAGGGAAGTCTCCGGCGCGGCTGTAGCCGATGATGATCCGGACATCCTCTGGCTCGACGCGGCACTGAAACGCAACTTCGGGCCCGATCACCCAGGCGTCATGCTGGGATCTGGAGTGGCCCCAAACTTCAAGCGCCTGGTGCTGGGGATCAGGACCAGGCAGGACTCGGACCTCATCATCGACCTGCTCACCAACACGACCAACAAGGCTTCCAGGGCCCTGTTCGAGCACATGACCTCGGTGAAGCTGCCGAAGACCCAGCGGGACAGCAAGGTCGCCTTGACAACCTGGTTCTCGACACCGAGCCCTGCTCCACCAGAGCAGCCAGCGCCTGCTGCTGCCGACGACATCCTCTACTTCGCCTACGGGTCGAATCTCAAGCGGAGCCAGATGGCCTCCCGTGTTCTGGGCAGCACCCCGAAGGTCAAAGCCGTGCTCCCAGGCTACCGGCTGGCCTTCGCCGGACGTTCCACCCTATGGGGAGGTGCCCCTGTGGCAACCGTCATCCCCGAGCCGAACAGCGAAGTCCAGGGGGCGCTCTACACGCTGCCCGATACCGAGGGCCTGGAGCGCATGGACACGTTCGAGGGCTATCCGAAGGTCTACGACCGCAAGCTGCTGACCGTGGTGGGCGAGGACGGGGTGATGTACCGGGCATGGGTCTACACCCACAACTCGCCCGAGAGCCCGAACATGCCTTCGAGCAGGTACATGGATGCCGTCAGGAAGGGGAAGCAGGAGTGGGGGATCGAGGAGGGCCCGATGATCCCCACGGCAGATGCCAACACCATGGGCATGATGCGTGACCTGTACGCCAAGGTGACAGTAGATGCCGCCTTTGCCCCCTTCCATGCTGCTGCGGCTCAAGGACAAGACCCGTTCAAGGGGTACACGCAAGAGCGGGTCGAGATCACGGTTGGGGCACTGCTGAACCTGCTCCATGGCAAGAAGGGCAGCTTCGAGCAGACGCTCGGGGTCGGACAAGAGGCCATGGAGGGAGCCAGCCGAGCCTTTGCGGACTACTCGGCCAGCACCACCGAGCTTGCGTGGGCTGCGCTGTTACCTGTGGCCTACCACCATGGTGCTGGCCCTGGCCGGTCGTTCCTGCGGTTCTGGACCGACATGGTACCCTCGGAGGCTGTGTTCTTCCTGGAGAGCCCATCCTGGGTCGTGGGGAGCGGGAAGAGCAGCAGAGGGCGTCTGTGGACCGAATGGCTCACGAGTGGTGGGGTCAAGGCGGTGACTGACGAGGGCTACAAGGTGTTGAACAATGAGACTTTCCAGCGGGAGGTTCTGGGGGCCACCGCGTCCGGCATGGTGCTGACGGAGCATCAGAAGGAGGGTGTTCGCGCCCTGTTCACCAAGATTGAAACCATAGGGGCCCCCGTGTTCAGCATCGTGCGCGCGTTCATCCCAGAGGAGGGTGACAAGCGCATCTTCATCGTGATCAAGAACGCCCGGAAGCCTGTCCCTCCCATCATCGCCGTGATCCCTGCCTCTGGGATGCCGTTCACGGACATGCTGGGCACCTTGCCTGACCACCCAGACCGGAGCGGCAAGATCATCTCCCTGGGTGAGCTGCGCGTTGCAGCCTCGGCTACCCCCTCAACCTTCCAGGCGGCGGCCAAGCTCAATGCTGCCCGGATGGAAGAGCCTGTGGCGGACTGGCTCGCGTGGTGATACTGCGCTGTCACTCACCATCACCACCTGGAGGTTTCAATGCTTCGCCGATCCATCATGGTCCGCCCCGTGACCAACGGGTTCGTCCTGCTGGCCGCCTATGCCCGTGCTGACATGCGCGGGTCGGGCCGACTGGCTGCCGTGGTCCATCGCCACCCATGCACGGTCGAGTTCGTGGCCTACACACTGGAGGAAGTGGCACAGATCCAGGCCGACTACTTCAACGCCCCCGAGATCGCGCTCACCGTGGCGGGTGAGGAGGGGATCAAGGTGACAGCGATCCCCGTCCTCGATGCCAACCCGGTCAACAGGACCAGGTACGAAGTCCAGGGGGTTCCGGTCACGGCGAGTGACACCGAAGTCCCATTCAAGCCCCAGGTGTAGCCCCACGAAGAAACGCGAGGTAGACTCTCCGGCAGGAGCCTTGACTCATGCCGGAGATCCCGTATGTCTGCCCAGGGTGATCGCGTCTGGAGCTGGTTGACTCCAGTTCTCCTGCTCAGCGGAGTAGCCGCTGGTGTACTCACGCTTGTGCGGCGGCGCAGGAAGGGGGCACATGCTGAGGTCGGAGACACTGGCGACAACCTCGACACCAGCGACACGGGAGAGGATGTAGAAGCTGCCTGGGAGCAGCATGTGCAGCGCAAGCTGGCCGACAGCTTGGGGTGGCTCTACTGGTGGGGGAAGGGTGGGCCATCAGCCGCATGGAAAAGCGGCGCGAGCGGGGTGGACTGTTCCGGTTTCGTGTCCATGGCGCTGGTGCGCCTCGGGTTCATGTCGGTGGAAGATGACCGGCTGACTTCGGCTTCGGTCGCGGCAGTCGGCAGGGAGATCCCCCTTGGTGACCAGCGCCCGGGGGACGTGGTGCTCTACCCCCACCATGCGGTTCTGGTCTGGTCCATGCCGGATGAGAGTGGTGACTCCAGGGTAATCGGGGCGTCTGGGGGGACGAGGGAGACCTTCGGGGACAACCCCGAGGCCAAGGTGAAGACGAAGCCCTCGATCTACTCCCACGGTGACCCCTTGGGCATCTACCGCTTCGGGGAGCCCGAGGACACAGACTGGAGAGCGTGATGGGGGACACCGCACGGCTTCTCGGATGGCTTGCCGCTGGGCTGGGGCTGGGTGGAGTCATTGCATGGGGGGCCAGCCGAAACCGCAAGGCGCAGGAGGTCGTCCATCAGGTGAGCACAGAAGTCCAGGAAGCGGCAGAGCAAGCTGAGGACTGGATCCGCCGCGTGGTCATGCACACCGCTGGCCGGGAGAGCGGCAGTGCAGCCTTCTCCGCGGTCAACCCAAACCGGGATGGGGCTGGGACATCCTATGGGCTGGTGCAGTGGACGCAGAAGTCGGGGAACCTCGGCAAGCTGCTGGAGAAGATGCACGCTGCCGACCCGGACGTGTTCGCGGCCACCTTCGGCCCATACTGGAGCGAGCTGTTGTGGGTGGTACAGACGCCTGACTACATGATGGGGCCGGTCGGGGGAGTGCTCCTCTGGAGGGAGCCGTGGGTGTCCCGCTTCCGTGCCGCAGGGAAGGTTCCGGCCTTCCAGGCGGTGCAGATGACCGAGGCTCGCACGGGTGAGCACTTCCGCGGCGCCGTAGACGCTGCCAGGATCATGCGGATCGCCACCGAGAGGGCCCTTTCTCTTTTCTACGACACGTCCATCCAGCAGGGACCGGGGCGAGCCCGCGAGGTGGCGCGCTGGGTGCTGGCCAACATCTCTGGCGACCAGTACACCAACAAGCTCCAGGCCTACGCCGACCGTGCTGTCGCCATCGCCCCAGTCGCCTACAGGAGCGACGTGCAGCGGCGCCGCTATGCCATCCTGGTCGACCCGGCGCTCTCTGACGAGGGGGTGTCGTTGTGAAGCCCAAGGTCGCCTACAGCATGATCCGCAGGGCCCTCTTGGGCATGACCCAGCAGGACCGGCTGGGCTTGTTGAAAGAGCCGTACAGGTCGGTCGTGCGGGAGCGGCATGGCCATCCCCTCACGGGGTTGTGCTACGCCGCGTCAGAGGCTTTTCAGCGGCTGGTGGGCGACCCCAGCTTCCAGCCGTGCTTCGTGCATGTCGGGCCTGACACCCTGCCGCACTGGTTCGTCTGCGGGCCACAAGGGAAGGCCTGGGACTTGACGGCTGAACAGTTTGACACGCCTGTGGACTACACCCAGGGCCATCCAGTCGAGTGGTTGGGGAAGCGGCTGTCCCGTGGGGGGTCGAAGCTGCTGCATGTGGTTCAGCAACAGCAAGAGGGTGCTGTAGCGCGGCTCGAAGTGGCCGACGTGCTGGCCGGGGGAAGAGCCGAAGGCATGAGCCCCGACCGCTTCAACCATGATGATCTGCACGCTGGCATCCTCGTTGAGCATGAGCACGCCCGGGGCAAGCCGTGGAGCTACGAGGTTGCCCGTCGCATCACGATGGACCACCTTGCCGAAGATCCCGACTATTATAGAAAGCTGGCCACCATCCATGTAGACAGCACCGAGGAGCCCGCCATGAGCCGACATCCCCAAGACTACTCGACGGGCTCCCCACGCCTGTTCTCCTCCGACGAGGCCCGGCTGGAGGAACGCCCGTGGATCAATCCCGAGCACGCCGGCAAGCTGGGCGAAGGCTTCCTGTCCTGGCCTTGGGCCAAGCGCAAGGCGGCACTGGACAACGCGGTGCAGGAGTACGGCTACCGCTCCACGCTGGGCAGCATCATGGTGCTGGAGCGCAGCCGCGCCATTCGGGCCCGGCATGAAGAGACCCTGATGCACGACCGCCGCTACCTCGTGGCCACCTATGGTGGTGAGGGCAGCTTCGGCTCTCGGGTGGCTCGCATGGAGAAGCCGCCCCCCAGGGTGAACGCCGTGGACATCATCGCGGCCTTGATCGGCTACGCCCGCGGGCAGGGGTGGGACGTGGACGCCCTGACGGTGCAGTGGTTCAACAAGGGCGACCAGATCGCGGGGGCCGGGTATAACCACGCCCCCATGAACATGGCCGCCTTGAGCAAGGTGACCAGTGCTCCCCCGACATCGAACACCTGCACGGTGCTCGACTACCTGAGCGACCTTGTGCATCTGGCAGAACGGGCAGGGGCGATCACGCAGGACGATGAGGGGGCATGTGTCGACTGGCTGTACCAGGTCTCCCGGAGGCTGGGAGATGGCAAGCAGGTGAACGTGCTGAACAAGAGAGTCAAGGGTGAGGGGGAGAACGTGGAGCGGTGCTGTGATGTCGCCCGGATGGAAGCCCCCCGTGGGTGGAAGGCCCCGCGAGGGTTCGCCACCACCTTCTCCAAGCTGTGGGCTGGTGGGACCGCCATGGCGGTCGTGATCGCCAGGGCCAAGGAGGGGGGCATCAGGGACATCAGAGTCACTGAGGAGGAGCGCCAGGCCATCCTCGCCGCGGTGGATGAGATCCTGATGCGCACCGACTTCTCTGGGGAGGACAAGCAGATCGCCATCGCAGTCCGCGAGACGCTGCAAGGACACTCCACGGTGTCTCGCCTGGACGAGGTGCGCATCCCGACCGTGGTGTCCTCCGACTACCGGCATGACAGCGAGCTGGAGGATCACGTCCTGGGCGAGTTTGACCGTGGAACAAGGGTCCAGACTATCATGCTGGCCAGGGAGTCGTTCACCCAAGGGCAGGCAGTCCAGTGGGCTGTGAACCATGGATTCCGGGCCACGAAGCTGGACGTGACTGACAACTACTACCGCCTGCGTCAGGCAGACCCCTCGACGTTCGACCCCAGCACTTTCCGCACCATCACCCTTCGCACCGGGGTCAAGGCGGTAGTGGCCGTTCCACTGTAGACCCATAAGGTCATACGATCTTGATGGGCGTGGCTGTGGTGCATTGATCGCCAGGCTTGCCATCGGCTACCCTTCTCATGTCTCACCCCATGAGCAAAGGAGCCGTCAATGGCCGCGCCCAACATCTTCCCCTCCAACCGCGTGCTGGAACTCGACGTGACCCTTGTGGGGGTCAACGTGAGCAGCCTCGGTGCCACCCTCACCACCGGACGGTGCAAGGAGCTGGGACTCCACCTCTCCGTGGCCGGCTGGGCAGGCGACACGTTCGCGGCCGTGGTCGAGACCGCACCTGCCACTGGCACGAACTGGTTCACCACCCGCTGCCGGATCAACCGCATCGCGGCCAACGGCCTCTACAAGCTGGCCGTGGACGACATCGTGCTGGATCGCGTCCGCGTCACCCTCATCCCCACCTCCGGCGCCGCCGCAGCCGTCGTCACCCCGACGTGGTTCGCCGACGTAGTGCTGGCGTAGGAGCCCGACATGAAGCCCACCGTCTGCAAACACCTCTGCGGCAACACCGCGCTCCGCGCCGCAGCCGCTCTTCCTGCCCAGGTCGACCTGGCCCTCGGGATCGAAGGCAACCCCGATCTCACCCATTGGGCGTTGGTGATCGTGGTCGCCGTCCGCACCGTCGGGCAGGTCACCTGCAACCTGCGTGAGTCGTCCAACAACGGGACCACCTACGCCAACACCGACATCACCTCCGGCGCCATCGTGGCGAACGGCACCACCATCCTGCGGGCCTACCAGCCCTTCACCCGCTACCTCCAGCTTCGGCTCGTCCCGGCGGGCGGGTTCGACGGCACCGTCTCCGTGGCGTTCAGGTACATGGGCCTGGACGAGGGCGAGAGCCTCGCACCTGCGTACTCCGAGCTGCCCACCTCCCAGGATCTCGGCGACGGCCCCGGCGTGCTGGTGGACGTGCAGGATCTCCCCGCCAGCATCGGGAACGTGCTCGACCCCCACGGCGGTCTCCAGACCAACCTCGGCCTGGTGCGCATCAAGCTGCCGGTCGCCTCCGGGCTGGACCGTGACGTGGCTGGCGTGGGATCGCTCGGGGTTCTCCTCGCCCCCAACCCCTGCCTCGTGCTCGCCGCAGGTGGCATCGCGGTCCTCCCGGACCCGGCTGACGCGCTGCAGGTGAGCGGAGTGGGGCTCCAGGTCAAGCCGGCCTCGATCACCCCTGCCATGCTGAACGCGGGGCTCTACACCACGGACGCCTTCGAGGCGACCTTGGCCCTCACCAAGGCCCAGATCCTCGCCCTGCGCGCCACCCCCATCCAGGTGGTCGCGGCCCCGGGCGTGGGCAAGATGATCGAAGTGGTCAACTGGCGCATGTTCAAGGCCGCGGGCGCCTACGATGTGCCCGCGGGTGCTGGCGACGACTTCGGCCTGATCGCCAACATCGGCGCCCCGGTCGAGATCACCTCGCGCATCGAGGCCACCGCCTTCATCAACGCCGCCGCGCAGCAGCGGTTCGCGCCGGGTGTCGGTGTGGCCCTCGGAGCGGTGATGGCTCTGGACGCTGCCCTGCGTGACAACCAGGTGGTGGCCATCCAGAACATGGGCGCCGCTGAGTTCACCGACGCTGGCGGCACCGGCTCCGCGACCATCACGGTCAAGGTGCGCTACCGCATCCTCGACATCGCGTAGTCCTCACCTCTCCCGCGTCATCCCCCATGCCGCCCTGGGCTTCCCCCGGGGCGGCTCCCGCTTGGGTCTCGTTGTCTCAGCCAGCCTGAGCCTGGACGGCCTTCTTGATCTGCTCGGTCTTGCAGTAGCTTCTCACAGATCGAGCGACCAGAACGATGCCGGCACCAGCCAGCAAGGCCCGAATGGTGGGTGAGGACACGTTGAGCCCGGCGAGGAACAGTGACGGGCCAGACACTAGGATGTCGAAGAGGTTGCTGCCCTGGCCTGCGCTCAGCTCCTGAACCGCAGCGTCGTGGAGCGGAATGTCCTCGGATGGCTTGGCGAACAAGCCGACTCCGGCTGAGGCCAGCACAGCACCAGCAGCAGCGCCTACACCTGGCGACCCGACGCGCTTGCCGACCAGCGCCCCCAGGACCAGGCCGACCACGGCTGCTGCTGCGTAGGGGGGGTCTCGCCTTATACCTGACCCGTTCCCCGCAGAGCCGCCTGAAACGTCTGGCGTGTCCCCTGACGGGTCGTTGAGGCCAGACACCAGCGCACGGCCACCGCCAGCCCCCAGGAAGGGGGAGAGCATGATCTTCCACGAGCCCATGCCGAGGTTCTGGAGGCTCGCCGTCAGGTCATGGTGACGCCCGATGCCCACGGCGTACCGCTTGACGCTCCGAGCCTGCTGGGCACTCCCCGTGAACGTGATGGATGCTCCACGGACAGACTCCCGCCGCATGACACTGCCGGGCTGGGCCCCCAGGCGCTTGGCGAAGCTGCGGATCTTCCCCGCAGCCGAGGCCGCCCGTGTGCTGTCCCCCTCACGCAGCACACTCCCCATGGCCCCCGGGTAGCTCCCAGAGGGGAGTGGGCTGATCCCATAGGTGGGCAGCCAGTCTGGCACAACCGGCTGCACCTGGTTGTAGGGGAGGTAGCGCGGCTGCATGAGCATGGTGCTCAGGATCTGCTGCTCTGTGCCTCTGCCGGAAAGCTGCCATGGGTACGTGGGGGCTGGCATGTGGGATTCCTCTGCCCCAGCCTACCTCACTCGGCAGCCGTTGTCAGAGGAGAGCCTGGCTGTCATCCTCCTCATCGAAGTTGTACTTGAAGTCCTCGTCCACTTCCTCTTCCTCTGCCTCTTCTTCACCGTGCCAGATGATGCTGTCGAGGTCCAGGTATCCCCGCTTGGCGTCCACCTTCTCTGCCGGTTTGACCCCAGACAGCTCGTATTTGCTCTCGCCTGGCACATCGTTGTCCACCAGCTCGGACATCACGGACGCGGGGTACTCGTCGTGTACTGCATCGCGCATCATCTCCTCCGTCCAGTCATCCGGGAGGCCCACGATGCAGTTGATGGAGAGCGACTGGGTGATGGTCACATGGAAGAATCGCATGGGGGTCTCCTATCAGCCGGTTGAGAGAAAAGCAGAGTCACAGCCGCCTCCAGGGAAGCGTCAGACACGGACCAGGCGCGGAACAGGAGCAGTGCAGCATCTACTTGAGCGAGAACGACGGCCGCGTCATTCTCCCCAACGGCGTGAACGATGCGGTCGAACCCCCGAGCGGCTTCCTGCAATGCCGGCAGCGTGCCGACTTGAAAGGCCTGCGTAGCCAGGTCCCGGAAGTCCTCCAGCCGGGTCATGCTACCCCCCACAGCCGTCGCAGTCATCACCGGCTGCCAAGTGTGGGTAGAGCCTGACCAATGCCTGACTGGCCTCATCCTGGGTGAAGCCATACCGCTTGAGCAGAACGACTGCGGCGGCCAGATCCTGCCCTTCCCCCTGCACGACGAGTTCGCCGATCTTGACTCGCACGGATTCGGGGAGAATCCCCCACATCCGGTCCAGGTGGTTCGCTGGATGGATCATTCAGCACCCCCCGTCGTTGTCATCAGCCGAGGACAGGGCCTCGCCGCAGTTGGCACAGCGAAACCCCATGCCGGCGTAGCTGCCGTGCTGGCAGTCGACCTCCACGACCGGCTCCACCTTGGCGTGTTCTTCATCGTAGAAGTCGTCACCGACGATCACGTCAGAGGCACAGTCGCGGCACACGTCGGCATAGATACCAGACTTCAGCTTGATTCTCATAGGGCACCTCGGGAGTTTTCCATGGCGAGCAGTACGGCAGCAGCACGTTGGGCGTCTGGAAAGGCCCGATGTGCCCTTCCGACTACCTTGTAGTATGCACAGGCCTCATCCAGGGAGGCATACTTGAACCCCCCGTCCCTCTTGCGCTTGTGCTCCAGGACACCGGCGTTGCCCAGAGCCTGAGTGGCCTGGAGCATGATGCACTCGCCCCAGGGGAGTGGGCTGAACCCGGCGCGGTTCAACATGGCCTCATCGAAGGCCAGGTTGTACGACGTGACGGTGACGCCATGGTCCACGTAGCGGTGGAACCATTCCAGGAAGGCCCCCCGTACATTCTGTGGCAACGGCGCGTCGTCAAGCTCGGCCTGTGTGATCCCGTTGATCTTCATCGCCGGGGTACACCTGTCGTCCAGTCGGACGCCGAGGAGGCTCTGGAAGCTGTTGACCACCCTCCCATACTCGTCCAGGTGGAGCGCGGCGATCTCGATCACCTGTGCCCAGTCCTGGTGGGGCAGCCCAGTCGTCTCGGTGTCGACCACCAAGACAGGCCGGGTGAGGACTCGACGTGCATCAGGGGCCAGCGGGGGAACCTTGCCCGCCGCGATGTAGGCCCCTGTGTCTTTCAGCAGGTGGTTGAAATCGGCCTTGGCCGTGGCCACCCGCTCGGCATACTCCCGGACGGCCTTGGTCGATGCCGGCCGCGGGTTGGCGGCGATGCTGCCCAGTCGGTCGATCAGCTCACCCAGATGCTTCCAGCGGAGGCAAAGGCCGCCGTCGCTGGGAAACTGGTACTCTGAGCCAGTCTCGGCCATGGCTACTCCTCAACCTCAGCATGGGGGGAGTCATCCAGGCTGGTGGGGACTTCATCATCGTCTTCCACCGGCCGGCTGACGGTGAGGACGTAACCGTCCTGGCTCCTGACGGTGACCACGCGGCTCTTCTCCAGGAGCGACCGGCAGCGGTTGATCACGGCTGCCAGCAGGGGCGTGGTCTCACCTGTCGACACCAGCGACAACACGCGAGCCGGGTAGGACACAACCCGCCTCGGTGCAGGGCCGATGACGACCATCACGGGGTCATTCTCACGGACGAGATACTCGCGGGGGATGGTCCCAGATTCGCCAAGTGCCTGCACGGTGTCGCCGGGCAGGAAGATGCGAAGCTGTGCTCCGCTACTCACTGAGGTGGGCATGGGAATCTCCTGCGGCTACGTCACGGGCGTGGAGGGTGAGAAGGATCGGCTCCTTGGGTGCCGGTTTCACCAGGGACAAGTCCTCGGGGAACACGGTGAAGGAAGCCCCCAGGCTGGTCTTGTCATGCTCCAGCCTGACCCGCACGGTGGAGCTGCCAGGATCACCTTCGTCGGCTGCATACGAGTGCAGCACCACGAAGCGAGCGCCGCTCCAGCCGTTCGGGATCTTGGTCGGGTCTTTCCAGATCACGATGTCACCTTTCAGGAACAAGTACATGGGGGCACTATACTGTATCCTTGGCTAAGGGGCAAGATGATCGACATGGTGGTTCTGCGGTGGTAAGCTGCCCGGTGAAGCCCGGAGCACGTCATGGCAGAAGCACTCGTGGCAAGAAGCAGACCTCGCAAGTCCATTGACCTTTCCGACCCGGAAGTGGTGGGCCGGGCCCAGTCTACCATCCAGCGGTTGCAGAAAGAGGGGGACAGCGGGAAGAAGATGGTGCAGGGGTGGTCCAAGGGGACCGTCGCTGTAGTCTCCGGCGTGGGCGGTTTCATTCTCGGCGTTGGGCTCACGGTTGGTGCCCTTCGAGTGCTGGGCTGGCTGCTGGAGAAGCCAAAGGCTTGACCAGCTCACAGTGGGCCCCCATCACCCACAAAGAGCCGGGAGTCGGCTGGCGCAATGGCTCCCCATGCTCAGGGTAGATCGTCTGCCCGACGCCGATGAGGTGGTAGACGACATGACACCGCCCAACCATGTGAGCTGGCTCGTAGTCATCCTCTGACCCGCATCCAGGCTCGCGATACCCCTCCATGCGGGAGAAGCGGTGAAGCACCTGGAACGTGGAGCCCATGTACTCCGACGCCCCTGTGAAGATCGGCCCACACTGTGCTCCACCATGATGGTGCTGTTGTAGCCACTCGCCCACGAGGGCGTCCACGATCCGCCCCGTGATGTCTCTCCGGTTCAGCACGTAGTCACGCCCCAGAGGACCGGGCGTGTCCAGGGTCTCCACGATCCGGTGCCAGTCGAGAGGCTGAAGGCTGACGTGCAGCATGGCCGCGCGCACCGCGAGGGCCAGATTGCTCCTCCCCATGCTCGCCAGAGCGTCTTCCGGCCCCAACGGGTAGCCCCACCGAATGATGCGGCGGGGCACGATGAGGCGAACATGCTCACCTGACCTGGCGTACTTCCTCTTCATCAGTCACCCCCGTCGTCGTCACCGTCGTCGTCATCCTTGTCGGCACCCCAGTCAGCCTGACCTTCTCCCCAGTCATCTTCCATCTCTGTCACGATTCCATCGTCCACTTCCTCAGGCATGAGTTCGAGCAGCATCCGCAGCTTCTCTTTCCGCGCCGGGTCCACATCACCCTGTTGAGCCAGCACGTCGGACAGGCATCCGGCACCGTTGGCGTCCCCGCAGAGCTTGGGGAAATACTCACCGGCCGCGTCGAGCAGAGCTGCCCGGTAGGTGTACCAGGCGTGGCCGGTTTCATCCGGCCCGTGTGACCTGCAATGGCAACGGGAGCAGTCGAAACCCGGGCCCAGATCGGCAAAGACCTGGCCGTCGTAGCTGACGGGGTGCGTCGTCATGTCAGTGCTCCAGGCGGTGGGCAGAGACAGTCTCATCGAAGGCGCCAAGGGCCTCCTCCATGCTGTCGTGCCCTGTGAGGAAGATGTGGTCAGAGACCATGCTGTTCTTCAAGGTGTTCACCAGACCCGTCTGGGTGTCCACCAGCGGCTTGATCGGTGGGAAATGGCAGGAGAAGTAGGCCCAGCTGGGGGTGCAGGCAGAGTACATTTTGCCTGCCTCTTGGCTCAGCTTGGCCAGCCGTGAAAACAGCCTGCCGGGGAGGATGGCTCCAACGGTGCAGCTCTCTCCCACTGCGTCTTTCCACACCACCACCCAGACATCGGGCTCCGGCAAGGCATCAGGCTGCAGGTGCTGGGTGGGGTTCTTGTTCAGCTCCACCTTGTCTCGCTTCGCCTTCCGCAGCGCCTTGTAGTTGTGCTCCAACGCACAACCCAAAAAGGCGTCCAGACGCTCCTGGGTCAACCAGGGGTGACCGTGGCCTTCCACCCGGCAGCAGCACTCGGGGGGCTTCATGTCCATCCCGCCGACGCAGCCCTGCCTCCGCGCCGTGCGCAGGACTCGCACGATGACAGGCCAAGCGTCCACGTCCGCCGGGGTGACACACAGCGGGCCAAAGGTAGTCTTCCTCAGCCGAGCGCCGGCCACCATGCCCCCCTCAGCCGTCAAGGGCGCCTGCGGGGGGCGCAGGGCGACTCCCACCCACACCTTGTCCTCGACGCTGGTCAACGCGAAGGTCAGGCTGCCGTCGTCCTGGCTGTCCAGGCTGATGTAGAGCACGTTCTCGTACTGGAACTGGTTGACCTCGATGTGAGGCTCCGGCGTGAACGCTGGCGTGGGGATGTAAAACAGTCCCCGGATGCAGCGGTTGACGTACTCATCATGCCCCGCCGGGCGTTCGTCCCAGAAGTTGTCCAAGTTGAAACCCTCAGGGGTGCGCGGGGGGATGTTCTGGGGGTTGGGGCCTGCCGAAGGCATCCGGCAGGTACTCGTCCCCATCCGGTAGGTGCGGTCCTCGGTGGGCATGGCTCGCCTATCACGTTCTTCCAGAACAGCAGCTTGGAGGATGGGATCAGGGCCCAAGTCCCCTTGTACCCGAGGTGCCTTTCGGTAGAGGCTCCTCAGGTAGCGGAGGCGTCGGTCTTCCTCCCGTTCAGCAGGGTTGGCGGACTCCCAGGGGGCTCTGTCGCTGTATCTGGTAGGCATGATGATCTCCTGCGGGTGACTACACTGTCACCTTTTTACCCCAAGGGCCCGTCTGCTGTCAAGCGGCCTTGCCCGTTTTCCCTTCGGCTCGGGCCAGCCCTTTGGGTTGACCTTCTTGGTGAGGGAGGGACACACGTCCATGGGGGCTACTGGTACGACCAGCACTTCTGTCACCGATCCCGATCCTGTGCTCGTGATCGTCAAGCTAGCTGGACAGACTGCATCATGCTTGAGGAACATCATCATGGGCTCACCTCCTCGTTCACGTCTGGCAATAGCTCGTCCCCCATGCGGGTGATGGGGTCAACCTCGAAGAGCGTCCCGCGTCGGATGTACTCCTGCACCTGCTTGACACCGTGGTGGCCCGTCCGTTTCGTGATGTGCTCGATCCGCGCCCCGCGCCTGGCGGCCTCGGTCACCAGCCCGGCGCGCAAGCTGTGGCCGGCGTAGAGGCTCGGGTCGAGCCCCACCTCAGCTACGAGCTGCTTCACCAAACACGCCAGGCCATGCCCACCGAGCCGCCCCTGGATGCTCCCCCACTTGTCGATGGCATGGAACAGGGGCCCCGTGGTGATGCCATGGCTCGCCAGGCAGGCCACCCAGGCGTCTATGGCCTCTGTTGCCGGCCCAGATGGGATGGGCACCTCCCGGCCGGTCCCTTCCTGGTCGGTCTTGCTCCGGGAGAGGAGCACGACGATCCCACCCACCCGATGCGTCAAGCTCTCCAGGTCGAGCCCGGAGACCTCTGACCGGCGGAAGCCTCCCAGGAACCACATCAGCAAGAGGGCACGGTCCCGCACCCCCTTAGCTGTGCTTGCATCACACCCCTGGACCATCTTGCGCACGTCCTCCAGGGTCAGCCCCTCCTTCTGCTTCGCCGGCCGACCACACTCCCGCTTGATGCCCTTGATCAAGCGCCGGATGTTGGGGTGCTCGGTGGGGCTCTCGTGGTCCGTGCGCTCATGGACCAGCTTGATCGCAGACATGGCCACCCGCAGTGTGCGCGGGTTGATCCCGGCTGCTGCTTGCTCCGACAAGTAGACGGCGAGCGTGCCCGGGTGCGACGGTAGCGGGGTCATATCATGTGCAGCGCACCATTCCGTGTAGCGCCTCCATGCCCCCTCGTAGGCCCGCCGTGTGCTCGGCGCAATCTCAGCCGCCAGGAAGTAGCTCACGCGAGCATCACGCTTCCATAAGGTGTCCATGAGCGTCGGCCTGGTGCCACTCGTAAGCACGATGGCGCTCTCAATGTCGGTGCTGTCGTCGTCCGTGGTCGTCATGGTGTCGCCTGTATGCTCGGTGTGCCAGAGATAGCCTTCGGAAATGATACGATCTCGTAGCTCATTCTCAGGTGACTGGGTAGAGCAAAGAGCATGTAGGCTGGCGTGTGCATCCGTGATGGGGTAGCCTGTGGGTGTTCACCCGTAGAGAGGAGCCTGTCATGTCCAGCGACGACAAGAAGCAGATCGCCATCCGTGTTCCCCAGTCCGTGGCAGACCGTGCCGACGTGCTCATCCCCCGCTACAAGGCCCAGCCCTTCATGGCTCATGTGAGCGTGTCCCGGTCCCTGGTGTTGCAGCAGGCCATGGACATCGGCCTCACGGAGCTGGAGCAGCGCCTCAGGGTCGCCTTCTTGACCTTGACTGTTGATCCCGCGGCCATGGACAACGAGCCCGCGGCCATGGACAACCAGGTCGACCAGGTCGACCAGGTCGAGGACAACATGGGCATCCAGGAGGACGCCCAGGTCGGTGAGACGCTGATCGACGTGTTCGAGAGCTGACTCACACAGGTCACTCCACCCGCTCGAAGCGGGTGATCAAGCACTGACCGTAGCCCATGCCACGGCCTCCCCCAATCCCGTTCCGCCCCAGGCGCATGGCAACCCGCACCATAGCTGCGTCCCCCAGCGGCTCACGTCCTGGCTCTTCCAGCAGGCGCAAGCAGATCGTGACGGGCTGCCCCCCCGACGAGTCCAGGTACTCGTGTTCCGTCTCCGACCGACCGACCATGATGGTCCCGTCTGGGTGAAGGATGCGCTCACCAGCACGCTCCAGGTGGGTGCGCTCCTCATCCTCCTCATCCTCTCCAGCCAACACGGTCAACAGGGCACCAGGTCGCAGGACTTCCTGCGCGGCCTGGAGCACGGCGCGCATCCAGTTTTCCCGAGGCAGGTACAGCCCGGTCTCGTCAGTGTAGAAGCTCCTCACCGTGGTCCCCCAGGGGGTGGTTGAGCCGAGCACCATGCCCTCGAACGTGTACTCCACGGTGTAGAACTTCCGCTCGGCCTCCACGTCCTCTACCACGGCCAACAGGTCTGTCCGCGTCATGGCAGCTTCCCCCTGGTCCGAATGGCCACGCAGAGCATCTTCCACAACCAGGTCCCGAACGCCTCTTCCCTCCCGAAGCTCTCCCACCACTCCACATCAGCCGGCCATGCTCGGTAGGACATGCGCACCGTGCGGGGCCCCCCACGGGTGAATGTCATCACATCGGCAGCCGAGGTGGCGGCCACGTAAGGCAACACCGCACGCAGCCAGACTGACCGCGGGATGGTGCCCCGAAGCGCGTCAAGTTGTGCTGCGTCCTCGACGGTCATGCAGATCATGGCCACTTTGCGTGTAGTCATCCCTTCCTCCAGTAAGCCATCCAGCTCTTGGCTCGGTTGACGAGCCGGTGAAACCATCCTCGCAGGACGAACTCGACCCCTCGCACAGCCAGCGCGTGCGAGATGGCGGCTTGCGTCCACTCGTAGCCTTCCTCCTTGTCACCAACCCACTCCCCCCACAAATCCAGCCCCCACGCTTCCTGAGCGGCCAGGACGAACAGGAGCCGGAACGCCGGGCCATGGTCCTCGCTCTCGGGCAACGCCAGGTGGACCAGCTCGTGCAGGAGCAGCACCATCACGGCGCTCTCGGAGCTACTCGCTGCGTACCTGACGAGCATGACGGGGACTCCCTCCCCCCATGCCGTACTGGTCCAGCCAACATCGGCTGTCACGGTCTCTTTCCCACCCTTCTCATGTACCAGCACGAGCTTCGACAACGGGACTTGGTGGAACACCCCCAGCTTTCGCAGGCGGGCCACCATCGTGCTCACTCTCTTGGCATCCAGCATCAGCTTTTCCCCTTGATCTGCGGATTCCGTGCTACTCCTCGCCAGAGGTGAAGTGCTCCACACGCGGGGCACCGTTTCCCACCCCCAGCGAGGCTCCAGTTGTAGGCCTTGAACCTGCACCCGCACCAGGGGCAGTCAAGAATGGTGGTGGTCTTCGAGGGGTACTCGGTACGCCCAGCCTGCCCTGACCAACGGCGCCACTCGGTGTCGCTCTCGACGGCCTTGGGGTCGCTCTCCTCGACGGCCTTGGGGTCCTGCTTCTCCTGGGCTGGCTCACCCCCCAGCATGTCCTGCAGCACCTGATCTTCCTGAGCCAGCGGCACGTAGAACTCGCACTCCTCAGGACTGGTGCAGGGGCGCAGGTGCCGTAGAGAAAGCGCGATGTAGCAGATCCCGCCGGATGGACCGGGGCAGGTGGCCAAGGAGCTTCGGCGCACACGACGCTTTTCATCCATGGTGGTCCTCCATGGCCTTCTGCTCGGTCATCAGCTTTCCTCACCGTCATCATCGTCATCGAAGTCGTCGTCGTCGGGGAGGTGGCTGTCATCATCCTCATCGTCGTAGTAGTTGCTCAGCGGCTTGCCAGCGACCGTCTCCGGCTGGCCGTCGTCCCCGAAGAACACGCCCTTCTCCCGCGTCTGCTTCTCCAGCAGGTCAGCAGCAGGCAGAGCATCATCCCCCGGCTGGGGATACCCGCCGAAGGCTTCCTCGATGAACCCAGGGGCCAGGAGGCCCTCCTTCATGTCAGCCCGAGCGGTGTAGACCTCCTGGCTGTTCAGCTTGTGGATCGCCGGCTCGAACAGCTCGTTCGCCTCACGCTGGATCAAGTCGCGCAGCACCCGGGGCTCCAGCGCATCCAGCTCCCATGCCTCACGCAGCCCCGTCTCACGCACGTACCTGGCGAAGCGCGCCGAGACTTTGGCTGGGAACGGCGGTGGGTTGTACTCGCGAATCTGCTCCAGGGTCAAGGCGATCCGCTTCACCTCCACACGGACGTACCAGCCGGTGACCAACATCAGCTTGCGCAGGTTCCGCTCTGCCGACAACGGGATCTCCAGCCCATCAGGGTCGTGGTCACCCAGGTAGAGGATCACAGCCCGGCGGCAGCCGCCAAACTGCCGCTGGTAGTCGTGGGCACCGATGTACCGCTGCCCACAGGTGGCCAGCCATGCCTGGGCCAGCCACTCCCGCAGCGCCGACACGGATGGGTAGCCCTTGCAGGCCATCCAGGAGACACCCAGATCCTTGGCCACGGTCTCCACGATGCCAGACAGCGCCTCCTTCTCGACCCACACGGATGGGTAGACCTGCTGGTTCAACCAGCGGTCCCGCCCCAGGTAGACGCTGGGAGCACCTGTGATGAACTGGGCTGCGTGGTAGAGCCCAGCCTTCGGGTTCACGTCGTCCTGGGTCGCACCCCCCAGGCGCGAGGAGCGCCCGCGGTCATCGATCCAGTCCACGGGGAACAACCCGGCGTACCTTGCCTTGGTGAGCACCGAGCCGATGCGCTTGTACGTCTTCTGGCTGGAGGGCAGGAGCCCTCGGGCGACGAACTGGTAGTAGAGCTGCCTGAGCGTCAGGGTCAGATCCTCAGACATGTACTCCTGGGCAATCTCCCGGGCAGTGTCGAGGATGTCATCGGCGGTCATGGCGTCCATGATCTACTCCTCGATGCTCTGGGGAACCCCAGCGCGGGCGGCGTTGTCGTGGTCCACAGCCGTCTTGGTGCGCAGGATGGCAGTGCGCGTCCGCACCTTGCCCCTCATGTCCCAGACGAGCACCAGCTCATCCCGGTTGAACATGGCGCGCAGGACGGCCCGGCGTTTGAGCTTGGGCAGATGGCGCCCCGTGGTCCGGTGGAGGATGGTGTTCACGGCCTGAGCGACATCCCGGCGGTCCAGGATGCAGCCGAGGTCGGTGAGCGTCACTCGCTTCTTCCGCTTGCGGCAGTCGGCGTGTTCGATCTCGTGGACGATGCTCACCAGCTTGGTGGCGGCGATCTTGACTTGACGCTGCTGTCGGCGGCTCATGTTCTGCACTCCTGTTGGGGCGGTGGTGGGACGGGGTGACTGTATAGTGCCCCGGCCCATGGGTCAAGCTGGGTTGACTGTGCTCAAGGCCACCTTGAGCGACATGATGAAGCTGGACGAGATGGGGGAGGGGTACTCGGGGTGACTCGGGAGCCGGGAGCACCCGTGTCCGTAGCACAGGCAGACATCCTCTGGGACGAACGCCCGGCGGGGCATGACGACTACGTGCCCCCCGGGTGAGAGGGTGACCTTGCCGTACCCCTGGCTCTCCCAGGCCAGCTTGGCACGGGGGTCCACCGTCCTGACTGCGGCCAAGACCCGCTGGGGGAAGCTGCTACTCATGGTGGGCCGCGCACTTGTCGTAGGCCGCCTCGGACGGGTCGGCGCCCATGCAGGTGGCGATCTGGTAGAGCGTGGCGTTTCGGTCATATGCATAGCAGACGGCCGCCAGGACGAGGAAGAGGATCGCGAGGACGGAACAGACCCGGCCGAGGAGATGGAGGGGCGGCATATCAGCACCCCATCCTGCGCTCGGCTGCACGCTCGGCGGCGTAGTCGGCCTCATCCCCCTGCCAATCACGGTGGGCGTTGTAGAGCACCTTCAACCCCTTGGGGAGCTGCTCAGCGTCTACCTCGGGGACCACACGCAGCCCCTTGCACTGGGGGCATGTGATGTCGTAGGCCCCGGCGTGATAGCTTTCCTCGAAGTCAGAGTCCTCGAAATCCTCTGGGGAGAGCCCGTCACAGTCGATGTTGGGGTCGACCACCTTGCCGGTCCCTTGGCAAAGACCGCACACAGCGAAATGAGCAGGGAAGGTCACAGACATCTCCCGCTCGCAGTCCATGCGCGGGTCATCACCGTCCTCGCAGTACCCCTCGGCAGCCGATTCGGCATAGAAGTCGCAGTCCACCTTGTTGCCGTCACCGTCCTGGGTGTAGCGGTGAGGGCAGACGGCACAGGAGGGCAAGCAGTTGCAGCACACAAGCACCGTCACGGTCGGGGTACTCCCTTGCTCCCCGATGCTCTCGATCCCATCCGGGACCAGAGCGGCGCGGACTCGGGGGTCATTCCAGTAGTTGGCAGCTTCGAGGTTGGGGCTGGACATGGCTACCTCCAGCTCTTGACCACGCGGCCGGTCTTGCCGCCGTGGCGCAGGATGTTGGAGCGCCGGCCTCGGCCCGTCAGGGCCTTGACACATCGCTCCCCCGCGATGTCCGTGATCTCGATCTTGCCCGTGATGTCCACGGAGAAGAAGATCCGCAGCTCATCCCCCACCGGGGGGTGCTTGTACTTGTTGGCGACGAACCCCCCCAGGATGCGGAGGATATACTCCCCCGTCCAGCCGTCGCGCTCGATGTCCTTGAGGGCCTTCTCGACAGCCCACACTGCATCTTCGATGGTGATCATCCGGGCGGTGGCCCGGGGGGAGTCCGCCCGGAGGCGGGTGATGACAGAGGTGATGGCTTCGGTGGCTTCGGTGATTTCCATGACTTTCTCCTCTGGCTTGGCTTCTGGAGCCTCAGGAGGGGGGCTCCATGCTCACTGTATGACAAGATGTACTACGTTGTCAAGCCCCACGGGGCAAAAGCCCCGAAAGCCCGCTTGCAGGGCCGCCTTTCTCAATCCGGCTCGACCGCGCTGAGCAGCGTCGACGCCTCAACCTGGTGTTCTGGCCGAACCGTCGAGGTCCCGTCCAGAGCGGCCAGAGCCGAGGAGACCAGAGCCGAAGCCTCCCAACGGCGCCACGTCTCGCCTCGGGAGGCCAAGACAGCCCGTGCCTGCTCCAGCATGGCCCGCATGTCCTCGGAGCTGAGGCCCCGGTCAAACCCGGGCTGCCCGTCATAGCTGAGGTTCACACTCAAGGTGCTGGGAAGCCGCCTCGCCCGCTGCCGATAGACTGCAACGGCCGCGGGGCTGCAGTTGCATTGACCCTCTCTGGTCGGGCGTCCCAGGAACCCGCACGGGCAGAGGCTGGAAGCGGTGATCAGCATGAACTGGGTGGGGTAGACGGAGGAGCACGACATCCTGCTACTCTGCTGGACAGCCCAAACAGCATCTAGTACATCGTCCCTGAACTCGGGCATGTCGTTCAGGAACAGCACACCGAGGTGAGCCAGGCAGATTTCACCGACGCTACTGCGCCCCCCGGTCATCCCCGCAGTGCTGATGGTGTAGTGGGGGGCGCGGAACGGCCGCATGGACAAGCCTGAGTCCTCGCCACGCAGCCCCGCGGCGTCCTGGATGCGGGTGAGCAGGACAGCCTCGTCATGGGTCAACGCCGGCATCACATGAGGCACCCGAACGGCGAGCTTGGTCATGGCTATCGAAGAGCCCGTCAGGGCCAGCCCCTCACCCAACAACATGGCGGCCATGAGCGCCCGCTTGGCTGGCAAGAACCACTCGGAGAGGTCCGCCATGTCCAGGGTGCGGGTTTCGGGGGTGAAGGAGCTAGATGAGCTGCGCTGGAGGTAGACCAGATCCCGGTGGAGATCAGACAGGTTGTGCAAGCCGATCACCTCCTCGGCTCCCGCCAAAGTGGCCGACTGCACACTATGGGAGGACACCATGATCCTGGGGCACCGCGCCACACTGGCCATAACTCCCCGGACGGGACACACTCGCCCGGACACGTCCAGGCCGCCCAGGTAGCTGAACTCGGCCAGGTCTGCATTGACCTGACCACTCGCCAGCAGAATGGCGACGGCAATGGCGAGGTCGAGCCCCGCGGTTGATCCGGCCCGGCCTGCCGGTTCCGCATGGACCTGCACATCATCCGGCCAGGTGAACCCCGCAGCCTGAACGGCGCTTCTGATGCGCCTGACGTACTTCCTAGCACTAAGGGCAGGGAGGC